TTAAATCATATTTATATTTTCTATAAATTCATCAAATAATTTTCTTTTTATCAATCTTTTATTTCCTACATATAATACAAAATTACAAGTAGGTTCTTTAATCAACATAGTTAATCTATTTATTCCAATATTGGAGTATTCAGCAGCTTCTTCAAGTGTAAGGTTCTGTTTTTGATAAATCGGAACTTTTTCTTTCATAATCACGCCTTTCCAGTACTTCCAAAGCCACCTTCACCTCTTACAGTATCAGACAATTCATTCACTTCTTCAAAATCAACATGAAGATAAGGTATTATAACCAACTGAGCTATCCTTTCTCCTGGAGTAACAGTTCTAGGGGTATCTGAGTCATTATGTAATGCCACTATACATTCACCCCTATAATCACTATCTACTACACCTACTGCATTAGCTGGTCTTAAGCCTTCTTTAGTTGCTAACCCACTTCTTGCGAATACAGCACCGAAATAACCATTAGGAATTTCTACTGCTATGCCAGTACCAATTTTAACAGTTGTATGTGGTGTTATTATCACAGGAGATGTAATAACAGCGTATAAATCATATCCTGCCGCATATTCACTTCCTCTTGTTGGAATCTGTACATTATCTCTAAGTTTCTTAAGTTTAATTGTTGTGCTATTAACTACTGTACCTTTTATGTTTTCTATACTTATCATCTCTATAATACCTGCCTTTACTAATTTTCTTGTTTCCTTTTCAACACAATTCTTAAGTATCTTATACAAAGTATCACCTTGACGACTATCATCATAATAAGGATAATATGTGCCTGTGGTATCAGATACTCTGCTGTTAAATGTTCTCTCTTCGAGATTAATATAGAATGTCAAGAATATTACAGGTCTTTTCCCGTCTTGATATATAACAGTTCTATATGTATAATCTCCGTCTGATTTATATCTAAAGCCATATTCTTTAAGCTTCTTATCGGTTGCACACTTTTTTACTTCATACATAAGTTATTTTTACTCCTTAATTGTCTACATATTTTTAATGTTATTTTTAAGATATACAAGATACTCGTTCCACTTACCAATACAGTAAATATATTCTTTACCTTTAAGGCATTTTAATCTCATATCTGATTTAATATTCTCCCAAGTGTTCTTTTTTGTAACTAAAGTTTGCAAGAATGAATTGGTTATTCTACTTAGGGTTAAAAGCTTCTCAGGAGGAATTTTAGACACGATTTGTTTATACTGTGTCAATTTATCATCTGGGATTTTATAATTAGATTTTGGGAGATTTTTAGGCGAAAAAGGGCTTGTCTGAGAACCACTTGTTTTAGGTTTTAACAATGGGATAATTTTGTCAGAGTTGATGAATTTGAATTTAAACAGAATTTCAGCGTCCGTTTCTTCAATGTCAAATATCAAAGATTTGTCCGTTTCTTCAAGATTTTTAAGAATGTTATGTCCTCTTCCAAGAGAAGGAATATATGCTTGTAAAATGTTGTGTCCATAATAGAATACTTTATTACCAAACTGGCAATCTATGTAACAATCTATATCTTCTAATGTGCCATTGAGCTTTCTATTAAAATCATTTGTTATTTGATTAATTGGAGCACGTATTCTATATTTTCCTTTAAATTTATCATATAGGTAATTTGCCGTACTTAATCACTCCTTTACTTTATTATTCTGTATATATCGCACTAATATGGGAGATGCAGATAAAATTTTGTTATAATTTATTATCATACCTAAATCTATTAATGTATTAATGTGTTCTATTATTAATGTGTGTTTTTCGGATGATTCATTTTCAAGCGTAATATCAAGATCATTAATTAATTTTATTAAATGTATATCAGGGTTATTATATATTTTTAGAATTATTTTCTTCTTATTATCATCTTGCAATAACTCTTTTATTATATTATTTGTGTTGTATTCATTGTATAAATGATTATATTGATGTTTACAAATTTCAATTGTCGAAACACATAGTCCAATTGTATATATTAATTCTGTATTGTTACAATCATTAAAATATCTTCTTTTTAAAAATTGAATAAATCGTTCATATTTAAACAAATTATGCGATATCTGAGAGTTTACTATCTTTGAAAAAATATAATCAGATACATATTCATAAAATGCTTCATTGGTTTCATTTAACTCTTTAGCCAAAGTGCTATAAGTTGTTATTTTAGTTAAATCTTTAATTTCATATATCATTTTATCATTGTGCCTTACTAATATTCTTCATATTCTTTTTCGCTACTTATTTTAGGTGCATTCTTTTCACTGTCTAATACAGCATCTAAACATTTTTGTCTATCGTTAAATATTAATTGGTTAAGATTATTATATGAAAATAAATATACATGTTTATCACGCTTATCAACACCAACAAAATAATCATCTTCTACTGTTCTTATAAGCAACTCACTTACTTCGTATATGCCTACAGCTTTTAATATTCGGGCATAGTATAAAACCATACCCTTCCTTACATCTTCTTTAGTCATTGTTATTCTTCCTTTTATTTAGCGTTATATTATAAGTCCTATAATTATTGCTAGAATTGTTGTCCATAAGTTCATTTTATTTATCCTCTATTTTTTTCTAATATAGATTTAATTTGTGCTTCATATAAAGTTGTTGCACTAATAATTTCATTGCAACGACCTTCCATTTTATGAAAGCTATTTTCACATTGGTTACACATTCTAATTATTGTTGCAATATCTTCATCATACCCATACTTGTTTTCAAGGTTACGCAACGCAACATAATAGTCTTCACCATCAATCTGAACACCAGATGATTCTTCATTTGCAATATCTACATAAGACATATTAATTACCTCCTAATCACAATATAAAACTACTTTGTTCTGAGCAAGAGATTGTTTCACATCAATACAGTTTTGGTTCTTGCTGCCTCGCCATTTCAATGTAAGGTCTTTCTGCTCATCTATATATTCTCCGTCAACAAGCACATCTATATTAGAAATTATCTTCCATCGTTTTGACCAAACACTAGGTATTCCACTAACTTTCTCGTATTGTTCTTGCTTTATAATCTCTGATAATTCATATCCCGTATATAACCAAATAGATTTCTTAGGAAATGAAATACGGATTTCCTTGGAATTTTCATCTTCTAAAACCCTTGATTTTCCTATGTTTTCTGAATTGTGATTTTGAGAAATTGGATATTTTTCTCGGATTTCCTTGATTAAAGATAAAACATCATCCAAATTTTGTTCTGCAAGTGGTTCACCACCCAAGATGGAAATTCGCTTAATATATGGTCTATCAATAAGTTCCATAAATTTATTTTTTGTTTTTTCTGTCCACTCTTTTCCACCATTAAAATCCCATGTTTCAGAATTGAAACAGTTTTTACAGTGTGGATTTCTGTCACATCCTTGAACAAACAGGGCGACTCCAATATTCGCCCCGTTGCTAATATCAAGGTTACGTATACTCGCATACCTCATATTTAATCCTCCGTATATTCCATGTCGTCCAAATGATAAACACGATCATGAATATCACCATACCTACCCTGATTACCACCATTTTTTGCAGTACCAATATAACCACAAACTCTAAATGCTATATCCATTGTTGTATTGTCAGTATTCCCACAGCTAGGACATTCCCATTTAAGTCTATTATTTTCGTCTGATACAAGAGGAATATCACCATCAAAGCCACATTTTTCACAATAACAACTCTTTGTGTTAATCTCTGCATACATGATGTTGTTGTAAATAAACTTAATGACTTCTAATATAGCAGGAATATTATGAGTCATACTTGGTACTTCGATATATGAAATTGCTCCTCCTGGACTTAATTTTTGGAATTTTGATTCGATTCTTAACTTTTCAAATGCCGTGATATGTTCAAAGACAGGAATGTGATATGAATTAGTAATATAATTTCTATCAAAACCATCTAATCTTTCAAAGATATCGCTACCAAAACGAGATTTTAGGCACTTTGCAAATTTGTAAGTTGTGGACTCTAATGGTGTTCCGTACAAACTATAGTCAATGTTTTCAGCTTGTTTCCACTGATTACATTTATCATTTAACGACTGCATAACCTTTAATCCAAATTCTTCGCCAATCCCTTCATCAGAATGAGAATGACCAGTCATAAATTTTACACATTCATATAAGCCAGCATAACCAAGCGAGATTGTAGAATAACCATCATAAAGAAGTCTGTCAATTTTCTCATGTTTCTTTAATCTCGCATATGCTCCATGCTGCCATAAAATAGGTGCTACATCAGAAGATGTTCCAAGTAATCTCTCGTGTCTTGCCCTAAGTGCTTTATGACATAACTCAGTTCTTTCCTCAAAGATTTCCCAAAACTTATCAAAATCTCCGTCAGATGAGAAAGCAATATCTGGAAGAGAAATTGTTACGACACCTTGATTAAATCGTCCATAATATTTGTGTTTGCTTGGATCAAAGTTCTTTGCGTTTGCAATATTCCCTACTTTATCTGTAAATCTATCAACGGTCAGAAAACTTCGGCAACCCATACAAGTATAGACATCTCCTTTTAATTCAAGCATCATCTTTTCAGAAATATAATCAGGGACAAGTCTCTTAGATGTACATTCAGCTGCTAATTCTGTGAGATACCAATATTTAGAATCTTCTGTAATATTATCTGCTTCCAATACATAAATAAGCTTTGGAAATGCAGGAGCAATGTAAACGCCATCTTCATTTTTTACCCCCTGAATTCTCTGGTGAAGCATTTCTTCAATTAACATTGCCAAGTCAGCTTTTTCACATTCGTTCTTTGCTTCGTTCAGATACATAAAAATTGTAATAAAAGGTGCTTGTCCATTTGTTGTCATAAGTGTAACCAACTGATACTGGATTGTTTGAACGCCTTTTTCTATTTCTTCTTTTAATCGTTTATTGGTGATATGAACAACTTCTGCGAGTTCTTCATTATATTCACTAATTAATCCATTATTATATAATTCTTCTGTTAATTTCTTTCTAATTGATTTTCTACTCACATTAACAAATGGAGCAAGATGTGCTAAAGAAATGCTCTGTCCTCCATATTGGTTACTAGCAATCTGTGCAATAGCCTGTGTAGCTATATTACAGGCTGTAGAAAAGCTATGTGGCTTCTCAATCATTGTTTCACTTATAACCGTTCCGTTCTGAAGCATATCTTCAGAATTTACTAATCCGCAGTTATGCATATGCTGTAAGAAATAATCAGCATCATGAAAATGAATTAGTCCTTCATTATGAGCTTGAATTATTTCAGGAGATAATAAATATCTTTTTGTCATATCTGTACTAACAGATCCAGCAATATAATCTCTTTTAGTGGGATTTAATACTGGATTTTTATTTGCATTTTCATCCTTCCAATATTCATCTTTATCTTCTACAAGATTATGAATCTCGGAATCTGTCGTATTCTCATTTTCTCTCTGAAACTCACGAATACTTCTATATCCTTCATACGCTTTTGCAGTAAGTCTCTGTTTCTTTGTAATCAATTTATCATAAACCATTGATTCAATATCAGAGATACTTACTTCGTCTTTATCCTTACATTCATTTTCAATCTCTTCTGCAATATCTTCTGCAATCTTAGGCTTTACAATACCAGATCCATTTTTCATAGCTTTAAGAATTGCGGATGATATTTTTGATTTATCAAAATTAACTTCTGAACAATCTCTTTTAATTACCTTCAATATTTATTCCTCCTCAAATTCAACAACATTACCATCACTAATAACGACTCTTGTATTCTTACATTCAAACAATTCTATACAATCGCTAACAGTAATATTATTCATATTAATTTCTGTAGTCTCTATTAACATAATCAATCCTCCAATCGCTTAATTTGTATTTACATTCACCATTTTTATCTAAGCTATAATTTTCTCTAAGGAATTGGACATTAAACGGTGTGTTCTTATTATGTCTTACACAATCTATATATGGACAATTACGATTTCCACAATAAATTCTTTCTATGTTTTCTTTTTTCAATTTCATCTAACTCCTTACAGATATGAGCAGTATCGTAAGCATCCCTTAATTCATTATTCACTACATAATCAACATACTTCTTAATATGCTTGAAATCTTTCTTATCAGCTTTATATCTACGCTTGTTTTCTTTGGTGTCTTCAATAGAACCATTGGAACGCATGAACATTCTCTTTTTAAGTTCTTTATTAGATACCTCAAGATATATAGAAACAATAGGTAAATAAGGATATTTCTTCTTAATATTTTCAAGACCTTTAGGGGTTAAAATAATGACCTTATTAGATGCATATTTATAATCATCTAAACGACTGCCATATAACCACATTCCTTTTTCAGTTTCGTATTCTCTATATTCTGCAAAATCGCCTTTTTCGATCATATTCATAAATTCAGACTGAGTAACGAAATAATAATCTACACCATCAGTCTCTCCTATTCTCATAGGTCTTGTTGTACAGGTGGCAACTCTTGAATATCCCATAGAGCACAATATTTTCGCTACACTATCTTTCCCTGAACAGCTTTTTCCAACTAATACAATCACTCGAATTCCTCCATATCTTTTATAAATCTTTCAATCACATTTCTATCATCACAATATAGACAAACATTTACCAGTTCTAACAGGTTAAGTGAAAATATTGCCATAATAGATTTTGCATTAACTTCATATCTGTGTGATTTAATTGTTATTTCTTCATCATATTTAGACACTATATCTACAAAATCTTTTATTCTTTTAATATTGTCTAATCTAATAACTGCTGTTGTTTCTAACATATTCCATTCCTTCCTTAATCAAAATACATTCTTATGTAAGCTATTTCACCTTCAAAAATTCCACCTAAAGTAGATACATCGCCTGTATTTCCCCACTGATTACTAATGTTCGGAATTAATGTAGGCTCATTTACAACAAATTCTACAATAGAACCATTTCCTAATGTATATTGTCCTAAATTATCAGTATGCTCATCTGCTTTGCAATCTGCTAAAATACAAGGTATTACTTCACCCGATGTCATAACAATATCAAAATATGTTCCTATCTCCGTACTATAATAAGAACCGATAGCACAAGCATAGCGTCCATCAACCATATAGATACCTGAATCATCAAGTTCATACTCAGATTTAAGCTTATATTGTGCTGAATTTGTACTTGTTATCATTCTAGCATCCATATAACTTTTGAATGGTTTTTCGCTAGGTACATCAAGGTCAATATAATAAGTTTCTTCTATAATAATATTCTCTGTTTCATCAACTGCTTCTTCAATTTCGTCCAACTTATTCATCTGCAACTGACGTTTAAACATATTCTGACGAACTTTTATATAGAAACGTGATTCATAATAACTAACCTGTGCTGCTTTCGCAGTATTAATATGTACATTATTACTAGCCCACAAAGGGGCGACTACTATACCTGCAATAGCAATAGGAGCTATTACCTTACTTATCTTGTAAATCTTAAACACCCACTTCCATCATATTTGTTTGTATATAATTTGATATATACTTCATTAGAACCATTAGTATCGAATCCGACAGATTTTATATTCATATCAACAATGCCAGATTCTTGTCTAATTTCTTCTATTTCATTATTCTCTCTTGTACCTACCGCCACATAAGAATCAGAAGGCACGTTTTCAAGAAAACTTCTTAGTTTACCTGCATTTATATAATTCACTCTTCAATTCTCACCTCCTTCCTAATAAAAATAATTATCTAATCATAGATAAGAACTGTTTTTCTGATATAATTGGAATATTAAGCGATTTTGCTTTTTGATTTTTAGATGATGTAGAATTAACATCATTATTAATAAGGTAAGAAGTCTTTGCAGATATAGATCCTGATACCTTGCCACCATATGTTTCTATTTTATTTTTAAGTTCATCTCTATTAGAGAAATGATTGAGTGAACCTGTTATTACAAATGTAAGTCCAAATAAATCTTTATAGTCATCTGTTTTAACAATTGGTGTTGGCTTTTCAAATGTAAGTCTTGTACATAATTGATGTACTTTATCTCTATTTTTCTTCCAATAATTATTAAAAGAAGTTATCATTGTGTCACCAATACCATCAATATTGCTAAAATAACTAGCACCATACTGGTTAATAACTGTCATAAATGTTCTTATATCATTATCACAAGCATTTGATATCTGTTTACTTGTTGTTTTGCCAATAAGAGGAATTGAAAGAGAATTTATAAAACGACTTAAAGTTGTATGTGCAGATTCTTTTATAGCATCAAGTATTTTAAGAACTGACTTAGCACCAAAACCTTCACACTTAATCCATATATCGTAATACTGGTCAAGATTGTATAAGTCAATATATCTTTTAACCCAGCCTTTATTTATGAGAAATTTAAGTGTAGCTTCTGATAAACCATCTATATTCATAGCTTCTTTTGAACAATAATGTGCAAGTTTTCCTAAGAGTTTGCCCTGACAATCAGGATTATCACACATAAGCACTTCTGAATCATTATCTTTTACTATTTTAGTTGTACCGCCACAAATAGGACAGAATATAGGAATTTCATAAGTATTACTTTTAGTAAGATTTTCTTTTATCTGAGGAATTATCTGATTGGCTTTTATGACAGTTATTTCATCGCCAATACCCAACTCTAACTCTTTTAAAATTGATACATTATGAAGCGAAGCTCTCTCCACTTGAGTCCCGTCAATTTCTATCGAATCGAAAATCGCAATAGGCGTTAAACTGCCCATCTTCCCCATACTCCACTCTATATCTTTTAATGTAGATACGGATTCTTCATCATAAAACTTAAAAGCAAGTGAATGTTTAGGGTGATGTCCAGTCATTCCAAGTGATTTACCATATTCTACATTATTATAAGAAATAACTAATCCATCTATAGGATATAATTTTTCATTTGCAATAGCTTTTAACTGTTCAATTTTTTCATTTATATCATCTGTATTACTATTGTATGTAACATATGGAACTACTTCAAAGCCATAATATTCTGCAATTCTAAATCCTTCAGTGTATGTTTTAAGACCGAATGGAACTTTCCATGCAACAAAATGTACATGTCTATCCTTTGCAATTTTACTGTCAAGCTGTCTAACTGAACCAGAAGCTAAATTCCTGCAAGTCTTATATTCTCCATTAGTGTTTATATGTTCAAAATCATTTTTAGTGATAATTGCTTCACCCTCAATTTCAAACTTTTTATCAAATGGAATATTAATAGGAAAGTTATCAAACACTTTAGCATTGTGAGTGATAACTTCACCTACCTCACCATTTCCTCTTGTTTCACTCTTTTGTAATTTACCATTTTCATATGTGTTTAGAACAGTAAGACCATCCATCTTTAGTGAGATTACACAATCCTTACCACTAGAGAATTTTATTAAATCATCCACTGATTTAGTTTTGCCTAATGATAACATTGGATGAGAATGTGTCGTTTTTTCAAGATTTGATACAACGTCATATCCCACATTTTGTGTAGGACTATTGGATAAAACAATTCCAGTTTCTTCTTCCCACTTCTTTAATTCGTCAAACTTACAATCGAACTCATAGTCTGACATAATCGGCTTATTACCATTATAGTAAGCTTCTGATGCAGCATTAAGCTCTTTGACTCTTTTTACTATGTCAATTTTCTCCATTAGAATTCTCCTCTCCACAAAATTCTCTTAAATATGTAAGCATTTGTGACTCTTCTGGAAAGAATAAATCCATTTTCTTTTCAGAAGCCAACCATCCAAAAAAGTTACTGCATAATTGCCCAAATCTCCAATCTGGGAATGACTTTTTATGTATCTCACATAACTGCGAGTAAAAATCATCTAATCTATCTGGATTTCTCATATTATATATTCTCCTTCTTCGGTCTTCTGCCACATGACTTAGTTTCAGTACAATAACCTACTTCGTCACATTTTGCGTGGAAAAGATTATCTACAATCCACTTCCATTCATCTGAATATTCTCTTAAAGCATTGCAAATGTCTTTGAATAATTCTCTATACTCCCAATAAGCACGACTGCACATTCTAACTCTACTCATTTCAATAAGACTTCTGAGATTACGTTTATCTACCATTTTTGTACAATAAGCTAACGGGAGTAACATTGTTGCATCTTCGACTGGTACTCCGTTATTAATGAGATGCTGAATATTAGTGTTAATATAACTCATAACACTATGCCATGTTGCAGCAACATCTTCATCGTTACTAATTGATTGTGGTGTTACATAACCAAAACCTTCTCCTTTAGAATAATCAATATATCTTGTACTTGCCTGTAATCTGCTTGCTCCAACTATATGAGTGTAATATTCACGGATTGTTTTTGCCGAATATCCATCTATAATCATTTCAACATTAACATATTCCATCACACGCCCATGTCCTGATTTTATACAATCAAGTCCACGCTTATAATTCTTTTCATCATCAGAAACATTTGCATTCCAACAACATCCTGCTCTTGCACCCATTAATGTAATTGGATTTTTAGTTGTTTCTGGTAAAATTGTAATTGTTCCCATTTAATCCTCCTATAAAAATTCTTTATAAATAAACACTGCCATGAATATTAGTAATAATATAATTGACAATAACGTTGCTATAACTTCTCCAATTAATAAGCCGATGACGTAAATAATTCCTCTAACAGCAATACAAACCGTTGTCGCTACCAGAAACCATAGCAATGTAAACATTATTGCTTTTAATATTTTCTTTATTTTAATCACCACCATTGCAAAGAAATAATGGTTTCCTGCTACTTTTAATCATCATCTTTACTGCTTCCTAACAGTCTTAAAAACAAATTGATGATATCAAGATATAAAGCAACTGCACTATCTATAGCATTATCTAAAGTTTTTGCATTATTTTGTGCTTCTGCCCAATCATATCCAATATATCCGCAGAATAACAATGCGACAATCCAATCCCACCATTTAGGTACATTACCAAATAAAATCATAATAAATTCAATTACTATAACTGCTGATAAACAAATAAATAATGTTTTTCCCATTGATAGAAATATTTCTGGTTTAATACTTGATACAATGATAAGCACAATGGTAATCAAAGTAGTCAAAATAAAAGCTTGTACAATGGATGACATATAATAATCCTTTAAGCAAATACTTAAAACTACACCAACTGGCAATACAACTAAGTTATATCCTATAAAACTCACAATTGGGTTGTCTGAAAACTCACTCATACCAATACCTGCTAATGCAACTACAAAGTAGCCAATTAATACCATTGTTGGATTTAAGTTGCAAAATGTGTCTTGAAAAAATACACACATTATTGTATTCACTAAAAATCCCCAAAGTAAGATAATACCAATGGCAATGTTATACTGTTTGTCTGTTAATTTGTTATACATTATGTTATTCTCCTTATCTTCTACATCTCACACTTCCACCAGCATCTATATCACCTAATACGTTACCACAAGTTACAGAGCCACCTGCATCTATATCTCCTTTGACATCTCCACTGACTTCACAACTACCACCGCAATCAATACTTCCTGAATTGCCATGAACTTCTACTGATCCACCACAATCAATTTTGTTGACATCTCCTTCGATGACGACTTTAATATCACCACTATTACACTCTTGAATTGTTTTACCATCTACAATAACCTTTCCATTGTTGATGACAACATTAGCTCCTGAACATGTGATTGTTTTACCATTAATAGTTATTCTGTTCATTTTTGCCTCCTTAATTTTCACAAGAAACTATCGCTTTTTAACCTATCTCTCATCAACCAATTCTTCTAACACTCCACCAACTTCAGCAACAATAATTCCTACTGCTAATGGAATAATCGAACCGTTCACTAATGTTACAATTCCACCAATTACTCTGATTGCTGATTTTCCTAAACTAATAAATAAATGTCCTTTACTGTTCATTTCTAATTTCCTCCATAACTTCTTCCACTATGTATTCACAATTTGATTCTGTAGAAGCAATCTCTTCATATTTAATATTGTACTGATTTAACTTATCAATAATTTCTTTTCTCACTTCTTTTGCTTCGTCTTCATTCTGGAATCTTCCTTCGTTTTCATAAGAATGGTGTCTTGTGAGTAAATAATTTCTATTATTATATGAATTGAATACATTTAACACAGTCTTGTTAAAATCTTCTCCTAATACTTCATCTCTGTTATATATAGCACCTAAGATTAATGGGGAATCAACTACTATTACTTGTACTTTTCCTTTGACTCTTCCCATCTTGAATGACTGTTTACCAAAAAGATATTCTTGGTGTTTAAATACCTCATCATTATTTTCATAGACTTTATCTTTGGCAAATTCTGAAACATATTCAGCATTAATTCCGTTTCTTTTTAATCTTGCTGCAATATCCATAGCACAGGTGCTTTTACCTACCGATGGTTCGCCAAACAAATTTACAACAATTGTGTTCATAATTTCCTTCCTTTCTTCCAAAGAAACTGTCGTTATATTTAATAATATGTGGGTAGGGATTTTCACCCTACATATACATTACTGTACAAACAGAGGTATTATTAACGTGACCGCCATGGGAAAAGAACTTCCGTACTCTTGGTTAACAGCCAAGCGCATTGTTCAGTCGTACACTTAAGTACATTTCTCGCTACATAACGGATATTTCGTGTCTACATATTCCACCACCACATTTATTTATTCTCTTTTTTAATATGAAGCAGAAGCTTCATCTAAGTTGTTATTATTTTTTCACTTAATTTCTTTCTTTGTCTTATTTAATAGTTTCTTTAAATACCATTTTTGTAATTTTGAAAATTTAATATCATCATACATTTCTTCAAAAAGTCCAACACCATCTCTTTCGAGCATTCTTCTATAAGACCATATTTTATCTTCTTTGGCAGTATTTTTATTGTTTTTAAAATCATCACGCATAACAACTCCATCTTCACGAGTAATTTTTACTCTTGAATTTGGACAACTCATACAGTCATCTACATAACATAATCCGAATGGATTGTACTTGGCACATTCTTTTTGATCACAAACTTTAATCAGAAGTTTATATTTAGTAATCGCTCTATTGTCCATCAACTTCAACCTCTTAACATTATGATTATTTTGTCATTTTTACGAATCAAAAGAAAGAACGGTTTCAAAGGATTTTTCAACCTCGGAAACCCTTATAAATCAAGGGTTTTGAGAATCGAGTTTTCCAATTTTGCGTTTAATCCTCTAAATCTATCATTAATATTACCTCCTATTATATTATTCTCTCTATCGAAGGTAATTCTTTAAGAAATATTCAAAGTATTCACGAATGAATAAACCCGAATATTGGTTATTTGGCATAAACATAACTGGAATATTATACTTGAACCAAAAACTATGAATAGATGCTATAAAAGATTTCCGATTATACTTTGTATCATAATTGCCTGTGGCAATGTCTTCATAAGAAGCATTTTCGATTAACAATACTTTAGTCTTTGGTGCAAGACATAATTCTTTCTCAAATCTGTCACGCTCTTTTGTCAAATTATTACTAATTTCTTCGAGACTTGCTTTTCGTTCAATTACGCAAGTGGTATTAAAATACAAATCACGAGGTATTGATAATTTCTCGTTAGCAGGAATCATAAAACTATAATCACCATAGTCAAGTGCTTTCTTCTTATAAGAAATTTCTTTTCTATCAAAATAATCTGTAATGTGAGAGTTTACTTTCTCACGAGTATCTATAAGGATTACGATGGAAGATATTAACTCTTCCATCTCCTTATCTGTGTATTTATACTTGCTAAATATCGTCTTCGTCCTCCTCAATATCATTCTTAATTGCAAATTTACTCAACCAAAACTCGAATTTATCAGGAACTTCCTTATAAATCTTCTTTCCTGTTTGTGGATTTATTTCACCTGTTGGCTCTTTTTTATTTTTCTTTTCAAGGGAAATTATGTAAAGGACAGAACCCAAATCGAAGGGGTTACGATTATACTGACTTGTCCACATTTTTACATCTCTTGTTTTCCCACTATAAATTTCAAACAAGTGAACATTTACTATGGATTTTTTGATATCCAATTCAGATACATAATACAAACGTTTGCTTACTTTTGAATCTGAATCACTTACAATTCCAAGAACTTCTCGTTGGTTGTCTAATCTTTCTTTTAATGTCAATTCTCTATATGGAATTTTTGAAATTAGCTCATTAATAATTTTGTTAGAATCAAGTTTATTAAACTGCTTTGCAGTCTCATTCCCATATTTTTCAAGAACATCAAATGGCAAGTTATTCTTTTCAGCTTTATCTTTTGCAATTTGCTTTGCTCCATTGAGAAGATCATAATATCGTGTAATTTCAAGTAGAGTATTTACATCTCCATATTTCTTAAAATAATTAATCCTAATGAGCTTATTAACAATGGTTTTATTGATTGAATTAGAAAACAATGCAGTCAAAACGCCTGTAAAAGTTTCATATTCCTTTTGTCCTAATTCATATAAAGTATCAACTACACCTTCACCAAAACCTTTGACACTGGATAGATTAGGATATATTAGTTTATTCTCTTCGCTGATTGTAACCCTTCGATTATCTGCACCAAATTCATAATCACCTAATTTATATCCCCAAAATTTAATAGCTTCTTTTACAAGAGCATCAATTTTATCCTTTTTATTTTTCTCTTGATAATGGTTAATAGCCACTTCGTAAAATGTTTTTGTGTGATGTGCTTTGAACCAAGCTTGATAAGCAGAGTCCCCTCCCATTGAATAAGCATGTGGAGAATTGAAGGCGTATCTCGCAGAATCCTCAATTACATTCCACACATTCTTGAAATTATCTGTATTGCCAAATTCATCATTCCATGAGTGATTTAACTCAGAAAGTAAATGTTCTTTCTTCTCGCCCTTTAATTTCTTTTTGGAAATAGATTTAATGACACCATATGTTTCACCCATTTGTAATTGCAGGAATGAAAGAACTTTCATAATAGATTCCTGATAAATCATAAAGTGGGCAGTGTCGGATAACAAGTCATCAATCTTTTTTTCACCTGTTGTATATGGTTCACGATTTAAGAATGTACTAAGTAATGAGGCAAAACCAGGTCTAATTGCTGCAATAAAACTACTTAATTCAGCCAAATTCTGTGGCTTATATTTTTTTACACGATTAGTTGTGGCTTCTTTTTCACATTGATTAACACAACAAGTTATACCATTCGCATAAATATCCCATGTCTTTTTATCATTATCTATCATATGTCTTAGTTCATCAAATGTAGGAACTTCCATACCGATACTATGAAAGAATTTATATGTAAGATAAACACTATCTACAATAAGAAAATCCTCTTTGACATATCCAAATTCATCAAGATAACCACCCTCGATAGCTGCACATACTGTTCTTTTACCAGTTGATCCAGACACAGCACTTATCAGCCCTACTTCTCTTCGTATATCACCATCAAAAATAAAATGTCCACAAGCATGTACTTTTAAGTTAATAGTAATGCCTTGATATTCATTGCTCTGTTTAAATAAAGAGATGTATTCTTCTGGTATGTAATCTTCAACATGGATATCTTCTTTTTCATCATCATCTGCGTATTTTAAGGCTTTGTTATATTCATCAAGATATTTTGAAATCTGATTGGCATCTTCAGGTTTAACATCATTTGCACCTGCGTATAACTGCCATGCTGCTTTTTCTTTTAATTTTTCTATTGCCATCAAAGGATAACAACCATGTTCACCAAGTAATTTCCTTGCTGCTTTAACAAATGGTTCTTGTGTGGCAACATTTAGGTCGATATCTGGCATCTGACCTGCTAATACACGTTCCTTAGTTAAAAATCTTTCAGGATAAATTGGAATATCAGCATTGAATCTATCAACGGTTGTTAATCCTAAAAGCTTATTTGTAATGAATGAAGCCGCACTACCTCTTGATGTAGTTGTTAAAATACCACCTTCATTTTGGATTGCATCATCTACAATAGCTTTACTTGTCAAGAAATAATCAACAACCCCAGCTTCCATAACTTGTTTTGCTTCATATCTAATTCCATTTGCTTTTTCTTTAGACTTTTCCTTTTCTTTGGCATATGCTTTATTCAAAGTATCTTTGTAGATTTTACATTTTTCTTTATATGTTTTATTCTTATAAACACTAGGAATCTTAAATTTTCTATCAAGAACAATTTCTTCACACTCAGATATAAAAACATTCGTATTCATAATTGCCCTATATATTTCTTCCCTATTCAAGACTCCTTGTTTTTCAAATCTTTTTATAACAGTTTTAGTATCTGGATAATCAAGATACCATCCTTCCTCGTCAGGATAATTAATATTCTTATATTTAAGAATCTGATCACGCTTGATTGAATTCTCATCTTTTACATAATGACTATCAAGACCACAAATAATCTGGATATTATGCTCTTTTGCAATTCTTAATATCTTTTTATTCAATTCCTTTTGTTTGTCTGTATTATGATACTGCACTTCTAAAAAGAAATTGTCACCAAAATATTTATGTACTTTTAACCATATATCTTCTGCATCCTCATAATTCCATCCAGCAACACAAGCAGATGTTACAATTACATTATCTTTGGGAATATTAAATAGTAATTCCAAATCAATACGTGGCTTATAATAATATCCGTCTATATTAGCCATTGATAGAGCAAAATTAATATCTCCACGACCTTCAGCATTTTTAGCTGCAATAATCATATGACAATTTGCTCTATCTTTCTCTTTCCTATCTTTTACCCAATAAACTTCAGAAGAATGAATATATTTCAGATGTTCACTCTCTGCGACCTTATATACTTGAAACTGATTGCCTTGTGAACCATGTTCTCCAGAATATAAACATTTTGCACCAAATTCATGAATTCTTTCTGCATAGGCATTAATAGATTCAGCACAATCTGGTGTAGATGTATTACTAAAATCTTTATGACAATGATAATTTTCAAGATATAGATTCTTTTCATATTCTTCTGGTGAATATGGGAACTTAAATGTAAGAGTAGGAATTATTTTTTTTATTAATTCAATGTCCGAAATATCAAGCCACCTCCTTAATCTCATCACACACTGCTTTTAAAACAAATTTTCTACCCAGAAAGCCACTATCAAGAGTACATACAACCTCTAATTCATCGTTCATCATACTATGATCTTCCATTTCATCAAATGAACCATCAAAATTCCACTTGATAATCTGTAAATAATCATTGGGTTTTACAACCAAATGTTTATAATCACTCATTTGTCCAATTTCGTATTCATTTATTCCATTGATAAATACCTTTACTGGCTTAAAATTTGTTCCAGATATTCTATCTATCTTCTTTATATTCTCCACAAGCTTACGAGTAATATCAGAAACATCTAATCGAATATCAACATCCACTGAAACATCAGTATTTAATTCTGGAAGAGTTTCTTCTATATATAATGTAAATCTATCTATATCAGATTTTTCGATTGTGATTCCTGCCGCAAGTTCATGACCATCACATTTTGCTAAACCACTCTCATTACATATTTTTCTAAAGTCATCCACTCCTACAGCCCTCATAGAACCAGAGTAATTTTCTCCTGTATCTTTCAATACAAGGATTGGCTTTTGATACTTTTCTAGTAATTTATTGCCCAACAAACCACTGATACCATATGGAGTATTTATATATGTAATAATCATTTTTTTATCTGATTGCAAATTGCATTGTTCCAATACATCTGGTAACAATCTATCAACTTCAACATTCTGATCTTCCTTACATTTTTTTAATTCCTTTACATAAGCCAATACTTGCTTATTTTCATTTTCCAAAAAGGCTTTCATAGCCACATCATTCTTACCCATACGGTTACTTGCATTTACAATAGGAGCGACACTAAAAGCAATAGCTGTACTGTTAAATTCAAATCCACCAACTATCTTCTTAACTGCTAGATTATATATTTTCTCCAATCCCTTAGAGACAATATATCTATTCTCCATAACAGTCATATCCATCATATCTCCAACGATTCCACAAGCTGCTAAATCAACAAGTTCGTCTGCATAATCTGTAATATATTGCTCATCAAGATATTTGCAAAACTTCCATACGACACCTGCTCCTGATAACTGTGGATTCTCATAATTTCTTTGCGAAGATACTAAAATTGAAACTTCATCATATGGTTCATTCTCTTTAATTGCATGATGATCAAGGATAATTATGTCTACCCCTATCTCTTTCAGCTTTTTATATTGAGAAATATCTTTATCCAAGCTATCTACAATAATCAATAAATCAATTCCATTGAACTGAGCTAAATCTTGTCCTATCAAACCATGCATCTTACCTTCATCTATATAAGTCTTAATGTTATTAGTAAAATGCTTTAGATATCTTGTCATTTCTGTTCCAGACGTAATACCATCTAAATCAGTATCAAACAAAATTCCTATACATTCATTGTTTGTAATTGCAAAGTCTACTCTTTGATATGCTTCATCTATACGAGATAATGAATCTAATGGTAATAAATCTTCTTCTGTTGGATTTAAGAAATGTTCAACATTTTCAACCCCTCTTTGATTAAGAATCGTATCAAATACTTCATCTTCATACATTCCACGACAATCGTTTAATATTTTATAATTCGTCTTCGTCATCCTCATCTCCAATCATTGTTATCTCATTTTGTAAAATATTTTCTAAACACTCTTTTCCTAAATCAGATGGCGAAACTTTATTCTCATATCCTCGACCGAAGTAACTCCAATATCCAAGTTCAACTTCTGTAAACCTGGAATAATTTTTAACCATATCAATATTTCTCATAATATTTTCAAGTCCATATCCTACATCATGTAGGAAGATTATTCGTTTGGGATTTAATTCGAGAAGCATTTTGACTTGTTGAATAGAAATAGATCCGCTTCCAAGAGACACGCAATTTCTTATTCCGTATGAATAGCACTGCATACAACTCTTCTCAGCTTCAAAGATATAGATAGTATTATCTACTAAAAATTCATAGTTCTGAGAATATCCAAATAATGTTTGGCTCATACTGCAAGGAACAGCATAAAAATATTTCATTTCACCATCAGGAACATCATAATTGAATCGTTCCTTAACACCCATTAACTGTCCAAATTGATTTCTTATGGGAATAACAATTCCTTGTGATTCTACATCGTACTTTATGTTAAAAAATTTTTGTGAAAGAAGTGATATATTATCAGCAAGAAACCTTGTATTCCCACAATTAACATAGCAATCTAAGATGGAATCATCGTATGTATTAACTTTATTAGTTCTTCGCTTTCTAATCTTTTCATAAAATCCTCCAAAAATTCCTTTATTATCAAAAAAATCATAATAATCTGTAATCCCTAATGCATGTCTTACTTCATTAAGGACATCTATAAATTCAACTTTTCTTTGCTCGATAATATATGAAAAAATATCTTTTCTTATATTTCTCGCATAATCAATGGTGTATAAATACTCGTTATTTTCAAGATTGATTACTATACTTTTCTTTGATGACTTTTCATCTCGTCCAAAAGATATATATTTAGGACGAATTACTATGTTACAATAGCCAAAATGTTCTAACACATCTTTAAGCTTATCTGGGTGATTTATCAGTTCTTTCTTAATATCTGCTAACATATATCACTCCAAAAGTTATTATTTTATTTCTCCATGTCGAGGTCTGCACTGTGCCACTTCACGGAATATACAATGATCTCCTGAAAACTTCAAAAGATATGCAATACCCGTATCACTAGAATTATTTCCATTTCTTGTTTTCTCAACAAAAATCATACGCCATACGGCATTAGGATCAGGTTTATATTCTTCTTCTATCCATTTATCATTGACTTTTTTTAATCGGAATGGGCGACAATAGAATTTACTCTTTTCATCCAATTCCTCTGCGTATACAGTTCTCATCAGAAATAGATTTTCCAATATTTCCTTAATCTGTTTAGCATTACTCAAACAGCTCGCATCCAAGAATAATTTTCCTTTCATATACTCTGCCAACTGCACAGAAGCAAGCATAATCAGATTGTATTTCATTGCTAATTTGTCTAATTCACGACTATCTCTTACAAGAGATAAGTCTTGTCTTGCAGATGAAAAATCTCCTTCTTGTATCTTAAATGTGTCATATAATACAGTGTCATATCCATATCTCAATACATTTTCACGAATTTTTTTCTTTACAACTCGCATATCAGCATCATTGATAGAAATAAATTTAACTCTACCCTTATAATTCTCTCTCCAAAATTTCTGTACCTCTGCCAATTGCTCTCTACTTTCGGTATTAATGTCACCAGATGCCATTTTCTTCTTTGTGAGCTTAAAATATCTATTACGCTTTCCAAGTAACCAAACCATGAATTTAATCTTGAATTTTTTGATATTCTCCTCATTGGAGATAATAAGAATTTTTCGATCATAATACAGAAGTGCCATAAGAATTGTAATCCACCAAGTAGATTTACCTGCACTTGAGAATCCACCCATCATTGTAAGTGTTCCTTCAAACAATCCCATAATCTGTCGTGATAAAAACGGAAAACAGTTCATCTCTTCACCATTTTTATCATAGCCAGCAATATCAAATGGTACACCATTTTCTTCGCCATCTTTACAAGACTCTATGAATTCATCATCAAAATCAATTTCTTCCTCTTCAAGTATTTTACTGCTATAACCAGTTCCATAACTAGATATACGAGCTTCATACCAATCTGTTACTTCTTCAGCAGTCATCTTTCTGAACAATTTAAAAGGTATTACCTTTTTATCTCCTACAGTTATTTCCTGCAAAAGATTGAAACCATCCTTATACATATTCAACATAATATTCTCTCTATAAAGAATATCTATATATGTATCAAAATTCTGAGTATTGATAATATCAATTTGGTGTTGAATTGTATCCCAACCACCCTTATCCTCAAATTTCTCAATAACTTCTTCGTTCATATTTGATAAAATAGTTATTTCATCTAAGGAATAAAAACCTTTCTTTCTCAGATTTTTCAATAATGAAAAATAAAAAAGACCATCTGCTGTAATAAAATCTTTTTGTTCAAATGTTGTATCATCAAGTAAAAGCATATCCTTAAAAAAACAACTGATAACATTACCTTCGTACTCAATTCTACCTTTTAACAATTGAGCAGGATATTTCTCTTTTACGCCTGTAATAAATTCACTTATGTTAATCACCTACGCTTTCTTCAATTTCAGATAAGCTTCTACGTTTATTTCTTCTCTTATAATGCATAATTGGTATATCAACTTCAACTTCTCTCGGGTTTTCAGGCTTTTTCATTCTAAAGTCAGCCAAATTATTTTTAAGTATCGCAGCGAAATACCGAATTTTTGCATATTCACTTACAAAATCCTTTTCAAGAACCTTTGTTATATATTCTTTATTCTCTGTTAGATATGCCAAAATATGTTCATAAGAATACACATCCAATAAAAGATTTATCTCTTTGAACAAAGCAGAATTCAAAACTTTATATCCAAATATCTGATTAATACATTCATATGTATTGTCTTTTATTTCCTTTTCGTGCAATACTTTCTGATATTCAACTTCATTGCAATAGTAGGTGTTCTTACCACCTACTACTACTTTGAATGCTTCATTTCTATCTACTTTAGTACCACACAGTCTGCATTTAACCAGCATGTGTTACTCCTTTTAGTTCATCATGTCATAGATTCTCTTTAATCCGTCCTCATCGACATCATTAAGCTTACCATACTCAGCAATTACATTCTTAACAGAAGCCTTGAGTTCTGCATCTTTGCACTCCTTATACATCTTACGAATAACAGCATCTAAATCATCTGGATATGTAGAAGTTTCTGTTGTCTCTTCGATTGTATCCTCTACGGGTGTGTCGATATCATCAATATCGTCTTCCTCAATAGGATCAGGTTCAGCAACCTTTTCTTCCTTAACTGGTGTTGCCTTCTTAGATGTAGGCTTCTTGGTGGAAACAGAATCGACACGACCATTCTTTAATGCAGTCTCAATTGTATCAATAAATGTCTGTCCCATATTTAACTGGTCAAATGGGATATATTCAGGGATTGATAAATCCTTTAATCTACCACCAGCTTCAACAATTTCATTGCCACGGAAATATAATCTACGCTCTGTTTCTTTTACATAACGTTTTGTGCTATCACCTTCGCCTTTTTCCTCGATCTCTCTATCAATTAATCCAGTTGCAATAATATCAAAACAATCAGCAACTGCACTCTCATAATCCGCAATAAGAGATGAACCCAATCTCTGAAATCCCTCTTCGTCAAGAGATGCTTTATCTTTTACTGTCTTTAATTTTGTGTGACCAATCATCCAAGGCATAATTCCTGCATTATATAAGTCATTAAGAAACTTTTTAACTAACTTTGCACACTCTTTTTCGCCATTTGTATATCCACCATAAGCAGCTTTGATTGATTTAATCTTCTTTCCATTCTCAAGAATAGATAATCTAATTACCTCTGATTCTGCAATACCAAAAAACTCTTCTGCACTATCGAAACATACCATTTCAACATCATGCTCTTTACCCTTTTCTTTGATAAGCCAATCCTTTACTTCAACTAAATCTTTCCATGTATTTGCATGTGTTGTAAAAATATTATCAATCATATTAGTACCGTGCTCCATACCACAAGATACTAACAATCCTTTTTCTGGATTTCCAAATTTGGCATTAATCATATCTGCCCATAAACTTGTCTTACCAAACTTACGAACTCCCATAATAAATCCTGTAATCTTATTGATCTCTGTTGCTGATCTCTGTAATGTTGGTTTGTTCATTAATATAATTCCTCCATATTTCTATTTGTTATTATCGAGAGAGGGGCATTTGCCCTCATCTCTTTTAAAGTTCATCATCGTCATCTTCAAAGAGGTCTTCTGTTCCTTCTGGAAGCTCCTCTTCAAGTGGCTTAATTACCATATCATCTTCTGTATATACCGTGTCCTGTCTGCCCTTAGTGAATCCCTTTGCTGGCTTTAAGAACTGATACTCTCTAATTCTTTCACCATATACACTTCCACCAAGTTCTGCACGAATATCATCCATAGTAATAAGACCACACTCTAAGTCATCCTTCTGTTCATCAGTAAGCATGTCCTCTGTAATCTCTGTCTTCTGAGCACCATTAAGCATATTAACGACTGCACCATATTCCTTGAACGTATCATCATCAACAATAAATTTATGCTTGATTGACTCTGCTCTCTTCTTAGCCTTTTCATCAGCATCATCTGAAGGAACTGGAATTGTAATTGTAACTGGCACAGCAATATTACCCTTACGATTATTGTCATATTCCATCATGTATCCATTCACATAATACTTACCCTTCTCTTCTACACTCATATCATCTAAACTCTCTGAGTTAAATAAGACATTAATTGTAGCTGTTGAACTCTCTTCTGCATCGTCTGCTGCGAGATAAATACGATTAGGAACATATGATTCATAAACTCTCTGATTTTTGTCTGAATACTGATACTCGCCATTTCCACGAATGAAGAACTTCTTATCAGAATACTCTCCACTATCAATAACCTTCTTAATAAAGTCGATGAAATCCCATTCTGAAATAAATTCATGTCTTCTTTTGTTACTCTTTTCAAGCTCCGCATTTACATCTGCTTCATTCTCAAGACCAATCTCTTTTAACTCTTCATTAGTAAGGCTTGTTCCTTCCTTAACCTTTTCAGCAGCCTTTTCAAGCTTATATCTACGACCTGGCTTTTCAAGATCAAAGATGAACTTCTTGAACTCTGCAACTTCTGCTAATTTTGATGATGTAAGTCTCTCCTTAAATGGAATCTTTAATGATTCACCTTTAACCTTATTGCCATTTTCATCTACACCACTCTTAGAAAATGTGTACACATCACCATGACCATCCGCAAAAGCACCTGATGTAACAGTCATCATGTGTCTGTTATCTCCACAAGCTACATTAAACATTAACTGCTTGCGTACCCAACCAGAATCAAACTGCTTTTCCTGATAAGGATGGAACTTTTCACTCTCCTTACCGATACTTAACTTTCCTGTCATTTCAAAATTCATTAAATGAATCCTCCTTATATGTAAATAATTTTTGATAACTTATATATAAACGCCCACTTAGGACGGAACATGGAAGTAAATCTATATGAAAATTTATCCATAAACAGTGATTTTTGGTGTACTTAACCAAGGGTATGCTGTTTCACCACCCATATTTTTATTCGCTGTTCAGTTATTTATTTTGGAAATTTTGACTTGATTAAGTCGGATCAACTATTCGATATGCCAATCTTTTATCTGTAAAGATTTCTTCTCCATTATCTTTTAATTTCGTTATGTTACAAGACAAATGCATTTCATCATATTCCAGATTTGAAATTTTACAATTAGATTGGATACTGTTTCCTTTCATAACTTTTGACTTGAAGAAAACTGCCTTACCATTATAATTCTTATGTGCATCACAATAAGTATCCCAACTGTCTGCCTCAACTACTCTTGACTGATGATCTCTGATGATATTATTTTTATCAATGATTAGATTTGTTTCAATTACTTCTATGCATATCACCTCTATTCATATATTCTCTATTTTACATTTGGAAATTTTAAACTGAATTGTTCAAGACTAAGAACTTACTTTGTTGTTCATAATATTTAGTATTGTATTTAACATATTCTCTGTGGTTGCGAAGTCTCCACCTAAACAAGAAGCAGTTGTCTTTATTTCATAAGTCCAATCAGCTTTATTGCTTGTTGACTCTACTGGATAATTCATATATAATACTGTTCCCTTTGGAACAATAATATCATGGTACTTATCTTTGTAATCTTCTTTCAAAACCTTTAACCACTTTTGACAACCTTTATTATATGATTTGTACTTTGCATCACTTGTATATACACGAAAATAAGGTTCAGACGGATATTCAATGCTCTTGAATTTGTTAATTACAAGTAATACTCCATCAGATATTCTATAAAGGTCTTGATAATCTGTTTCTGCTAATATCTCTATTTATATCACCTCACTTATTTATTCTCTATTAGTAAATTATTTATCACACATAACACTGCCATCAGAGTTTAGTCTTGGTGTCATACCACCCATACCTGCATATCCTGCTGCATATGAATAAATCCAATAATGAACACCTGTATCTGGATCAATAAATTCATAAATGTCACTATTATAAATTTTAGGTGTTGTACCACTATTATTTGTTTGTGTACCTTCTGGAATGGTACATCCGACTAACGAAAACATTAAAACTAATGCTGTTGCGAGTACCATAAGTTTCTTTTTCATATCTTTTCTCACCTCTCGTCTTTTAAAATTAAATAGTATAAGAAACTTAGAAAAGTAAAACTAAGTCCCAATATTTTATTCTCTGTTTGATATGCGCACATTGTTATTCCAACAGAAAAGCTAATGCTTGTTTTATGTATTGCTTCATATTATTACACCTCCAAGTTCAAATGAAACAGTGAATTCCACTGAATTACTTCACTTACTTATTCTCCCGTTTTTAAATTTATTTAAGATAAACTTTCTTCAACTAATATATTTAATTTTTTCCAACAAGAAATACATATATGGAATGGCTGACTTTGTAATCTGAACGATTTTAGATATATGATCTTTTCATTACTTAATTCTTTATCACAAATTTTACATCTACATTTTTTAGTATTTCTTACTTCAAATTCGTTAAATTCATGTATAAAGCTTTTATCCATTTCATCATCTCCAACTATTTATTCTCTGTTTCAGGTTCTTCTAAAACTGCAATGCTCAAAGTTCCTGTATCACAATTTCTACCCATTCTTGTCTTAAATCCAAGTTCATTCAATTCTTTGTCTAATTCGTATAGATCATTTTCATCTGTACTGTAAATCTTACTACCTTTACAAATCTCGACAGCTCTTACATAATTTTTATCTTGCCAAGCCGAACTAATATATAACCATTGGTCTGTATCTACTTTAGATATTTTATTTCGTGGAACTACTGTGAATGGTTTAAGAATTTCTTCGATTTCATCTTTATGTTCTATGTAATTATCTACTGGATCTCGTATCAAATTAAGACACGCTCTACAACCTCTTTTATATTCCATAATATTATTCTCCATTACTTTTATATAAAACATTAAAAGTTTTAATAACTTGTTCTCTAACTTCGTCCATGCTTTTTGCTTTCACTACAAGAACGATTGAATTATGATAAAAATCAGAAGCGTTTACTTCATCATAAAAATTTTCAATCATTTTTTGTGTTGGTTTTGGCTCAAAAGCCAGAGATAAAACTCTTCCTATTCTTGTTGTAAGTGGTTCATACTGTACTAAAAACATATTATCCATAACTGTTTATTCTCCAATTTGTGCCAAGAAATGTCAGTTTCATTCGGTCTTGATTTCCATACCATATATAGTGTTTGTTGTGCTTTACGCTCACTATATATGGTATGTTATTTACTCTTCACCAATAAATACCAATCTATCAATATATTCTCTACTTTTCAGAAGATTTCTTTAAGTCTGTTAATGCATAATCTAAATCCTTAACCGTCTGAATAGCTTCCTTCATACTATTCATACCAGCAACAGCACTTGAAAAAGCTTTAATACTTTCAAACTCCATCTCTGAAATAGTCTTTAAAACATCGACCAATTTCATATTGCCAATTCCAGATACCTTTGCTGCATTTTCGATTGTTTCTTCTTCATTGACAAGTAAATCAATAAACTGTCTTACCTTATTATTCTCCATCGTGTTTAACTCCTTCATATATTCTTTTTAATCTTTCTTTGCATTCCTTACTTGGATAACCAGAATTAGATAAAGCTAGTTTTATCCATTCTATCGTCTGTTTATCTACTTGTTCTTTGTCAAGTTCAACATCTTTTACTTCACCATCATAAGACTCGTCATACTTCTTCATTTCTTCAACTAAGTAATTTGATACATCTTCGATACTTGGATATTTTTCGATATGTCATGCACCTCCCTAATAAGTTATTCTCCATACTTTTCAAATAATTCTGCCATTGTCATATCATTGTATTTTGCAAGATCCACACAACAAGCACATACATTTTTAGGTTGCGATGCTCCAATTCCATAGCATAGATAATCAGTCAATTTAGCATACTGAAAATTTTCATATTCTCCTCTTGTATTCCAACCTACCATTTCTTCACCACTAATAATGAATTTTGTATCAGGAACACTAAGTACACTGCCATTACACTGTCTCCACCATGCCTCTTCACCTGCTAATTTAACAAATTCATCTTCTGACATATCACACATCTTATTAAATAGGTTTTTAGATATTTCCCATACCTCATATCTATTCCCAGCATATGTAATTTCAGCATCATTTGGTGGATTATCTACAATGTCAAAAAATCTTTTTAATTTATTTCCTAAAATCTCCATTATTTTACCTCTCAAGGAAACCGATATTTATTCTTTGATTCAAATTCTTCAAGTGCTTTATAAAATTCACTGCCTTTAATTTCTATAAAGCCTGTACTATCATCTGGTGTAATAGTTTCATATTTTGTTGTAGAAATTTTTAAATATAATTTATTCTCATGTTCAAATCTTGAAATTGAATATCCCCCTAAATGTAATTCTTTGAAATAATCTCCTTCTTGAATTGGATGATTATTAATAACAATTTCTTTTTCAACGCACAAATCCTGGAACTCTTTTGATGTTTTGCTATTGGCTCTAAATTTTCTCATTAATACATTAGAATCGCAGAATAACTTAGTTGGTTTTAGTAATTCCTTACCAAATTTCTGATTGTTTTCATCGCAATGGGCAATATATAATCTAATATTATGTTTCTCATGCTCTTTAAATGGACAATTTACAAATCCATCTCCACTAATATGATATTCTTTTCCAGCAATACCTTTATTCTCAAAAAAATTATTTACTAATATTCTTCTTTCTTCCTCATGTTTTCTATAATCATCAATCTCTTTGAGGAATTTCTCATTTGTTACAATATAAAATTTCTCCATTTTTTATCTCCACATTTCCACAAGAATCGAATCATTCTTATTAATTTATTCTCTCAATCCATCCAATACTCTCATCAAAACGTGTCTTGTAAGTTTTTTAACATCACCACTGTACAATCCACATTCAATGTCACAAGCCTTTAGAACTTCATCAAGAGTTTTATTCTTCTCTTCACTTAGTAACCTCTTACAGTTCTCATATTCAATATCATTTGTCTCATGAGCATTTCTAAGATTACTTTCTAAGCAGCGAATAATATCAATTAGTTCATCTTTTGTCATAGATTTTAATGTACTGTCGGAATATGTTTTTCTTCCATCACCTATTGACATGTTCCACCTGCCTTTACTATCTCAATCGCCTTTTCAAGAGGAATAAGATAATTATTGCTGTTGCCACTTCCATACAGTTTTACAGAAGAGTCCGTTTTCAACTGTCCTACAACACCATCAATATAATAAGCTGTTGATTGGTCTTTTATGTCTCTATAATCTAACACATAGTTACTACACTCTTGGCAGTGTGATATATCTCCTGAACAATCACCTTCATAGTTGCAATAAAAACTCAACTTATCTGCATCAATTAATCTCATTTTATTTCTCCTATTTGTAATCTTCTGGATGTTCTTTATAGTTATCTACCACGCTTTTCATATAACTAAAATAATCTCTTACAGAATCACTACTATCAGAAAATCCACTTGTCACTTCGTATCCATTATCGAACACTGCAAAGGTTAAGAAACCTGAGCTATCTAGTCCTACTTCTATGTCACAGCCTTTATATTTACCTTTCATGATGTTATTCTCCTAATCATCCTTATCTATAATGAACCAATATAAGAAACTTAAAAGTGTAAAAATGATTCCAAGTATCTTATTTTCTGCTTGATATGAATACATCGTTACACCACTCCAGAACCATACCAAAAGAAATGCGATTGCTTGTCTATAATACTTTTTCATTTCACACCTCCAATTTTCTCAGCTACTTTTGCCTCACATATTCCACAAATGCAGCCATTTTTCTCATCATACTTTTCAAGTTCACTAATGAGATTACTACAACACCAGCTTGATTCATTAAGATGAAACTCAATCATGTCGTCATCCCAATCCGAAGGAAAATCCATTGGTAGATTTATTATCCACTGTATGGTTTTGGTCTGTCTATCTGCCATATTATTCTCCAATTTCTATCTTCTGACCGATAAACTTCTGAAGCTGTTCATTTACATCATCAGGATAAGTTTTCACAACATAATCAGCGCAAACATGAATTTTTGTAATAATCTTATTCTCATCATACTCAATACTTCCAAGTGTTCCACCTGGAATTCTGATAGGCAAACAACTATTCTCATAATCACAAAGCACATAATGTTTCCAATGTCCATTAGGATCAAGTCTAGCAAGTTTATCCAGCTCTGTTGTGATTTCACAATAATATTCATTCATTTTTGAATATCTTGAATTCGCATATTTGTTAATCAGCTTCATAATGTTATTCTCCTAACTATGTTCATATATTTGTTGTTTATATCTTGATTTTATATACTCTGATTGGTTCTCCTTCACTTTTATTGCTTTCTTGTGGATAATACGTATTACCAACCCATTTAAATTTTAAATAGACCAACTCAAAATCGTTTTTATCAATACTACACTTTTCAAGTAATCCATGAAAATTTTTACTCAGCCTAAAACAAGTTTCTACATCATTGTCTTTGTACCAATTCATATTTATCAAAAATTGCGTTCTGTCATTACTAATACCACTATAAAAATTTCTCATTCGCACCTCCAATCTATCCAAAGGAAAGAAAAAATTCATTCCTTACATATTGTCTATTTCTAACCACCTAACAATTGGCTCAGATGTGCTACCTTTTTCCCACACGAACCATGCATGGCACATTGTAGTCGCCCACTTCTTTCCCGTTTTTGGATCTTTCTCTAATCCACTATTCCAAGTTGCCATTCTATTCCTGAACACATATATGTACTTAGGTGGATATTTTTCAAATAATTCTTTTCTTTTTGCGCCCTCAAGAAATTGAATTTTAAGAAACATTGCCATCTGACCATTATCTGTTAATAAATCCATTCCTTTTTCTACAAATTCTTTTGCAAGTGAATATGGTGGATTGGTTATGATGCCTTCGTATTTTTTATCTGTTTCATATGTAAGAAAATTAGCAACAATTGTGTTAGGATATCCTCTATCGACTAAATCAAGTCCTGTAATTTCTCTTTTATTCTTATAAAATTCATTTATTGCATTAGCAATATGACCACCACCTACACACGGTTCTAATATTGTCTGTGCAAAAAAATCATATTTTGAAAGCAGCATTTTTACTGCTTCAGGATTTGTCGCATAGTAGTCATTTTCTACTCTTTCATTTTCTGGATTACCACCAGCCAATTTAGCACCTGCTAATACTTTTTTCTCCATTTTGTGTTACCAGAAAGCTCATATGATTTACAGTAGCTACACTTTACATCCTTTCTGATATTTATTCTCTTATTAATTGGGATTCCCATAACCGAATAGCTTAGATATGATTAAAAATTCCCTATGAAAGATTGGTTTTAAGTGAAATCACTTCATCATTTCTTTCAGTTTTTTATTCTTATATTCTCCTATCCGTTGTGTTTTAATAAATACTCCCTCGAAACATTTTTAAAACTTTTTTGCCCTGAAATATCTCTGTATACAAATCCCTCTCTCTTAACCTTTGGATTTAATTCACTATATCCATCAGCTTCAAGTTTCATCTCTTCCATAGTCTTAGGTAACTCATAAGCCGTATCAATAATTGGCACACTTGTTAATCCATGGCTCTTACAGAAATCAGCCATTTCTACAGTTCCCAGTCTTGTACCATCAATAATCAGATTGAATACAAATAACTTATTCTCCGTAAATTTATATGGATTTCCCTGAACCGAGCCAACTCCTTCACCTTGTAACACAACTCTGTTATAGTCATTCTCTGTTGCAAACTGCGTAAGAATCTTTTCAATGTCATATTTATCAGCCAATTCCCAATAAATATTTGACTCGTGATAACAAGCCTGTTCTCTATCAGCCTGCCTTACATTTCTACTGCATACGATAAAATCAAATTTGTTCTTGCCCTTCTTCAATCTATCAACTGCAAATGTGCAGCTTGTACCATCGCATTTCTCAGTCTTAATCCACTTTTCTGTACTCTGAAGATAAAATGGTGCATTCTCAATTCTTGTCTCATCTGTTTTGACAATCCAATCTGGAAACTTCTTTGGATTATCTTTCTTGCGACCAAACAATAGAAACATAATCTTACGACCAATGCTGTATCTCATAATCCTTCTTACAATTGGGTTAGCGAATAACTTTGGTCTACGCTTTGCCATTGACTTATATTTAGCATTTGGATCAATCTTATTAGTCTTTCTTGCTGCATCCTCTTCTGAAGCATATGTAATCTTCAAAGCTTCTGTAACATCATCACCAATATTTCTATCCTGTAATTCTGGGAAAAGTGATAATGGTAAGGCTAATCCCTGGCTAATTACTTTGAACTTGCCAAGTTTCATAGTCTTAACTTTGAATTTCTTATTTGCCAAAAATGCGAATCTCTCATCTGTTTCAGGACACTTGCTGTCAATTTCGATATAAACAGCCATATCTCCTACATTAAACTCGCCTTTCTTAGCGATGCAAACCCATCCTAAAACTCCAATGAGTTCAATATTATCAGCTCCTTCAATCGGTCTGATCCACTCAATTTTTTCTACATGTGCTAATGCTCTCTCTTTGTTCTCCAAGTTCCTCTTACCTTAGTAAGTAGTGCGCACTTTATCCTATAGGAACTTTTCTATTTTTCCTTTCTTATTTAATCTTCTAATTTATTACCTTTAGCTTCATTACAAAGCTTACACATTGTTTGATAGTTACTAATATCATCAATACCACCTTTTGAACGTGGTAAAATATGATCTTTTGTCATTAAAATTTCATCACCATTATCATCAACTGCATACAGATTTAGATGATATGTTTTATCCTGCAAATGTCTTTCTTTTGCAAAATATTTGCCTTCAATTCCACAAAATACACACTTACAACCTTTTGTGAAAAATGTCTGGTATCTTTGGCTATTACCTTTTATTAAATCTCCATCGAAATCAACCTTTGCATTTCTCTTATCTTTTTCAAATAAAACATTTTTCACTTTATTTCTAACTTCATCAATAGAATATACTTCCTTGCGAATTAAGTCCTCATGCTTTGATTTTGATTTTTTTAGTTTTGGTTCACAAAACTGCTTATTCAATAAAGTATTGTAGACATCTTCGATGTTTAAAACATCAATCAAATCTTTTACCGTTCTGATGTTGTTAGGAATATAATCAGAAAGTAAATGTCTATTCCAAACAATCTTAAAAATTTCTGTATCCAAATTTGGTGATAATGGATTATTATTCTTGGGAAAACTCGTATTTAACAAATCTTCAATAGTTTCATATTTGTCTAATAACTCCTTATCATTAAAACGATAATGAAATTTAAGACCTTTAAAAAATTTCTTTTTGCTCATAGTGACATCTCCTTTAAAATTTTATTGTCACTTATATATTCTCTCTTTTATTTGGAAATCGTGAGCAGAAATGCTCTAAGATAAAATCATTTGAAATGCTTCTTTCTTATTTCTCATATAAAGCTTTCTGAAATTGTTTTCTAAATTTCTTACAAGCTGATTCATTTTGACTATCTGTTAATACTCCATGTATATAACAATACTGAATTGAATATAATAACTTTTGTAATCTCTCAGCGTCTTTACTGAGAGTACACCCTTGTTTATTCACATACTTTTCCAAATTATCAAATAACGGATCAAAATTACTCATATCTACAACTTTACCCATATTCTTATTCCCCCATCTGATCTACAATACTTTGTAACTTGTCAATATACATCTGTGCATATTTTTTATGTGATAACTGTTTAATATTAGCAGGTACAAAAGCTAACTTTGCTTCACCAAAAACATCATTATTTGAATAAACTTTCATAAACTGGCACATAGTTTCAGCATCAACCCGATCTAAATCTAGCTGAAAACAAATTACATCGCCCTTCTGTGGATGCAGTTTTCTAACCTTAATAAGTGTCTGTTTAAATAACTTCTTTTTCTGTCTCTTGTTCAATTTCTCACCTACTTTCACAACCGAATGAATCGTGGTTTTCCTACTTTATTCTTGCAGCACAGGGTTTGCATATATATACCTTTATTTTTTAAATCGTGTTTTAGATATAATATTTTTAATTTTACAGATATTACACTCTACCAAAACACATGATACTCTTTGTTTAAAATTATTTTTATAATATATTTTTCCTAAATCTTCAATTATATTAATCATTCCATATATAACTCCTCAAATACAATTTGTTTAGGTAATAATTTATAGCACCAATAAGCACTCATAAAAGTGATTTTATTTTGAATAACACCATTATTTAAAAATTTCATTCTCTTGTTAAAAGATAATATTTGTAATTCTTTATCTTTAAACAAATGATATGGAGCTGCATCATTCCACCAAGTATTGGGTGCAATAAGCGCAAATGGTTTGCCAAAACTTAATGCTCTTTCAAAGATTTTTCTTTTATTAGTAAATGGTGGATTAGACACAATACAATCCCAGTTCTCATCAGGTTCATATGTATAGAAGTCTTGTCCATTATCTATATGAGTAGCGATTACTTTGTGACCTGCTTCTCTAATTTGTTTAACAAATTCACTATTTTCCATGTCAAATGGACACCAAACCGTTGCTTCTTTTGGTATATATTTTACTATCGGTTTAACACCGTAATTTGGTGTCATACATTCGTCATTGTTTCCTTTGCTATATAATACTTCTTGACTATTAATCTTTGTCATTTTTCAAAAAGGTACAACGTTGTTTTATTCTTGCAAGAAACCTATACCTTTCTTAATATTTTTTGTAATTACATTTATATATTCTTTTAATTCTTGTTGTCTCCAACCTCTGAAGCCTTGATTTTAGGGAATTTCAGAGATTGAGATTTTAATAATTTGTGATTAATACCTCACAATCGGCACTCTTGTCCTTTTTCTGATAATTGCAGTTGCTATAATCATGCTTTAAATAATGAACTATGTATTTATCTTTCCATTTATCAAGTAATGGATTGTCATATTTGAGATTATTACTTAATGCAAACTTAACACCTTTATCATTCAACATATCAAGAGTCTCTAGTAATTTATTCTCCATTTCTTCTGTCCAGCCACCGTTTTCATTGTATGTAGCAACAGAATTGAAATATGGTGGATCTGCATAAACAAAATCGCCTTCCGTAAAATCGGAAAAATCAAATCTCTCAAATGGAATATTTAAGAAACTACAGTCTATTTCATTTAGCCGCTTATGAAAATCTATAAATTTTTGTCTAAGAGTGGGATTAAAACTTGACCTATCTTTACCAAAAGGCATATTGTATTCACCTTTGGAATTGAATCTGATTTGATTATTGAACGCATAACATAAAAGCGTATAGAATTTAATTGGGTCTTTAATACCTGTGTTATATTCTTCTCTAAACAGTAAATATCCTTCTTTGTTTTCTTTAGTTAATCCATACTTATTAATATATGAATCAATCTTATGTAATACTTCTTCAATATTTGAACCTTGTAAATATCTTAGAAAACCAACTACCTGTTCACATATATCATTGTAGATAATGTGATCAGCCTTTACATTAATACCAACATTAAAACCTCCACCAAATAAATCCACGAAAGTATTTATCTTATCTGGAAACATCGGTATAATGATTGGTAGTAACTTATACTTGCCACCTACATAATTAAGTGGACTCTTTATATTACTCAATTTTTGTTCACCAATAGTAGCTGCGCAGCTTTACTCACATGTGAACATTTTCCTTTCTTTAATTGTACTTATATTGTTATATTCTCTTGTTTTGTCCTGAATATTGTATAATTTTCGTGACAAGCCAAGAAACCAAAATTTCTTCTTGTTTTATTCTTTACCTACTTGTTATTTTAATATGGATTGACTTTAATGATTTCTTTTCCAACCTTTTCAGCATACTTAACACAATTTGCAGTACCACCTTTTGTGCCATCCCAAACCGCAATAACTTTATCTGCCAAATCAACCATATATTCATTTCTTTTCTGCATTAGCCAAGGCTTATATTCTTCATCAGATACCAACTTCACTGTATCTGCTTTTGAAAGAATATCGTTATATTGGTCAATACTTTCCTTAATCCATTTACAAGAATGATTCTTACGAGGAATTGCACAATGTAATTTAATGTCATAACCTTCGTCTTTGAGTTCTAATACTGCCAATGCAAATACTGTATCAACTCCAAGAGCCATTCCTGTAATCGCTTCTGTACAATTATTCTCTTTTAGAATTGATTTAAACTGTTTTTTTAAGTTCTGCCAACGTAGATCAGATAAGTTGTAACCATATAATTTACTTGGTCTGTGACCTGTTACACATATTTTCATATTTTGTCCTTTCACGGTTGGATTCACTTCTCAACCTCAATACTTTTTAAGCTGCCAAGAATGTTCATTGATTGTAGATACAACTTTTTTGTTACAATTTTAATGGCTTTTTCTAGCACTTCATCGTATGTTATGTATCTCAAATCAATTTTGGTTCTATCATTATCTCTATATATCTTAGGAAGAAAGTATAGATAAGCATAATCAACACCTACAAGCTGTGTAGTTAATTGAGCTACCAATTCTTCTCCAATATAGAAATCATATTCACCATATACCCATCTATTTTTTACTCTGTGCTTTCTTACTTCCATAATCCTTCCTTCCTAATGAAATATCGCATTCATTTTTATTTTAGTCTGTTCTTATATCGCTCAATACCATATCTTTCAAGCGAACTACTTGTCATAGTAGCCATTTCCACGTTTGTATTTAACAGAATTGACAACACAAGTGGAAGCTCATCGATCAGAATATTTTTATCTCTTTTCATTGCATCAATATCAGCAAATTCATATGCAGAATAAATCTTAACCTCTTTATCAGTAATTCTTTCTGCTAAATCACAAAGATACTGTTTCATACTCTCCGTTCCTACGATAATTGGATATCCCGTCTCTACTGCTTTCATAATAAGTCTTGTTGATTTACCGTATCCTCTTGGTACATTTAAAATTTCCATGTGTATATTCTCCTATCGTTTTTAGAAATTTGGATAGAATGAAGGCATAAGCTGAAGCTTGAATAAATTCTTCTCATGCATTGAATCAATCTTCGCTTTTACATCCTCATCATTAATCTCTCCTGTTCTGATATACCTATCAAGAGTGTCATAAGTGAATCCAAGGTTGTCCTCGTCAGTCTTTCCACAAAGACCGTCAGTAGGTGTCTTATCTACTAACTCAGATGGAAGTCCTAATTCACGACCAATCGCCTTAACTTCCGAAACTGTGAGCTGCGATAGTGGACTGAAATCACCTGCTGCGTCTCCATATCTGGTAGCATATCCTACCCAATCCTCTGAAAGATTACATGTATTTGCAACACGACCATTGATTGTCTGAGATACTGCATAAAGTGTAGCCATTCTGATACGAGCAGGAAGGTTTGTTGTTGTTTGTATAGATAAATTTTCGTCTAATGATGTTTTAATTTCATATTCAGCAACATTAACAATTGTTCCAATTGGAATGATCGTTCGAGGAATATCTAAAAAGTTGCATAGCATATGACTATATTCGATATCAGATTGTCTTCCCTGCGGCATAAGTACACCAAACACTCTATCTTTCCCAAGAGCTTCTACACACAGAGCAGCTACAACGCTTGAGTCCTTACCTCCTGAAATTCCAACTACTGCATTACAATCCTTACCATTCTTATCAAACCAATCTCTGATCCACTGTACTACTTCGTTCTTTACTGTCTTTACATCAAAATTACTCATGTTTTATCTCTCCTTTTTCAATCTTCTCAATCAATGTAAGTAATTCATTGTATACCTGAATTAAACCGCCTCTGTCATCAATATAAACATTTGCATATATTTTTCTACCTGCAAAAGCTACAGATGCGTCACAATTGATACCTCTATACTTGATATTGTTGTCCTTTAGATACTGCTCAATCATTCCGTATTTATCTTCACCATTCCCAGTAAAAATAATTATCTCTGAATAATTCTCCCATCTTTGTAAAAGATTAATGACATTCTCATATGTCCTACCCTTCTTATGGAAATCATAAATCGTATCATCGAAATCTACACAAAAGATAAGCCTGCCATATTTCTTAAATTCTTCCTCTAATCTATTGTAGGAATTATTGGCTTGAAGATAAAAATCCATATTACTTTCCTCCATACATTCTGTTCCTAATGTCCTCAAATGTATCCTCTCTTACTAATTCTCCATTCTTGAATACAGTTGTAAGCAAACTATCTTCATTCATATCGAGTAACTGATCCTGACACTTCAGTTCTCCATCTTCTTCATATACTTTGCAACACCCCTTATGAGATTTCTTTAAATGGCTTGTATCAGTCTTCGGATCTTTGAAGATCATAAGCCTCTTACCATCAATAACTCCATAAGTAGCCTTCATTGCAATTCCAAAAGTATCTCTTGTAACAACAATCATCTTTCCATTCTCGACAATAGCTGTAAAACAAAATGCACCTACACCATAAGCAATGTTATTAGCTGCAAATCCACGCCTTTCTAACTCTCTCCAAATAGTCTCTACATTAGAAAGAGTACATCCGTCACCATAGATAATACCAATATGAGGATCTAACACCTTATAACCCTTACCGTTGATAGAACCACCAAAGATATCCCATAATCTTTCTACTGTCTTAACTGAAATCTCTACAATATCACCACTGTCAGGACGAACAAGCAACTTGCCATTGTGATTCATAATCTCTTCCTTACACTGTGGAAGAATATTGTTTACCATATTCCAATAATCATAGGTATCTGAAACCATACTAAATGAAGTATTTGGATATAATTCTGTAAGTAATCTCTTAACGAATGTAATCTCATCACCATCAATTGAGTAATTTGCTCCCATTACGGAATGCTCTGTTGATACTGCACCAATTCCAATACCACTATTCTTACAATCAGCATTGTAATATTTATCAATATATGTAATGGCAGGAATAGTTGAAGTCTTATTGAAAGATAATAACCATGAAGCAGAACATCTTGTAGCTTCGTCCATACAAGACATACCTCTCATACCAAAATCGGCACAAGCCATATTGCCAGGTAAACCGTCTGTTGTTTTGTTATACCAATAATCTGCAATCTCACGATACATATGACCAATAGTTGCGTGACAGCAAGGCTTCCATAATTCAACCTGAAGGATACACTCAATCCACTGAACAAGCCATGCAAATTTGTCATCTGTATTGGTAATTTCAATACAAGGAACTCCCATTGGTACAAGTGTTCCCTCTGGTAAAGCTCTAATTTTAAGTGGCAGATAACCAAGTCTGTGAAGTTCTACAATCTTCTCTAAGTCGTAATTATCTCTGCCAATCTGCACATCCATTGAATCTGTATAAAGAGATAACATCTCATTCTCTGATAATTCAAAGAAATTCTTCTGGAAATATCCCATTAGATATTCCTTAATAAAAGCCTGTAATCCGAAGAAAACCATATGATTCTGATTTTCCAACATTGATTTACGAGGCACCCAATATGAGACTAACTTAGTTAATCCCTTTGGGTACATACGATCATGACACTGCTTATAAGTATCACTAAGTAATAAAGCCATTGTGTTATCCATAATTTTAAACCTCCATAACTGTAATCTTTTCATGACTACCATTAAACAAACTGTTTGTAGTAAATAATCTGTTCACTGTATTATTCTCCAAAGACTTGATCAACGTTCCTTTTTCTTTATCAAGAATTGAATTCTCTGTATGTGTTGCATACGCATAAATCTCAGTTACACCATGTTTCTTTAATTCTTCTGCGCTATAATAAAGTGAACCGCCATATGCGATAATATCATCAATCATTAACACAGCTTTGTCCTTCAAATCAATACCATTTGTTATAATGTCTAATCCAAGGATTTTGCCAGTCTTCCAATCTCTTTTCTTTTCACCATAACAATATGGTAACTCAGGGAATAAATCTGAATATCTCTTAGCTGCACCTGCGTCTGGGAAATAAAGTACAAGATTTCTCATGCCAATCTTTGAAATAGCTTTATCAACATACTCTTTTGGATTTTCTTTTACACAATTATTGAGTAATGCAGTAGAAACATCGCTATGAGCATCTAAAACATAAACTGATGAAAATCCTAACCAATTGATAAAATCGCAAAAATACTTCAATGTGAATACTTCATCATCATTTTTTACTCTATCCATTCGTGCATTAGGAATATATGGAAGATATAAATAATAATCCACATTAGTAAAAAATCTTTCAAGATGTTTCCTTACTAACATCAGATAAAACATCTCATCGTTACTCTCATAAATCCATTCAATCCAAATGCAAGGAGAGCCATCATAAGTGTCTTCCTCAATGTTGTTTGTATCAATATTTACTCTTGGTGTTCCATCTGGGAACTTGTTGATTGCTACAATTTCACCATTAATTTTAATCATATTCTACTCTCCAATCACGTTAATCTGACACATCTTCATTGTCTCTAATGCAGCCTTATGCGTCTCAGGTGTAACACCTGCACAGCAACTTGCATCCACTGTAATATCAATATTAGGATAATTTGCTCTAATCATAAGTGCATTTGACACTACACAAATGTCTGTACAAAGACCACAAACTTCTACTTCTGTAAAATCAAAATCATCCCAATGTGTCCATCCGAAAGTCGGCTTATCAATAACTACGTCATTCTCAATATCAAAATCTAACTTATCTGAAATCTGCCATCCGATTGTATTTTTTACACAATGGACAACTGGGAGATGCTTTCCTTCATATGTTTCTAAATAATTATTTGGGTGTGTATCTCTTGTAAAAATTACACTATCACCATTTTCTCTGTACTCCTTGATTTTCTTTGCCACATTAAGTACAATACTCTGTGCTTCATTTGTGCCAAGTGAGCCATCAATAAAGTCATTCTGCATATCAATTACAATTAGTGTTTTACTCATAATGTTTTTCCTTTCTATACTATATCTTGTTATTATTATTTTATCTAACCAGTATATGTAGTGTTAAACTTACCATGAAATGTCGGTTTCAATTCTCGTCATCTTGAAATGCTTTTATTCTATTTTCAAGATAATCTATCTCATCTTTCCAATGCTCAACTAACATATCTTCAATCTGTTGTTTTGCATCTTCTATGCTATCAGCAATAATTGTGTCATATTCTACATTTAATTCTTCTGAAACATAAATATAAACATTCTCATCCGTTTCATCTTGAACAAATCCAGCTACTACATTCTCATTTTCTTCTTCATAGAACTGACTGAAATGTAGTTTATAACATTCTTTGCCAAATTCGTTTTTCTCTCCTACTTCCCAATATTTATTCATAAACACCTCACAATTAATTATTCTCTTCATATTTCTGATCAAATAAGATCATTACAAAAGTAAAAGTGAATATACCTAAAACAATACCACCAACTAAGGCAATTGATTGTGGCAGGAATAAAGATAGTAAAAGACTAAATCCTAAAACTAATCCAATTGCCATAGCACATATAATTGCAACTACTAATAATACAGTACAAGTCATTTTAAACGCTTCCTTCAAGTTATCACCTCCCAATGAAAGACAGGGTTCTTGTCAAATTTTTATTATTCATATGCTGTCATTTCTATAAAATTCTCATTCAAATCAAATACAATAGCTGCTTGACAATAAGTACCACCAATAATTAATTCTTTTACATTAGGATTCCATGTTTTCTCTTCGTACTTGATTTTCCATTTATCTAACCAATTCTTCCATTGAATGTAATCTGATACACATTTTTGACTGCCAAGAATTTGCATCACATCAGACTTTCTTACAAAGCCCATTTCAGATGGTAGCTTGGACAATTCTTTTCGTAATACTGCTTTATCAATTAATTGTCCCATATGGTTATTCTCCTTCTCTACGAGTATATGGTTCACAAAACTCCAACATTTCTTCATTTATATGTCCTTCTTTAATAAGCTGTTCATACAAATCAATCCAACCTTGTGCAGATAGGTTATGATAATATCCAATACAGTTTCTCCAATGTTTACAATCAAATGTCGATGGATAAGTTTTAATTTCAATGTATGTTCTACACTTTTCATATAGATTCTTAGAATAACAATTTGACGCACTTTTAACATAACTATTACATTCAATAAAAGCTTCTGTTGGATCATACTTACTTCTCATGTCTGTTAATATTCTGTCATATAATTCTGTCTTAGCGATATATATGCAATGGATTAGAAAATAGATATCATCATCTTCATATGAAGAACTTGTATAGAATATTTGATTGTGATTGACTTGTTTGTGAGTATCTTGTGGTGTAAACGTTGCTAAAACCTTTTCGATTTCTTCTTTGTGTTCCAAATAATTATCAATAGGATCTCTGATTAAATTACACTCAGCTCTATATCCTCGTTTATAATCTGACATACTGTTATTCTCCTAATCAATTTCTTCAAATGCAACACTATTAAATTCCACATCTGGAAACTCTTTTATATATACAATTGTGTGCCAAGAATGAACTACAATATCTTCCAATGTATATTCTTTATCAACTTCCAATAAGTGATGATTTTCACCGCCACCACCCCATACGTCATCATCGTTTCTAACACATTTAATTTTTCTTCGTTTTGTATTATAAATATCCATTTAATTTCCACTCCTCTTCCAAACACCTATATATTCCTGTGACTCCTGTTTGAATCTTTTTAACATATCAATTAATGCATCTACTTCTGTCAAATCATTAAAAACAATCTCAACTGGATCTTTTTCTTTTAAATCCAATCTTTCTGCGTAAGGAAATGGTTTGATAAAACATTCAAATTTAATATCTCTGCCCTTATGTCTGAGTGTGATTTCATTAACATTTTCTTTGTCACCAATCTTCAATATTTTGCCTCCTTGTGAAATGCGAGTTTCATTTGAACTAAATCTCAAACAACTTCTCTACAGCTTTCTCACCTGTAACTCTATCTGACTTCTGTAACACTTTGCGTTCTTTCTGCCAGATACATTTAAAATCATCAGGCATATTATATTCACTTATCAACACTATATTATTTTCTGAAAGTTTACGAAGAAAATCGTAGAATTCGCTATAGTCGATTGACTGTTTAGAATACTGTTTTGTATTTTTATAAGGTGGATCGAAGTAAAAGAGGCAGTTCTTATAATCTGCAAAGTCTTTGTAATCACAACATCTAAATTCAATATCATTTAAATCAGGAATTTGTGTTCTAAAATTCTTCAGTCTTTCATTATAAATACTTCTACCACCCTTAGAATCTCTGCCATATCCACCATCAAAATATCTGCCACCATAAGATGCACAATATCCAATAAGTGCTATATACTCTTTTGAATACTTATGTGTTCCAAGTTTTCTATCTTCTCTCACATCGGCATAATGTTCAAATGTACATACATCTGGTGCAATAGATAAATCATTATCAGACTGAGCATATTTCAATAAAGCAATTAGTTCTTCATTAATGTCAGCCCCTATCTTCTTATCACATTTAATCTTATCAATTAAATTCGCTCCACCAACCATAGGTTCTATGTAAGTTTTAATATTATTGTCATCAATATACTTCTGAATAATTGGCACTAAAAATTTTGCCAATCTATTTTTACTTCCTTGATATACCATTCCATTACCAGAAAGTGACATGTCCTTAGTAGCTACCTAACTTTTTCCTTTCTGTTTTAATATTTTCTACTTCACATATAAACTTTCATACACAATACTATCATTTGATTTACCAATAGTACGCTTAAAGCTGCTATTACCACTAAGTAAATATTCGTGTCGTGTATATACATCTTCTGGAACATTCCATGTATTGTCTATATCCCCACTCTTACCATCGAATGATAAAGCATACTTGCAAGGTAAACTCCTCAAATAATTCCAAAACTTCTCATAATCAATTGTTCCATAATACATACCCTTTGTATTGGCATAAGGTGGATCAAGATACAAGAAGTCGTTATCTGTTGGGTTAATATCTTCATAAGAACAACTGATAAACTCTACATTATTTTTCTTCAGCATATGACTCCACTCAAAAATAATCTTTTCAAAAGTTTCAGGAATAATACCATTTCTTGTTACATGAAAAGAATTATTAAATTCACCATCACGATTATATCTTGGCATACCATTAGTAGTAGTTCTCATAATGAACATAAAATCTAATGGATTATGTTCTTTATTGTATCGTTCTCTTACACTTGCAAAATATTCTTTTTTACGTTGTTTGTCATCATCAACATTTAACTCATTCCAGAGTTTCTTATAATAAAAATAAACTTCTAATGGATTATTGATAATCTCTTTCCATAAATCAATTAACCCGCTATTCAAATCACTACATACATAATGATTAACTTTGATGTCGCTATCTAATAATCTCCTTAATACAGACGCTCCACCACAAAACGGTTCATAATATGTATCAATTTCTTTTGGAAAGAATGTCAGTATCTTTTCTGCCTGACTTCTTTTACTTCCACTCCATTTAATTACTGGTTCGTACATTTAATCTACTCAGAGCGAAATTTCTTTAAGGCTGCCACTCACTCCTTTCGTATTTTGTTCACATATATATTTTCTATTTATTCAACAAATCCAAGAATAATTTTTGCAATACACTTTGCATTATGAGAATCCATATCTTGAATAATCGCTTTTGCAAGATTGATATTATGATATTCTATAATTTCAATCTCTTCGTCTGTTGGATTATTACGATCTTCAATCGCTGAGTTAAACTTCTGACAAGTTGATATAATATTTTCAAGCATATTTTTCACCTCGCTAACTTCAAATGAAAGATTTCTTTCAATGTATTATTTGAATTCTATCTTATTTCTTTTTAATACCTTAACTGCCTTGTCATAATCAGTTTCAGCTACTTTGATGTTTTTCATCTTGGTAGGCTTTGGTTTTATCCAATAGCGACATTCTGTAATATCTTCGTCATACCACATCAAACCACCTTCACAATATTTATGATACTGGCAGTCATTGTTACCACATCTACTCATTTATATATTCTCTCACTCTCTTATTTCCAACCTCAAAAATTTCCTTATCTTTCTCAAAACATATGTAATTCCTATTTGTATTCATAGCTGCAATCGCAGTTGTACAACTTCCTGCACACGAATCAAGAACCAAATCACCTGGATTTGTGTATGTCTTGATAAAATACTCACACGCTTCAACAGGCTTTTGGCACTGATGTAAGCTACTTTTCTGAGTATCCCATTTAAACTGCAAAACATCTCTTGGATATCTTTGTGTACTACCACCACCTGAAATACCAATCTTTGTAGCACCATAACAGTTACCATCTGTTGTATGTTTTGTATAAGAATGAACAGGCGTATGTCCTTCTGTCATTTGTGGATTGTAAGTAGGGAGTTTCTTATAGAAAATCAAGACATTTTCGTGTGCCTTCATAGGCATTTTCTTAGCGTTTAGATGACCAGTTGCTTTGGTCTTTTCGATAATCCATTCATAGCGATATAGCTTTTCATTACTACAAGCGAGCCTCTTATCAAATGGTGACTGCGCCCATAATGCAATACAACCATTATCTTTGATAATTCGATTGTAGTGAGTCCATAAACCATCTTTTTTGTTCTCATAAAACCAATCTCTTGTATATTCAAGACTGCTATCTATTACTTGAGCTAACTCGAACAAATCTGTTTCATAAAAATATTGACCTGATAATTCCACATAATCATTTAACGGCATTTCACATTCCCAAGAATTATTAGTCGTATTATAAGGCAGATCCGTGAAGATGAAATCGACTGACTTATCATCAATCTTTTTCATACCTTCAAGACAGTCTTCGTTGTATATTTTGTTAATCTCTAACATTTCTTACTCAGAGCAAATCCAGATTTAATGCTGCAGCAAATCTCTCGCTCCTTTCATTGTATTAATTCTCTTAATAAATCTCTGTCCATTCACTAATTTCTACTTTATTATCAGGATAACCAGACAAACTTCATTCATTATCGTTATATACTACTTTCCACATAGCATTTTCTCCATGTGGATTACCTTTAATTTTTCCATAATATAATCCCGAACATGGAGGTACTTCTTCGTCAACATTCTTCCAAATTGGCTTTTCATATACCTTATTAATGTCATCTACCGCTTTTGCCAAATTCGTCATTGTATTTGTAAAATATTTTTCCTCTGTTTTAAGCATAGAATCAAAATAACTCTTCATAATGTCTAAAAGATTTTTTGTAAATTTTTCAGATGTGTCATTCATTCCAAGTATGTAAGTATGATTAATCTTAAAAGAAATTCCAAGTCCAATAAGTGTTCCAACACAAAGTCCTAATAATCCAATTAATACCATTAAACAAATATCCATATTTTACCTCTCTTTCTTATCATCCGAAGGAAACTTCGGTTTACTGTGTCTTTTGTAATATCATTTATTTACTATGGTAAGTCAACAATATTGTATCTAACAGTACCATCGTCATATTTCTTGGTTTCTAATATTCCATCAACATATTCTCCAATTTTGTCTGAATATTTGTTATATGTATTACTACCAGAAATATTATATTCTACACTGTTATATTCAACAGTAATTCTATAAACTGCTGAATGCGATTGTGGCATCATCGTTTTAGTCGCAGGATTATAATGCATTGTTGTATAAGCAGCCCTGTGATATTCGTCTGTTATTTTTACTTGAACCGTAGATGTTTCGGTGCTAATGCATTTTGCACAGCCGGTTAATATAAACATAAATGCTAATAGTAAAGCCAAACTATATAAAATTTTCTTCTTCATATGGTTTATTCGACCTCCTTTAACACAAGAATTGCTTTATAGTATCTACTATTACATGAGCTGGACTCTACTTTATATCCAGCATCTAAATAATCATCCATAGCATTCTCAAAATCATTGCTATTTTCCATTTCTAAAATTACACATTTCTTCATATGGCTTATTCTCCTTTACTATATCCAGTCTCTTCAAGGAATTTATCAAATTCCTCTTTTTTCATACAGTTTGGATAATACATATCTACCACCATATCAAACGGCTTTAAATAATTATCCAATACATCTTCAGCATTCTCTTTTGCTTCCTGCATTTTCATATTGATATAATCTTCTCTCGTCATATTCCATGCTGTAGGACAATCCGTGACACTCGAAAATCTACAATATAATCCATTCGGTTGTTTTGATATAAATCCTGCCATATTATTCTCCTAATTCTTTTAGTGCATTAACAAGTTCAGCGAGTCTTGGATTCTCAGGATGCTCCTTTGCCATCTTTTCATATAAAGCAATATTATTCATCTTTTCAATCTCAGACTTTAGCTCCTCCTCAATAGAGGCTTTTTGCTTTGCAATTTCTTTCTGACGATTTTCCTCGTCAGTTCTTGCATTGTATGCGTTCATATTAACTACACCAACAACCTGAGCTGTCACACCTTTTCCATACTCTTCGACTGTCTTAATTTCTTTTAAAATTCCAAGAACTCTATTGCCTTTCCCTCTTGCATTTACAACCAGATACAACGGATGATTGGTATCATACTTAAGAATTTCATTAATATCTTTATCATATAAAGCAAATCCATAATCTTTCTTATTGTAATCATCTACCAAATTTACAATCGCCACTTTACTAAATCCTGTCATTTTATTATCCTCACTTTCATCTCTAATAATATTCAATTCACTTCTACTGAACCAATATAATCCATTGGAACTTGCTGCATTATACATTCCGTCAATCTGAACAGCTATTGATCCGTTTGTAGTTTTAATAACTTGTCCATATAGCCCAACAATGTTTTCTTCTCTGTATTTTCTTTTATCAGTATATGTAACTTTTACTCGTTGATTTTGATATTCTTCATAATCGTAAATCTTGCTCATCGCATCACCTCCTGTTAATATATTCTCGTATCATTTACAATTTTTTGACAATTTTCAATTACCCTACAAATCAATCTCTTTCCATTATCACTAAAATAATCATTATTTTTCTGTTGATTATAGTAATCTTCAAGTTTATTGTTAGCAGATTTTAACCTTCGAGATATATTAGCATAGTCGCACTTATTATCACATTCCGATGAATATTCTTTATTGTATCTTAATTTACATTCCATACATGGACTGTACATTTTGCACCTCCTGTTAATTTATTCTCCTAATCCATATCTTCTTAACCATTCTTTTTTGCTTAATGTGGTTACACCACGTTTCTTTTGTTGCTTCCATACCTTGATAGCATATTCTTTTGTCATTCCTGGCACTGGATAATGTATTACGGATTTTGAGATTGTATATGGTTTTCCTATAGAAGCCATCTTCAACAAATCTAATAAGTTAGTCATAAATATAGCCTCCTAATCCTCAATATAATTTATTTCTTCCAAAATTGAACTTCCTATAACATATAGTTTCTTTGAAATTATCCTTGTTACTCTTTTAAGGAATTCTTTATGAAGTTCATTCTCTTGCTCATACACAACCATTTTTTGATTCCCATTTCTATGACAGCAAGCATATGTTCCTTCCTCATACTCAGCTCCATAATAATAAAAATACAGATTGTATTTATGATTATGTTTACTAAATAACCACGGATGAAGCGTTGCAATAGTTATATAGTTATTTCCGATTTTTATTCTAAAATCATAATGTGACTTATTTTGTACGATTTTCAAAAACTTCACCTCTTTTCATATTAAGAGTACATTCATTTCTATACTCTATGAGAGCATACTTGTTCCTTATCATTACATGTTAGGATCGAGGTTTATTCCAAGGCATTATATTCTCAAATGAGTTTCAGCCTATACGCTCATCGGTTGACTGACTTGTTAATTTCAGCCTTCACCTTTACTTTTTCACCATCTCAGGTTTTCAGTTCGTTTTACCTCATTTATATATTCTCTGCTAGAGCAGAAGAAATCTATGATTCTTGTTCTTCTACAACCTTATTATTTTATGTCATCTCTTTCATAAAAACATAAAAGCTCCGCAGCATGATTCCTTTGAATAGTAAGATTATCTACTTCCTCCTTTAGTTCTTTATTCTTTTTTTCAAGTTCGGCTATTCTATTTCTCAACACATCTTCTGTTAAAAACTTCTGAGTTCCAATTTGCTTATAATCAAACGGAACAGATTTAACAGAATAATTGCTGATATAATCTGTTGTCCCATCGGTATATGTAATAGTTGGCTCAAAAAATCCACGATTCTTACAATTGTCACAATGGCAGATAGATGAAATATACCCAATCTTGCCATCATTGTTTTCTACAAAATCACCTTCATGAAATTGAATGTCTGTTATATTATTCTCTTTAGGAATAACTGGCTCTCTAAATATAAGTTTTAAATATCCTTCACCTACATTTTCTTCACCGATAAACGTATAACCACGATCTTCGTATTTTTTAACTGTTTCTTTTGCTTTGCATATCTTTACGCCAACAGTCATCTATTCATTCTCCTTTTTCTTTGTTTTTGTATATATTTATTCTCTGAAAATCAAAAAGAAATTCCGCTTTACTTGGAATTTTTATTTTTATACATAAACAGCTTTTCTCTTCGAAAATCCTTAATGTTATTACATTCTCTATTGCTGTCAAATGTAATCTTAACTTGTTTCTCCCAAATGCAATCAAAGTCATCTGGCATTGAATATTCACTTATAATGACAACATTATCTTTAGACATTTCTCTACACCATTGATAAAATTGTTCATATGGAAATTCACCTGTTTTGTATTTGGTTGTATTTTTATACGGTGGATCACAATATATTACATACCCATGTAAATTAGAATAATCTAAAAATGAAGCTGTTCTAAAATGGATATCTTTAAGATTTGGAGCTTGCTTCATGCATGATTTGTAAGAATAAATATCTCCCCGATGTTTAGCATCATCACGCTTTGCATAACCACCAAACCACTTTGCTCCAAAACTAAGTTCATATCCTATATACCCTGTTATAAAATCAGAATATTTGTCAGGATTATTTTTTACATCAATATAAAATTCTTTCGATACTTCTTTTGGTGGTTCAATTCCTTGCTGCAAACCAATAAGTACAGAAATTACATATTTATCAATATCGCTTCCTATCTTATTGTCACATTCAATTTTATCAATAATATTTGCACCACCTACGAATGGTTCTAAATAACCATTGCATCCCTTGTCTATATAATTCTGTATAATCGGTACAATTTGTTTTGATAACCGATTTTTGCTTCCCATGTAAATCATTATGTATCAGGAGTAAACGCTGCGTTTTCGGTATACCAAACCTCTTACTCCTTTCTTTTATTCTCTTAACCCACTCAAAATCCATTCAATAGTAGGTTCATTCCATCCATTGCCCATCAAACTACATCTTTTTGAGTATGATAACCAACGATTGTTAAGCTGAATTTTTGTAAAATTATCAGGCAATCCCTGTAATCTTTCATATTCAACTTCTGTAAGTTTTCGTGGTCTACCACTATCTAATACTTTCTTTTCGTGATATCCACCATTGATACAAGTCAATGTGCAGCACTTAAAATCTGGATTATAAATTCTTCTATTCATTTCCATAGAATTAACTTTTAACTCTGCGCATACACGTTTGTTCATATCCAAGATTTCAAAATCTTTCTTATAGAAATATTTCTCATCTACACTATTCTCCATAATATCTTTCAAAACTAATGGAGATTCATCAGGTAATTTACCTAATGGTATGTTTGTCCAATAATATCTTTCACGATTTTGAGACGAAAATCTTCCTGAATCAATCAAAATAGGTTCTACACCAATACATTCTGTCATTGTCTTCAGATCTTCGTCACAACTTGGTATTACATTCTCAAACATGAAATATTTGGGCTGAATTGCCCTAAGACACTCAATTGCTTTAAAGAAAATTCCTGACTTACCATCAAGACCATTATTGACCTCTTTGCTTTCAATTCGTACTCTTGAAATTGACTGGCAACAAGTTCCTGCCAACAGTAAATCAAATCCTTTGAACTGTTCAAAATCCGCTTCATATAAATCGCCATGATGTACCACAAACGGAAAATGGTACTGAGAAACTGCTATGGCTTCTGGCAAAATTTCATATGTATGATATTCTCTTATAGGTATTCCGAGCTGCTGTAACGCATACAATCCTGTTTCAACGCCACCACATAAACTTAACACTCGTAGCCCCTTGAGAATTATTTTTTCATTATTCTCTGTCAAAATACACTATTTTACAGAGGTTATATAACCATAATTACCTAGGAGTTACTGCTTAATTCCTTTCTTCTTGATTATTTTGTTGTAAAATCCTATGGAATTTGCACGTCTGCAAAAACCATAAGAAAAAAATATTTCTTGTTACTTTTATTTGGAAATTTTGGCTGAATTGCCAAGATAGAAATTTCTATATATGATTATTCTCTACATACTTTCTAATAAAACTGTTTCCAGTTCGATAGAACCCCAATTATTATTTGGTTTAATATAAGCAATTGATAAAACAGAACACTCATAGCCAGGAGAATCAAATGCGTCCGTAACATCCAGCTTAAAAGAAATGTTCTTTTTAGTCAATTCCTGCTTCAGCTCGTCAACAACATCATAATAATTTTCTTCATCTTCTCTGTAACGATGATAATATTCATGTTCTTCATCAAAATACTTGTCCAAAATTTCTTCTATAATATCCATCCTTTTCACCTCACAATCCAAAGAAAGAGAATTTTAATCCTAAAATGCAGTACCACTCTCACCCTGATTAATTTCTTTACACTTCTGATCACACTCTTCCAATGTCTTAAACAAAGAAGTCTCTCCTCTATTTCTTACATTTACATATTCTCCAACAGAATTAACTTTATATTTAATTGTGGTTACATCATTCCAAATACTAGCCACAATTCTTCTAATTTTAACTTTATGAGGTACAACCACTGTCTGTTTACATACAATCTTCCCTGTTGTATTACACTGTTTACATGGAATTTCATATCCGTTGTAAAGAATCTTCTTTGTTCCTTTACATATTGGACAAATAATTTCTACATTTTCTCTTGCGTATGTATAACATTCTTCCCCAATTTCAAACTTATTGTCTATTGTTTTCATTTTAAAATACCTCCTAATATAATAAATAATGTGCCATACGAGGTTTGAACTCGTAACATCTTGATTAAAAGTCAAGTGCTCTACCTATTGAGATAATGGCACACAGCTAGGATGGTGGGATTCGAACCACGAATGTCAGAATCAAAATCTGATGTGTTGACCACTTCACCACATCCCATTAGTAAGGTGTGAGTTATATCACACCTTTTAATTAATATTAATAATTACTTATCTGTTACAACTGTATTGTTAGTTCCAGAAATAGTAACCCAACCAAATTTATTTCTTGCTTCGGCTTCCTTCATTCTTATAAGCTCATCTGTAATAGAAGAACTTAACTTATTATTCGCCTCTGCCTGTGCTTTAGCTTCGATTAACTGTGCATCAGCCTTTGCTTGTGCTTCTGCCTTAGTTACTTCTGCATCAGCCTTTGCCTTATTAATAGCTGTCTGATTATTAATTTCCTGAGTTTCGGCTGCCTGCTGTGCTGTAATCTTTGCATTAATAGCTTCCTGTGTCTTTGTATCAACGGAAATATTAATCAATGATACATTACTAATCGCTATACCATATGGTTCAAACTTCTTATTAAGATAATCAGTTAATGCTGTATTTACATTTGCTCTTTCAGAACCAAGAATATCTGACACCTTATAGTTAGCAACAATTTCTTTAGTCCAAGAAATAATGTTAGGTTTAATAAAACTGTCTCTTACTTCCTTTCCAGATTGTCCTCTAAATCTTGTAAATAGATCAGCTACCTTATCAGGACTATACTGATATGTAAATGTAAGATCTATCTGCATAGCCTTACCCTCAGATGAACTCGCTGAAAAGCTGTCATCATCTTTAGAGTCTCCGTCCTTACCAGATGTTAAATAACTCTGTTCAAGACTCACCGAGTAAAGTGTCGTTTTTACAGTTGGTGACTTTAAATGCCATCCTTGTGTAAGAATATCGCCTTTTACTCCACCCGACATACTGTACTGTACGGCAATATAGCCAGCAGGTACACGCACACTTGACATAAATAATAATATTGCTACAACAACAATTACTACTACTGTTACTACTCCTCCGATTGTTTTCTTCATTCTTTTGTCTCCTTTTCTTCGTTATTATTTATTTCATCTGTCGAAAATACTTTATTTATAACATTGATAACAAACTTACCAATTTTTTCAAATAAAGGTGACAGTAGAAACCATAAAATTATTAATCCTATTAAAACTAATATAAAAAATACTGACATTTAACTATTCTCCTTTTCGTATTATATTTTTCTTCCATTAGCTTGATAATCTCAACATTTCTGTAGTATATATTGAATAATCATTTTACTGAGTAAAATGTTGTCTTAACCGTGTTTTGTATCTATGTTAAATTAAACATATCTAAAACAAAGAACATAGTATATTGTTGGTTAAAGTAGTTTTGTATCTATGTTAAATTAAACATATCTAAAACCTCAAATCACACAGATACTATTAACATAGATTCTAACGAGTGCCATTAATTAACAACCTCGCCATTCAGGTGCAAAATCACCTGCAATCTTACGATTGATTAAGTAGCACTTAAGCTACTTTATTATTCTCTGAACCATTCTTACTTTGTTCATATTTTTCAGAGATATCATAATATTCTCTTGCTTCCTGTTTACTCTTTTCAGTAACTTGTCCACTTCCCATCCAAAGAGTTGACATTGCAATGTTTCTGGCAGCATTGAAGTCTGCATTAAAACCAGTTTTTTCATATTTTTTATGACTATCACAATTCTCATTTGCACATTCAAATACTGACTGTGACTTTCTCTGACCAAACTCCCAATTACCACATACACTACAAATCTGTGATGTATAACAAGGATTGATTTTTCTTACTTCTATTCCGTATTTAGCTGCTTTATATGTAATATAATCTTGAAGTTTATAATAACTCCAATTTCTCAGGATAAAATCACTTGTATCATATCCTGTTAAATTCTCAATATTTATGTATTTAGCATTATGTTTTAAAGCAAAATCAACGACTCTTTTACTTATCATATGACAATATGTTTCAACAAAATGTACTTCTGCTTTCTGCAATCTTTCTAATGCTTTCAGTTTCTTTGCTCTACCATGACCACCAGAAGTATTTCGTAATGACTTCTGTAATCTTTTTCTCTGAGCTTGCATTTTAGTTCTTATTCTTAGAAAATCATCTGCATTTCCAATTGCCAATCTCTCGTAAAGATTATTGTTTAAAGCACACATAGCAGGAACTGCAATGCCTAAATCAACACCTACTACTATATTTTCATCCAGCTCTCTAAGTTGTTTTGGAATAGATATTGAGAGATTTAAAATGATTGACTTACCATCAATTTCAATGCTACTTCCTTGCACTTTATAATTCTCTTCTAATATATTCTGAATAACAGATCTTAACTCTAATGACCTATGCGGATTGCCAAACACAACCTTAAATACAATTTTATTAACCCACTTGACATATACCGCCAAATCAGAATCATTAATCTTGTCTAAAAAATCATGATATGTTTCATACTCATGATAAAAAGTTAAGTTTCTGCCTCTTGTAATAAGTGGATTAGTTCTCTTATAATTTGTTACAGTTCGTTCACCTTTAGCCAATCCATTCTTTAAAGCTGTGCTGAAATCCTGCTTGACTTTCTGAGTAACGGCTGATGGAGTGTCTACACCAGTTGCAAAATCAATATCTTTTAATATGATATTAGAGTTTGTCATTATTTCTTTCTGTCTTGCCTTAAATTCTTCATTCTTAATATCACGATTATATTTGTAATATTCACTCATAAGCTGTCCCATAAGCAGGTTACAAGCCTGATATTGAGCATACTGACCATTTCTAATAAAGTTATATACTCTATTGATTTCATCCTTATCTCCTACTGGAAATAATTTAATTTTTCTACAAATTGTCATTCTATTGTTTCCCATAATTTGTAAATCTCCTTTTATATTTTTTGTAATTTTAAATATCTCTAAAATTAAACAGCTTACAAGTACAACAACGCAAGTGTTTTATACCTATGTAATTTTATATGTATCTAAAACTTCTATATCTTCAACAATTTCAACAGGTTTGTTTTATACCTATGTAATTTTATATGTATCTAAAACCTCAAACTTATTACATAGATTTTCATGAGTTGCATTGCACTCACGATTCGGCAGTAAAATCTACCGCAATAGAATTGATTTTAATTTCATTTATATATTCTTTTAATGAGATGTAATTTTATATACTTCTAAAAATTTATAACTTGTGTCGATACATATTATGTAATTTTGCTAGTATGTAACTATACTTCCAAAACAACTGAAACATCTCCTCTCTGTTGCCAGATATTTTGTTAGTATGTAATTTCATATACTTCCAAAACTTCAAATTACATATAAATTACATACTTTTCAGTGAGTGATATAATCCTCACTATTCGGACTCAAAATAGCCCGTAGTCAAAAGACTAATTGTTATAGGATAAACTGGCTTGAATTAGCCAAATAGATTTGTTATAATAGAACATATATAGTTTATCCTATATTTTATTCTCTGAGCAGATTGTTTAGGTCGGTAAACTTGTGCAATCTGTTCTCTTCTATTTAATATCTTCCCAATCGGTTTCATCCTTATCATTAGCAAAATTCATGAATAAGTGAATATATAATTCAATAATTCGCTCCTTTGATAAGGCTTGTAACTGTTTTCTAAGTTCATTTCGCTTATTTGTATCTTTATCCATTTTATTATTCTCCTGTATTTTAGCATCTTACTAACAAGCTACTTATATCATCAGCAAGTACTTCTCTGTCAGTAACAATCCATTGACACCTAAAATCTCTATCTGCACATAACGAAGTAAAATCAGCATAACTTTGTATCTTATCTGGCTTTGCTATTGCTCTATAACACTGTTTTCTTCTTTCACATGTTTTGCTTGTACACATTGTAATATCTGGCATAGTTATTTTTCTCCCTTATACTCTTTTAAAATATCCTGTAAATTGCTATAGTGTGTATACATAAATTGACCATACCCATTATCTTTTTTGAATCCGTCTAATTGCATATATAAACAAATATCAGACAAGGTTTCCATTATTTCAATTTGCATTTTCTTTTTTAATACAATACTTTTTAACAATGTTTTAATTAACACTAGCTGTTCTTCCTTTCTCCATATTATTTAAGAAATTTATGTAATTATCAAAATCTCTCTTCATATATCTATAATTTACTTCCTGCGAAGAACTATATGTCTTATCAATTGAATTCTTCTGATACTGTTCAATCCAAGTTGCAAGTTCTTCATCCTTATCAGTTTTATAAGCATAAGCTGTTAATGCCATTAACGCTGCTTCACACTGTTTATATAACGATGAATTTATATCAATATATACATCAACAAAATCTTGATATTCACTTATATCTTCATTCTCTATATCTTCTGCCACACTATTTTGAACAAACTGTAATACATCAGAACTACCCGTATTCTGTTCTGATATATTACTATCTGTTTCATCGTCTTCATTAGAAGACATAGTATTATTCTCTGTTTCAGAGATAATTTGTACTGTGTTTTCTGTTGTATTTTCAACAACTTCTTCGATTTCTGAATGAGTTTCTTCCTTATTTATATGTAAATATTCTTCCATAAGCTTAGTAACCATATCTAACTTAGCCATTACAACTTTTTTATCCTTTGTGCTTCGGTTGCTATCATATGTATCAAATGATTCATTATCATATTCTTTAAATGTCTTGCTATGTAATATTCCCTGAAATTCATTTAAGAAATCAGCAAATTTAATATCTTCTATGTTATATGAAGTAAACTTATGAAAAGCTGCCAACCAAATAAAGCTATTCTTGCTATTAAATAACTGTCCGTTAGTATCTTGATCTATTACTTTTTGTAATCTATTAAGTTCCTCTTCTAATATATTGAATTCCTCTTCTGCGGCATTTTCATTAAGATACTTAGCCATAGCTACGTTTTTCTTCCAAGAATCAGAATGGAACATTAACATTAATGACTCTTCAACTACTCTATTTAATACTTCTTTCTTTCTTTCAGGTGCTGTATATTCACCACAGTCCAAGAAGAATCTATTCTTTGTAACCCTTTTAAGTGAATCTACCACTTTATACATCATCAAAACATTTTTCTGATTTGTATTCATACTTGTCTGCTTATTATATCTATCAATATGATAAGCTATCTCTTCATTAGTACAATCAAGATGCTTAACTATATCTACCTGGAAATTATCAAATTCTTCTCTTAACTCATCTGGAAGGTCTTTGTATTTCTTACCTCTTAAATCATACTCAACAACATTACCACTTCCATCTTCAGCTTGATAAGCTATCATAGACATTCTCAATGATTTTCCCATTGCAAAGACATTATTTTTAAACTCTTCCAATACAGTTAATCTCTGTAATCCATCAATAAGCCAGTTTGTGAAACTATTTTCGTAAATCTGTTCACATAATTTAATTGAATCAATATCTTCATGTTTAATTACACTGGCAGCAAGTCCAGATTTTGCTTCGTCCGACCACTGATCAGGTTTTCTCTGTAATGGATGATTCTTATTGATTACATTTGTTCTAAACTGCTTAATCACCGTTCCTAACATTAATTGTGTCTTTACTACCTTATCTCTTCCTAACATTACTGCCATTGTAATATTCTCCCTTCTTTAATTAAATAATAATGATATGTATTCGTATGACTTTAGAATCTTCATACAGTCTAATAATTGTTGTTCTGTTATATGTAATAATTCCATAATTTCATCTCGATTGTATTCTTGAGAAAATAACTTTGCTACGCCTCTAACTCTTTTAGGTAAATTGCTAAGATATAGTTCAACCTTATCTGTATATTCCTCCGCAATGAGAATATCTTCTATGTTTATCTTGGATGATAGTGTTTCTTTTAAATTCTGTGTTTCGTCACTATCCAAGTCAAATGAAACATTGTCAATTCTTATAGGTCTTTTCTTGCCATTAACATCTTCATATATAATCTTTCCATTACCATCTCTGGCAAGATTATTTCGGCAGCCTGTATATTTATTATCCCGAAACCAACTGTAAGACGATCTTGAAATATTACCCGTTAGGTAAGTTTCAAATTTTGCCTTACTTTTAGCGTCATATGTAACTAAAGATTCTATTAATACTTCTATAGCATCGTCAAGCAATTCATCTTCTTCGTAATTATCAACCTTACCTTTCCATATTTTATAGCAAATATTTTTTAACTTCTTCATTTCATTTGCCATATATAAATCAAGTATTTCTGACAATTTAGGATTGTTTTTAATAACCAACATCATTTCTTTATTAATCATGCCATCTACCTACCTTTCCATTTATATATTCTCGATTTACTTCGCACTTTTTTCATCTTCTTCTATTTCCGTAACACGATACTTATATTTTCTATGTAATAATCCATCAACAGCTTTCTGAATACGCTCTTTTTGAAATTTTGATGGTTGCTTTATTTCATCCAATACATCAGATATAATCATTAGTTCATCCTTTAATTCACGTCTTCTTCTACGATTCTTACGAAGTCTGACATATAACAGATATCCTTTATACATATTCATATCATTCTCTAATTCAGCATCATGAACAATATCTATAAGTTCATCATCACAAGTATTAAGTTCAGCTATGAGTATGTTACTTCTCGCTTCCGCTTCATTTAACGTCTGTCCAATTGAACCGAATTTATCAATCCATTGTGAAACGGATTCGGGTATTTTATATGTATTATTTTCTATGGTTTTAGGTGGTATATCAGGTATTGCTTCGATATGAAAACCATATCTCTTTAATGTTTTTGGTAATGAATGTAATATATTTCTTGCTTTTGTTTCACTAAATATACCTTTCATTTTTTCTGCACAAGTTTCTGTTTTCCCATTATTGACACGGATATAAACTTTGCCACTTCTTATTACATAATCCAAAAAAATCACTCCCTTCTGACTTTTGGCGTACTTTAATAAACTTTGGGTATACCAAAGAAAAATTAAAACACTATTAAATTTGGTAATTTTTGGAAAAAATGTACGAAAGTACATTGACTAAAAATAAAGAAATATCATATAATAAATGTGAGTAGAGTACATTGTTGCTCTTCTCCTTCGTAGAAAGAGGCTATATATGATGATGTTCAAAAAGTGTTTGGTCGCACGAGCATCCGTATAGTCTCTTTTATTTCTTATTTCCATTTCCATATTGCATATTATAATCCGAACATGTATTCGATGTCAATAGAACACAAACATATATTCGAAACAATTTTGCATTTTATTTTATACACACTGCATAAAATCTCAAATTATGTAAAGATAAAATATAGCAGAATTATTACGAATACTATATTTTATCATATTTTCTATTCTATTATCTGGACAAATTATTATAATAGTATGTCATGCATTATTCCTCTTCTAATGATATTCTTTATATTCTGTTCTGTATTAAAAAGCTGCATGTGTGGAATATATTCATCTTCATTCATAATAATTGTCTTTGACTTCTTTACTAAAAGACATCCATCATCAGGTGACGCAATTTTTTTTGACGAAGTATTATTATCAAAATCCATTGTAAGTATTACTACATTTTTAGGATTTTTACCTTCAGTTTTCAACTTCTGTAATCTTTCTATAGCTTCATCAATTGTTGAATAATCATATGCTTCTGTCTTCATAAACATATTCTCTCCTCTCTCCTATATCATAGCCAGACTTATTTTCATCGCTTCCATAACACGAACATTATCATCATTAGATAAATTACCAATCTTAAACTTTAGTCTATCTTTATCTATTGTGGTAATTTGTTCAAGAGCTACAACAGAATCGTGTTTTAATCCGTTGAATTTATCTTTATGTAACTCAACGTGAGTTGGTAATTCCCTTTTAGACTTCGTAGTTATAATGGCAATAATAGTGGTAGGGCTAAATTTATTTCCAATGTCATTCTGAAGTATTAACACTGGTCTTCTACCACTCTGTTCAGAACCCTGAGAATCATATCTACCTACATCTGCGAAGTATATTTCACCACGTTTTATGTCCATTGCTTTAGCCCTCCTTTCTCTGTTTGTTCCTTTGATATTTTGTATTATATACTTCACTATATATATTGTCAAGTATTATTACAATTATTTTTTATATTTATTTTTTCTTTTATATATGGTACTCTATGTATATAGGAGGATTGCATTTATGAGATTATCTATTCAAAATAAGTTAAAAGAAAAAAATATGACACGTTATGAACTGGCTAAAAAAATAGGAGTAACATATCCAACAATCGACAAAATCTATAAAGGTGAATCAACCTCGATTAAATTTGATATTTTAGAATCAATCTGCAAAGAATTAAACTGTTCACCAATTGAAATACTTGATACAGATGATGCTCAAATGAAACGATTACTAGCTTATACAAATGAATTTTATAAATTAAATAATAAGGACGACACAAACTAATCTGTATTGTCCTTTACATATCACATATTATTTAGTACATTTTTCATTCCCACTGCTCCATTTGCATAATTTTTGACAGTTGTTTTTACACTACTATGCCCAAGCTGCTGTTGTACGAATGCAAGATTTCCATTTTGATTCATTACAGTAGCATAATAATGTCTCATCATATGTGCAGTAATACCATTTCCGTAATTTTCAAATATCTGCTTAATATTTTTCTCTGTTGTACGTGTTCCGTTTTTATTAATAAAAACTGCTTCTGTATCAATAATATTATCCAATGTCAACCTATACTCTAACCACTCTTTCAATGCTTTTAAGGCTGATCCGCTAAGATATACGGTTCTATTTTGCATTTCTCTGTACACACCTTTGCCAAGAATAGTAATGTATGGCATTTCTTCCTTCAAATGTAAATCAGATAAATCTAAGCCAGCAAGCTCTGACTCTCTTATACCAGTGCCCCTTAATACCCTAAAGATAGCAATATTCCTATTTTTTACTGCAATATCCTTTTTCCACATTATCTTCTCTTCCATGTCATTAAGCTGCTTTTCTGTTGGAAGTTTTTTTATTAAGTTGTTTCCAGATGGGATTCCCTTATATTTAATCATTTTGTAAAAATCTTCTATATTACTATAAACTTCTCTTAACAAACACTCTCTGTATGAATAAATATCCTGTATAAAACTTTTAATGATATTTTTCCTTGTTTCTGTTGTGGTTGGTGACATTCCATTTGTTTCCTTATATCTAAGATATGAACTAATATTTTGTGGTCTTAGGTCATTAAAATCAGAAACTTCTATTTCAGAAATTGATTTCTTATTAATAATATTACTTTCAATCAACCACTGTAAAAAATCTTTAATTGCCACTAAATAATTTAGCGCTCCGTTTTTGCTTTCCAACTCATTTAAGTAATCTCTTAAAAATTGTGGTGCATTTAACTCATCTAATTTTTTATTAAGCTTCTCCGCATTTTTATTCTGCACTTCTATTTTATAACACATTATCATCAACCTACCTTTCATAATTGTCTATGTAATAATTCTCTCTTTTTATCTTTGCAACCTCAAAAATTTCTTCATAAGAATCACAAAATCTTACTTCGATGCACTTCGTTACCTCTCCACACTTCAAACAATACAAATCCTTAATATGTTTTCGTTCTCTTTGTCTCTGTCTCTGAATTCCACTGGCTAACATATTTTCATTCATACATTTTAAACATATGAATCGACTTGCATGTTTTGGGTTTCCATTCTTATATCTACTCAAACATTATTCACCTCATTTTTGCAATAAAAAAGAAGCAGTTGATTTCTGCTTCCTTATGATTAATATTTATTACTCTTTCTTTCTTTTACTTTATCAATTATTTCTTCTCTATGATCTTTATAGTATTGATCTGAAATTTCCTTTACATGTATTTTATGTGCTTTCTCAGAACACTCTTCTGAACAATATGTTCTTCTAAGTGTTTCAAACTTTTCTCCACAAATAGGACAGATTTTAATTATTGGTGTATTCGATTCCTTACTATATCTTCTTTTATTCGAATTTTCATCTTGTCGTTTCTTTTTTTCTATTTTACATTGTTCACTACATACATTTATTCCATGGTAACTTGTAAACCTCTTACCACAAATAACACAATCTCTAATTCTTGGCATTTTTCCTTCCTTTCAAATCAGTCTTTTTTATACTTATCTATAATCGGTTTAAAAAATCTATCTTCTGCATCTTTTCTAGCTTTTTCTGCATCTTCAATTTTTTTAAATTTACCGAGACTATAATTCTTTCCTTGAAATCCAATTTGAGCAACCCACAATTTTCTGGTTTTGTCAAAAGAAACTCCTTTTATACCTGAAGTATTATTTTTTGAAACTTTTTGAGTTAAAGTTTGTACAATCGTTCCATCGACCTGTGTACGCTTTTTTCTATTTTCATTTAATGTTTTCCCATCTCTATGATTTCCACAAGTACCAACCTTTTTTGCCTCAGATACCGTTCTGTAGCACATTCTTCCACATTTTAGACATTTACATTTCCATATAACTTTTCCATTTTCATAGCCAAAAGGCTCTAAAAACAATAAATCTTTTACGATTTTCCTAGTCATATCTAATTTTCTTTTACAACCACAAGACTTAGACTTTCCTGAAATTAATTTTCCTTTGTTAATTGCTCTAATTGTCCCACACACACATTGACATGTGTAATACTTATTGTGTGACGAATCCGTTTTATCTGACAAAGCTAGTACAGTCCAATTACCAAATTTATCACCTATATTTATTTCCATATAATTACTTTCCTCTTGAAAACAATCTTCAACTGTCTTTATTTTACCACTATAGTATCAACTTGGAAAGGAGCTTCTTCTAAACTATCCAAAAACTAATTCATCAACTGTTTGTCCATGAAACAAATCTTTGTCATCAACCGTTATTGTCACTTCTACAATGTACTGTCTTTCCATTTTTATTATCCTCCGTTCTGCTATTGAAAGCAATTTTTCTTTGGGTTTATAATCCAACCAAACTTCCGAACAAATTCATTGCTTCCTCTCTCGTATATCTTTCCTTATTGTATATTACTATTGTATCAAACTTATATTCTTTTAATTTATTTCTATCTAATTTGAATACACCATATGCAATCATATCATTTATTTCGCTCACTCTAACAAAGGATTCTTGTGATTTATTTTCCGACATGTTAAAATCTGAAGGATATACTCTTTCCATAATTACACCTCCCATTTGAAATAACTCTTTCACTCTATTCTATTTATTAGTTCAATAATTTCTCTTTGATATATCACTTCTCCAGCGTCAGTTCTCGCACAATATGGGTTCTCGAAATGTTCCAAGATTGCTTCAAAAATTTTATTTTTATACTCTTTTAGTTCATTTTTTATAGGCTGATTTTCATACTGATACAGTTTTTGTAGTGGTTCTTGCATTTTTTGATTAGAATCTAAATCAGCATCTGCATAAACAAACATACACTGATTTTTTATAAATGGCATATCCCAATTTAATTTTTGTACCAAATTATCCATCATCTTTCACCTCCAAGGAAAGTTAAATTTCTTTGCCTTTTACTCACAAAAATTTTTAGCCCATAAGATACTCCCATCATTGTTGCAGGTTAATTCAATCCCATATTTTGTTTTAAACCATATGTCAAGCCATTCAAGGAAGTCTTTTGTAACATTAATAATGTAGCTACTAACACAATTCATATTTGGTAATGCAATTTCCATATGTGGAATACGTGAATATTCTGTTTCCCCCTCATACTCATATCTGAATGGACAACCCTTAACCGCTAATTCGTTATTCAATTCTATTACCATTTCTCTTGTTATCTTCATACTATTACCTCCATTCTTAAACGCATAGCAAACTTAGATTTCATTTAAATTACACTTCACTTTCTAAATACTTTATAAATCGCTCATCGCATTCTTCTGTTCGTTCAGATTCAACGCATTTTCCATATAATCTCCTACAATCTTCACAAGTAAATATTGCAGCTTTATTAACATACCCATGATTAAAGTCATATTCTTCACACAATATATCGTTTAATCTTTCAAATTGTTCTGTTGTCATATTTGTAATCTGATCTATAAGAGCCAGCTTCATTCTATCAATATTCTTCATACTAAATTCTCCTTGTGTTTTTAATTAACTATAACACATCAGAGATTTTCTGCCTACGGACATCGTTACCGTTTTATGAAAACTTGGATTCTTGTTACCCTATATCCCGACAATATTCATACTTTCCATTTTCAAAATCATTAACAAAAGTATTTGTAATATCATTGCCATAATTTAATTCGTCAATCGTTGTTCCGTCCCCACTACGAAGTTCATCAATATCATATCCTTTACTTTCAAAATAATCATTGATTTCTTTATCAAGCATAGCTGCTTGTGAAGTCAGTTGTGCTAATTTATGCATTTTTCTTTGTATATCTTTAGATATTCTCATAATTTCTCAACTCCCATCTTCCAATGAAACTATTATTTATTGACTATAGCCTGATTAATAATTCCTATGTCATAACCGGTACTATCTAATCTTTTTAGTTCATCTTCTAAATCGCTTGCGATACTTGTTATAATACCGACTTTTATGTAATCTATAAGTATTTCATCCCATTCATTGCAATATAATTTTTCTGGATTATCTTCAACAATTTCCATTGTAGATTCTATAAAATCAGAAAATTGTATTTGTCTTCCAAAGAATGTTTCTATCATATCTTCACAAATTATTTGTAGATATTCCTCTATATTATGAGTATAAATCTTATTTCTATTTTCCGCTTCTTCATTAAATTTATATTCTTTGCTTATTTTATTGAATACATTCATATCAGTAAAAAGCCACCATTCTTTGTTGCTTGACAAATAGCAACTTGTTTCTTTTTTCAACCTAACTTCAATATCCTCCGTTAAATTATCACTCATTACAGTTCTCATAGTATCTACATCCCTTCTTATTAAATATTCTAAATAAGCTGTTACACTCATATTATTCTCTTTTGCTTTAGATTCAACAGTCGATTTCATTTTATCGGTACAACGAAACTTTAAATAATTATCTTTCGCCATTGTGGTCACACTCCTTCCCATAAAGATGTTACCACAATAATATCATTGTGTAAAGAAAAAGAGAATTGCATTTTATACAATTCTCTTTTTGTATTCATATTATTCTTACACAACATCACTTAGCAACTCAATCACTTCATCAAGTTTCTCACTCGCTTCTTCCATACTATCAACAGCATCTTCAGAACACATCCCTCTATAACTGCTCTGCAATCCTTCGGGCATATTATCAAATGCTTCCTGTTCTTCATTCAATATAGAAGATAACTCACTTGAAGCTTTCTTCAAATCGGTTTTAATCAAATCAATTTGAGTTTTGAGTTGCCTTATCTTTTCTCTTCTCTGCTTATTCATTTTATGACCTCCCAACTAATGAAAACAAGTATATCCCCATAATTTATTTAACACTTGTCCATCACTAGGAATATTACTATAACTGCTCAATACCGTCTTGAGCTTATTATATTCATCTTCTGTGATATCAATGCCATAATCTCCCTTGGCAGTATTCCTCCAATCATATTTATCCTGGCATTCTGGACGGAAATACCATTTCTTATAAATCATTTTTCCTGTTTCTGGATCTTTACCAGAAAATAGACAAGTAATTGTTCTACCAGTGGCAATTTCCGTTGTAACTTGTCTGCCGAAGTAAGGATTGTACTGCATATAAGCCAATTTACCACGCTCAATTGCATCTTGCTTTTCATGTTCACTCATTTCAAACAACTGCTGTGTACCCCTTCCATAAGAAGTGTTATACACTTTACTGCTATTCACACCAACTGTAGAATATAACTTGACTCCGTTTTTATCAGTTGTCTCAACTCTTTTTACTCGTTCTCCATTGATGTAATCATTGCAAAGTCTGTCCATATAATGTACATTTCCATCTTTATCAACTGTACGAGTTGTCTTCTTCATATCATAATTGTCATACGCTGCTTTCGCAGCACTTCCTGCATAAATCCCTAAGAATGCTAATAGTCCTCCGAACATAATTATCAACCACCTTTCTTATATTATCTTCTCCATTTATCCATTTCATCAACAGACTTTTTATTGAGATTGTTATACATATCTATTCTTTTTCTTGCCTCTTCTTCCTTACCACTTCTCCAAAATGCAAACATTAATACTAAAAATATTATACTTATAACTGTACCCATAAATTAAATCCTCCTATTTAACTATTCACGTCTCATTGTTACTATTCTAATTCTATCATACAATTTTAAATCTTGCACTATATATCCAAGTGTTAAAATGATGCATATAAATAAGTCTTAATTCATACTCAAATCCTTTAATGACATCTGATGCATATAAAAATCCTTTGTTATATCCTTCATAATTATTATTGGGTTCAATAGTTATATAATCTCCATGTTTATGTACTTCATGTCCTCTTTTACACATTTCCTTCTTAAATTCTTTGTAATCAAACATAGTAATCACCGTTCCTTTACATAAAAATAAGAGACTTGTTTATTACAAGTCTCTTACTATATTCTCTATTATTCTATTTGTTACTTTAATTCATTAACATTGCCATTTGTCTTAATATAATTATAGATAGGCATTTGTATCTTTAGCATAATTTCCTTTAATTTTTCTTTTGACAAATTATCATCTTGAGCTTTAATTAACTCTGCCGCCTCCCTTGGTATCTGAACACCATACTCAACAGAAAATATTATTAAAGCTTCTTCAAATTTTGTAACATTTACTGTTTCGACAGCATATTGAAACGCTTCTAATAACCCCAATTTTGTCATATTGTACCTCCAAAAATAATTATATACATATTATATCGCCAATGATAATATTTGTACAGCCTTTTCTCTTCCTTCAGAGATAGTTGCACAACTACACAACCTAATCCAACCATTATATTTTTGTGAAAAACACCTAACTTCATATTTTTGATTATATTTGTTAATTTCCAGATTGCCAGTATTACGATTTACTATCGCACATTTTGTTTTATTTACTTTAAATTCTCTTCTCATAATATCACTCCAATCCAATAAAAAAGACAGATAATATATAATTATCCGTCTCAATTTAATTAATATTATATTTTATTCTTAATTACAAAATTTCATTTTGTTTTTCTAGTAATATTAATAATGCACTCATTGTCATTTTTTGTATGTATTCATCTTTGTCTACTTCTTTTTCAGTTATTGGCTGTTCTTCATTAATAAAATCATAATTTACATATAATGTAACTCCTGAATTATCCTTACACCAAACAGCAACAACTGTGTCGCCACCAAATTCAGTAATATCTTCTTTAAGTTCTTTGATTAAATCTGAACATTCAAAACTAATTTTTATTCCTTGTTCGTTTATAAATGCCATTATTATCATTCCTCCAATTTTTTAATAAATTCAAACCCATTTGCTGTTGTTTTCTTTTTAGTTCCATTTTTACGATAGAACCAATCGCCTTTTACAATACCCTCTTCGACTATTTCTTTTGCAACTGGATGTTTTCTAGTTCCAGACCATTCTAAAAAAGCACATCTCCATTTCTCTTCAGTAGGCTTTTCTTCATTCTTTTTCTCTGCCTTGTAATCTGCAAGTAATCTATCAATTTTTTCATCTGTTAAATTTTCTATTCTGCTTATATCCAAAGAATAAAAATCTGTCTGATTATAATGATTACTTGTATGATGCCACGAAGAATACCTCAAACAAACTTCTTTTAAAACTTTCACAGGTAGTTTCTTAAATTTTTCCATTGAGCATTTTAATTCAATTTCCTGTTCTTCTATTGTATCAAAAATATCTGCCTTTGTCCATTTACTTAATGGTTTCTCCCCATTTGAATAAGCATCAACCGCATTGTTACTCATTGACCATCCGCTATATCCTGCCATATTCATCAACCTTCTTTCTTACATATTATATCACACTTTATTTCTCATCCTCAATATCTTCTAAGCTGTCAATTCCTAATTCTTCCATAATATCATCACAAAGACAACTTCCATCACATTCAGTTCCATCGTATATAACAGTCATCTCTTCAATATTTAAAACATAACGACTTTCTTTTTGTTGCTTAAATAACTTTAGTACCTGTCTTAATAAATATTCTTTCCTATCCATAAATTTTACCACCATTTCTAATAGTATCTAATTGTTTACTTAATCATAACACATAATACTTTTGCATATTTATCACCATACCAATCTTCAAAATCTGCATAAATATCACAATTTGCCATTATAGTATTATTGTATTCTTCTTCATCCATCAGCTCATATAGACCTACTTCCATATCCTCAGTATAGTTTCCATATGGTGAATCTTCTCCTAATGATCTGCAATTATCCGTATGAAAATTACTAGGATAATATTTTCCATTACTCACTGCTTCATATACTTCTAATTCTATATATTTATTTTTATATTCTTCTTTTACATCCTTGATTGTCATTTCATCTTCCCCCTTTTGAAATTTCCGTTTCCTATGCTTTCTTTCCAAAATAATACTTAACAATTTTCTTAAAATCTTTATTACTTGCATAAGCAACTCTAGGCTTACTTCCATCAATGTTAAATTCTGTTACGCTTAAAATTGCATATCCTTGTACCGTTAATGTGGCAAGATATACAAGTAAGTTCAATTTGTATCCAATACTGTCAAACTGGATTTCTTTTCTTAGTTTCTGTACTTCTTCATCATAATTATCATCTACTTCAATAATGTGTGCAGAAGCATATGTATTAACTTTATACAATCTATTGTTAATTTTTCTTATCATATTATTTCCTCGCTTTCAAATAAATCATCGTTTCATTAGATTTTATATTCTAAATCTACTTTATTTCCATCAAATGCATTCCACCGTATATCAATATGCTTTAAATCTAAGCACTTAGCAATTGTTATAGTGGCAGGAATATTATCGTTTCTGTTATTCACTATTGATATACTAGCCCCACAATACATATTTCTATACTCATTTAAGTTTATCTCTGGCTCGCCAGTTCTTTTATTCATATCATTAATAGATTCAAGAGATTTTAAATCGTAATCCCATTTTGTCTCAATAGAGATATTTGTTTCTTTTATAAGCTCATTAAAATCTGAAACATTGATTGTAACCAATCTTGTATGTTCTTTATCATATTTTTTAAATTCATTGATCATTTTATCTACCTCCGTTCTTACTAATAAATCCTCAGTTCATATTATTCTCAATTTCTTTTAGTCTCTCTTCTGAACCGCCAAATTCGTAACACTTACATGGTTCATTATCAACAGATACATCTTTCCCATATTTCTTTCCGAAACATCTTCCAAGCCATTCTTTTCTACATAATTGACAATTATGCATATTCATTTCCTTTGTTATGTGCATATAATTCACCTCATTTTTAAAATTGTGTTCTAATAGTTATTTTTAAGACATTATCAATAATTTTCCATTCTCTGACTGTATAATAACCAAATTGTCTTATAGCTTCATTTGCATTATTATATCTATGCGTATCAAAGCTATGCATATCATAAATTTTAATATGATTATCTCCTGTGAAATTTTCTAAAAATTCTTTTACTTTCATATATTTGCCTTTCCCTTGAAACTCTTGTTTCATACTTTGCATTCTCTATATTCTTTTTCAGTTAATAGTCCTTCATAGCACATATCTTCAAGCGTTCTATATACAGCATTAGCTCTCCAACTTGCATATGAAAAACCATCAAATTCTCCAATAAGTGCATCTCTGTTTTCTTCACTTTGTTTTTCTAATTTTTCTGCTAATATGGAATTACGAAAGAAATATGCTTTATACATAGCTGCTTTAATTCTAAGATTCTCAACTTCATATTCCTGAGAAACTAATTTCTCTTGAGCTTCTAATAACTGTAACCCCATATTTCCTAATGGGCTTCTTTCAATTCTGTTTCCAAAATAAGTATAATTCATATATCATCACTCCATTTCTACACTAATTCATCGACTTCAACTACATCAGGATTATCCCTAAACCATGAATCATCCTCTGCAATTTCCTTTAACTCAATAAAATCTCTTTCAGAATCAAAGCAATCATTGTGTTTCAAATAAGCTGCTTTCACCTTTTCTCTTGCATCCTCATACGATTTTGCCTTTACTATCCCAACAGCCAATTCTTCAATCCTGTAAGCATATAAATTTGTAATATCCAACATGTTAAGCACTCCTTTCCGCACTACAGAAAAAATCATCTTCTGTAAAACTATATCTATCATAGTGTTCATAAATAAATTCATCACTAACATATTCATCAATACTTGCAATCATTTCATATGACGGCTCATTGATATTAACTCCCATCACTTCTGCAAAAGTTCCTTCATTTACAAGTTCTGAATAATACGCCTGTTTCAGTTCGTGTAACTGATCTCTATTTAATTCTTTTACTGTCATTTTTATCACTCCATTCTCTAATTCCTGATTCTAACATCTTCTTATATAATGTTCTCTTTTGCGAATTAGTCATACATCTGATAGTAAGATCAATTCTGTTTTCAAGTTTTCTTTCATCAATTCCACAACTTAAAGCATATTTTTCCAACAAGTCATTGATTGCAAAATCTTTTTCGCAATTACAATATGCACATGCTTCCCAATATTCCATGATCTGTTTATATAATTTATCTACTGTTTTCATATCTCATCACTCCATTTTCATCCATTTATTAGGTTTAATCACAATACATAATCTGTCGTAATCAAACCTCATATAATCAACTACATAATCCATAATGTTTTCTCTGCCTTCATATAATTGGTGCACATGTCTCACATTAATTTTATGTTTCTCTCCACTTTCAAATGTATCAGTGTATTTTTCAAGCAACCACAAATCAATACTCTGCTTTGCATTTAAGCAATCAATTACATTTCTGAATTCTGTATCAGCTTCGATAAATCCATATGGTCTATTCATATCATATACTTCCTTTCTTATAACTTTATCTTTCCATAATCGGGAATCATCTGAATAAATTCATCTGCATTTGTAAACTGTTCATTGATTTCAACCCAATACTGTTCGTTATTTGTATCTGTACAACAAGCTTCTAATTTAAAATCATGCTGTGCGTAAATCGTTAAGCATAGTTCTACTTTCTGAACAGATACACCTTTTGGAACTTCTTCAACAGTTGCGTACTCTTCCAAAAAGCTATTAATTTCATTTTCTTTTAAATCATAATTATAAAATGCCTGTAATGGCTTGTCTGTGTTGTCTAACTCATTAAATGTAATTTTTGTATAATCTAACATTTTAAGCACTCCATTTCTATAAATCCATTTCTCTTTAAATACTCTATATAATCTTCAATATCTGATTTCTTTTTAACTTCAATGTCGTCTGGATGATAATATCCATAAAAGGCATTCGTATATACCTTATATGTTTTATTTTTCATATCAATAACGAGGTTATAATTGTTGGCACAATCACCACGTTTCTTCCAATTCTTATCAAGCCAAAATAGATGTAATCTCATAAGACCAACTATCCTTTCTACAAGCTATTCCATACCCAAGTCAAGCACTCCTCAAATGATTCACTTGAATATACTTCTTCCGCCTCTGTATCTTCTGTTCCGCTTTTATAAACTTCATATCCTATTACACCATTAGTAATAATGTATTCGTCATTTATAATCCAGTTGTCCATTTCCAATCTTATGTTCATAAAATTGACCTCCTTAATCAATTACATTTCCGTTTTCATCTTCTGTGTAGTCGTACTCCCAATCACCAGCTCCATCTTCAATAAATTCTCCACCGTCTGTATTTTCTGCAATTTCCTTTGCTTCTTCCAATGAATCAGCCTCAACATCCAAATATACATAATCCGTTGATTTATACATAACTCTAAATTTTGCCATAATTATTATCCTCCAATCTTAAAATGAAATTGCTATTTACTGTGCTTCTTCAATATTCTTTTCCAACATAAATACAAGTCCATCCTTATATGTAATTCTGAACTTATACATTTCTTCAAGCCAATCGTTAAACCCATCATCAAAATATGTTTTTTCTGTTCCTCTTCTTGGCTTAATATCATCTAATAGTTCCATAAAACAACCTGTAATCCCAGATACAGACTCTGCAATTACTATTGGGTTTTCCATAAATGCAAGTGTTGATGGAACTGCTATGAATCTGCACCTATTGATATTCGGGTTACTACTTTCTGTTCTTTCAACTACAATAGCTGCCTGGTTGCAATTACTATTCATAAACATATTATAAAATCTATTTACATTTTCTTTTCGTTCTTTTTTGGTTGTTCTTCTCATTTCCATCACTCCAATCTATACTTCATAATCAAATTCGCTTAATCCACCACTTGCAAATACATATTCTGCTACATCTGGAACAAATATCATAAGATTATCGGGATATTTTCTTTCATCCTTAATTGCAAAATATCCTCTTTCTTTTACATCATCGTCTTCAAAGTAATAACCAAAAATCATTTCTATTAAATTTTTCATTGATGTTTTTGGCTCGTATTTCTGTTCTCTGATCCATGTTGCAACATAATCCATATCACACCATTTTTCTTTTGGGTAAGTAGAATAATCCTTTTCTTCTTTCCATCCATAATTATCTACCATTTTAATCACTCTCCATTTCTGATTCTAATAATTCATATACTTCATATCTATTGTCATACATATACTGATTAAATGCTTCATAATCTCCATCTTTATCAGGAAATTCTTCAACAAATCTTTCGTACATTGTATCTGATACAATATTTTCATTGAACAACTTGCCTTTGTATTCAAGTTCTGCATCAGCCCATTCTCCATGTGAAATATATCCAATATTCTCCATTCCACAATAATTTGGATATTCTTTCATAGGAAAACTTGCAATTCCGTTTTTAACTACAAAATCTCTCGTTATTGTGCTTGTCATACCTATACCTCGCTTTCTATAACAGATACATGATACTCAGGATGATCTTCTAAATATTTTTCATTTTCCACATCAGAATAATCACTGCAATATCTCTTAATAGTTCCACATTCATCTACAATTACGCTCCGTAATTCCATCATTTCACCTCCATTAAGTTATTCTCTTTAATCAACCGTAACTGCACCATCTTATTCAGATCCTTATTCACTGTAATCTGATTTTTACCATTCCCATAAATAAAATGACTACCACGACTTCTAATTTCGTGATAGCCATTTGCCTTGAGAATTGGTTCAAATTCTCGTAATCTTTTCGGTTTATGTTTGCACATTTTTAATCACACCTCCACAATTTCAATACAGAAATCATCAGGATTATATTCACTGCCTTCAATATCCCAACCATTCATATATTCTTCCTTTGCATCATTGGCAGCTTCTTCTGCTTCACCATAGGAATCAAATAATCCCCATTCAAAATCACTGCTATCTCTTAACTGACCGCCGTCATAACTGATAATATATTTATACATCTTAATCACTCTCCTTTAAACAAAATCTCTTGCAATATCTTCTCGACTTCCACAATTTGAACAACCTTCTGTATCATGTTTTTCAAGTATGCTCCATATTGCATTTTCCTCTTCTTCTGAAAGATTAAAACCTTCCCAATATTCTATATTTCCGTTCTTATGTGTCTGAAGAATTCCGCTAATCCATGTATCATTTGTCGTTTTTCTTACATAATCTTCAGGATTTTTGAGTGAAATATAATCTGGCTTAATCATTACAACCGCACCATATCCATTTACACATAATCCAAATGCTACATCTTCTGCATAAGACTTACTGTCAAATACCTTTGCTTCCTTATCTGATTCCCACTTTGCAATATTGGTATTTGTATCAATACTTGTTACATATTTAATTGTATTTACATTCTCATTGCCACCAATAATTCCTATCACATATTTGATTTTCTTTGCCATAATTCTTACCTTCCTTTTCGTTATTCTGCACAGTCTGTAATTACAATATAATTTCCATTACCTTTGAGGTATAAAAGCTCATATACTTCTCCATCATATCCACCGTCATTCATATTGTAATCTTCTAATGTTTCGTACTTCTCATAGTTGATAATGTAGTCACATATACCCCACAAACCCAATTCTTTTGCCTCTTTCTTTCTGTACTCAACTTCATGCTTATCTTTATATTTATGACTATTTACATCATCATAACTACATCTTACAAATGGGATTTTGAGATATTTAGCCAAGTCCTTTTCAATTTCTCGTAACTCTTTTTCATTCCTTTTTAATTCATATCTGTTTCCAATCATAATTCTTACCTTCCTTTCTTAATATGATGAATCGGTTCTTTCATTGCCTTATGCTACTGACTTCATATCATCATATAATGTTTCGCTTATGCCAAAATCAGAAGCAATTTCCTGGACAAGCTCATCGCCCCATTTGTCACTAAAATATCCCCAACATGAATCTTTTTCTTCCCAGTCATCAGTGTCTGTATCATATTCTTCTGTGATAATTCCATACACTTCGTCTTGAAGATACATATTGTACAATTCAATCTCTCCTTTAAGATTTTCTATTGCAGCTTCTCTCCAATTTTCTTCCGTTACATCAACAAGATTTCCGTTTTTATCTTTGTACTTTGCACCCCAATTGATAAGTGTTTCTTTTACATTTTCTTTTGTTGTATAAACCCAACCTGCTTGACCAGAATCCCATCTGTCTCCAAATTTAGATACACTTATTGATGTTCCACTATGTTCAAATACAAATACTGGAAGAATTACAACGTCTGATCCTTTTAACATCTCCATTGCTTCTTTATACATTCCTGCACTAGCATAGAAAATATCTCCGTCAAGTAATCCCTCTCTTAATTCTCCGTTGATATAATCTTCGCACTGTTCTTTTGTTCCCTTATACTGAAACCATCCAATATCATTTGCTACTTTGTATTCTTTGGAAAGTCGTAAGTTTTTCTCGAACTCATCTTCTCGATTTCTTTTATATGCATTAGCCATGTTTATGTATCTGGCTACATCATCTGACAGTTCAAGCTCTTTTGCTTTTTCAGCCATAGCATTATATTTAAAGACCGTACTTCTAATATCCTTTTCATACTCTGCTTTATTTGGTTTTTCTACAGCAGGTAATTCAATCGAAACAATTTCCATACGCTTATTAACAAGTGATTCAACCTGTTCTTCTGTTAAATGTTTCATACAAAGTTCTTTAAAGAAATCCTCTGCGTCATCCCATTTATTCTGTTTATCCCCAAGATAACCCCAATTATTTCCCCAACATACAATTTTCCCTATATTGCAATCAAAATCTACTCGTGGATTGAGTGGATCATTATCTTGTTCAATATGTAATCTCATCAATTTTCCATTTTCTTTGTAATATTTATATTCGCTACTCATATCAATCAACCTCACTTTCTTTCCATAAATCAATCAAACCAGGTAATACATAACCTAAGTCTATCCAGCTAAATTCGTCAAACTCTTCAAGTTCTTTAAGTTCGTCTTCTGTTGGAATTTCCGCACCCATAATTCGCTTTACATCATTTTCTGTTCCACCAACTTCAAGTATTCTATGTAATGTCATTTCTAATGCACCAGAAATATCATCACTTCCTTTTACTGTGATTGCATTCCGTGACCAATATTCATTACAAAGATGAAATGTCACAATTGTTTCATTTTCTTCTAGTAAATCTTTCAACTCAATCATTTCGCTTGCCTCCTTAATGAAATCCTAAATGCTGTTTCATATATAAAGCACCGCTAAGGAACATAAACAAATTCTTTTTACGTTCATCATTATCATAATCCCATACTGGAATCCCGTTATCATCACAGATCACCATTCCACCAAAGGCTTCATTACTACATTCTGTAAAACGTAGTGCTTCTAATAACTCTTTCCAGTTCTGCTCGTTATACTCCATTTCATTCACTCCTTCCATTACAAAAGGCAGACACAATTATTTGCATCTGCCTTTATTTATTCTCTGTTTGATTTACACTTCAATTACTTCCCAAGTCCATTCATATTCTCCATCGTAAGATGAAAGATATGCTGAACCATCATCACTTATTGTAAAATCAATCGAATCCTTATCTTCTTCGCTTGCATTATTTATTTCTTCTTCATAAGTATTCTGTGCATCCTTTTCGAGAAATGCATAAGCATCATCCTCATTATCGAATGCATCATGACTTGCAATTTCTTTATTATGAACCGAATAACAAATTACTACATATTTTTTCATAATTACTACCTTTGCCTTTCTATTTATATATTTCTTGTTTACTCGTTAACTTTCTTTACTTCAAGGATTTCATACTCAACATCTCCATTATCAAGTCCATAAATTCTTTTACACTCTTCAACGGATGATACTGTGCAACTTTGCGTTCTCCATTCCCAATTACTCATTGCGTCTTTGTATCTGAATGTTATATTAAGCATCTGCATTTTCCTCCTTTGGTGTAATTAAACTCATAAGATTCTCTCTAATATAGCCACAGAAAGCATCAATACTTCCATTTCCAATAGTCCAACAACTATCCTCGTCATAGTTCCAATGAATAATTACTTCATGCCCTGCTGTGATATTAGGTAAATCAACATCTTCCTTTCTCGCATATGAATTATTTGAAAGAGCTTTAAGATATACATATCTTCTGATATTCTCAATATCTCTTTCTGTTTCTGCATTGAAAATCTCTACCAAAAATTCGTCAGAACATTCATCATAAATATCATATTCAGAAGCTCCATTTTTCTTATTATCAAGTCTCTTCAACTCTTTGCTGATTACAAACAGTGCTGATTCCTCATACTTTTTGCATTCCTCTTCACTTCTAAATACAGTTCCATCTTCTGCAATGTACTCTGTTCTTACCACTACTTCTCTTGTTTCTTTTACTTCGTTTGTTCTCATAATATTTACCTTTTACCTTTCTCAGTCTTTGATTTCTATAATTCCATTATCTTCAAGAATTGTCTTTACCATTTCAAATTGCATATCTCTATCTTCTGTATTTTCAACTGCATCTACAATAGATTCAATTAGCAACTCCATACTTTCACTTGTCAATCTAAATTCCATTTCAATCACACTCTTTCTAAGTAAATTACAATTTCCTTTGATTACATTTCTTCATTATTATATGTATAATCAAAATCTCCATATGTTAATCTTGAATTAATTGTAGCTCTTGTTTCAGTTTTCCAGTCTTTGCGAAACTTTTTAGCTTGCTCTTTTTGAGATAAGTCGCCATCATAATATTCCATATTGCCTTCTTCAATCTCTTTCGAGATTTTCATCTTTAACTTCTGTTGTGATGTGCCAATGAATAAAAGACTCATACTAGAATATTCTTTCCATTCATTGCAGCTATGCAAGTAATATATTTGTTGTGCCATATAATCATCCTTTCTATGGTTGCTGATAAATCCAGTTTCCATGTCTTACCTTGTCGCTATATTTACTCCAAAATCCTAACTTTACCATACCTCTAACACTACCTGTTACATGAATACAACTACAATTTGTTGTAAATCTTTTACCTGTTGCGTTTTCATACTTTCGTGGACTACTGTAATATGCCATATAATCACGCTCCTATCTAAAGACCATGCAATATTTATTATGATTACTATTGTCTGCTACAAATTCAAACAAGATTACGTCATAACCCTTTTTCTTGATATATTCCTTACGTTCTTTAGAATTATATTCCTTCGTAAGACCTTCTAAAGTTTCAAAGAAATAATGCTCAAGCCCAGAATCTAACACTTCTGCTTCTTCTCGTGTATCATGTCCGTTACGAATCTTACCTGCTTCTTCTTTCGTAATGTTAAAATAATCTGTAGTTTTGTGAATTTCCATTATGACCTCCTATTCTGCCATATCCAACATCAACATACTGTTTGTGTCTGCCAGATAATAACTTGTGTTGCACATTACCTTGTTGTATTCAACTTCACCTTCAAAGTCATTTACAACTGCTTTTTCTTCTAATGTCATATCAGAATATTTTTTCTTTCCATATGAAGGTGGCAGCCATCCTTTATGTTGTGCTCCAAATATATTGAACTTTTTCAATAACTCTTCATTTGTAAATGTAATGTGGCAAGTTCCCTTCTTATAAAAAGTTACATTGAAATACTTCAATACAATATCTTTTGACTCTCCATATTCTTCAGCAAATTCTAGTGACTGGAATAAATCAACTGCTTCTGTCAAGCCGCCATCAAGATAATTGAAGCACTTTTCAATATCTCTTAATTTGCTTACTACATCGTGATCGGTTGGTTTAAATCCACCCCATGAATATTCCAAATCTCTCCATCCTCTTAATGGAATGATTACTTTTTTATTTATAATCCATGCTTTATTTGTTTTCCATCCATTAAAATAATGAATGTTCTTACTGCATTCATCATAATAGGAATATTTATTACTCAGTTCTTCAAAGAGTGAAATAATTGTATCTTCAATTCCCTTTATGATTTTCTTGCTCATATCAATTTTCAGTTCGTATATATTGTGCAGCGAAAATTCATAGTCTTTTAATTCTTCGACCTTGTTATAGTATTCTCTCTGCAAATTATTTGTGAGCTGACCAATGAACTTCGGATTATCAAATAATGCTGACCAATATTTACCACGAATTTCTCTTATATATCCGTTTACTGATGCACTATCTTTTCCAATACTAAGATTTAACACGCAACCGCCAGTCTGTATTGTCTGTCCTGTCTGCTTGTCTTTTCCAAACTGATATAGGATATGTGGTGACATTGCATAATACTCTTTAATGAGTTTCACGCCTGCTTCAACTTCCATTTTATACTGTTCGACTATTGCCTTTAAAAAATCATTTTCTGCAAGCTGCGTGTTTTCTGTGTTATATGTATATTCTCTCTGTTCCTTGGCTTTCTCTAAGCTATCAAAGATAAAAGAATCTCTCTGTACATCTGGAAGTTTTACTTTTATCAATGCAATTTCAACGTTTGTTTTTCTCTCTGCATCCATAAAAGCATCCTGAATATACTGAATGTCTGCATTGTATTCTTCTAACATTCTATTCAGCATTATTCTTTCATTGTTGCATTCATTTTTTAATGTCTCTGCGTTAAGTAGACAAATAACAGCACCGCCATTTCTCTGTTGCATTTCCAATGCTTTTAACAGATGTTTACATCCATTTGAGAACGGAGGATTCATAATAATTAAGTCATATTCCTTCATTGTGTCGTATGTCAAAAAATCATCATGTACAACTCTGAAATTCTTTTCCTTTAATACTGCTCGTAAGTTTACGTCATTCTCTATACAGTCAATATTTAACTTGATTGTTGTGTACCATCTGTTATTAAAATCTTCCTTTTTCTTTAATGCTTCAACAATATTTCCCTTACCTGCTGATGGTTCAAGAACTGTATGTATCATTTTCCAATCCAATCCATCAAGCATTTTATCTATAAGATTTTGTGGCGTTGGGTAGAAATCTTTGTTATCTGTAAACATAATCTATACCTCTTTTCCATATTCTCTATGTTGATTTACGAATTTTTGTATCTCATCTTTTGTTTTGAACCATTCTGTTATATGTGCATCATTTTTGTCATTAATATTTTCTTTATATGCACCATATCTATAACCATCTTTATAAGCCATACAATTATCTGGAAGATAACTAATTCCATATTCATAATTTCCAATTACCATATTTACCATTTCCTTTCACTATAAAAGGTGGTATATTTTAACCACCTTTGTTTTATACTGTACTAAGTTTTTCAGTTGGATCATATTTGAATATAAATCCCTTCTTAAAGCTACTGTAAAATCCCTGTAATGTTGCCAGCTTTCGCTTTACATCTGCAAAGTCTGATTTTGATAATTCTGTATCAGGCTTTACTACAAATAGCTTTTCACCTGTCTTTGTGTGTACATCTTCTGTTACAGTGTATGTGATTTGTGTTTCTGTACGTTCTGTTGCATCGTCCACTGTATTATTCTCTGTCTCTTTAATAGTTACATTTAATTTTTCACATGGATTCTCTTTGAATAAGAAAGCATGTTTGAACTTACTATAATAGCCTCCAAGAGATTTGATATACTGATTTACCTTGATATATTCTTCACGGCTTAATTTCTCAATTACCTTTGCAAGATATATCTTTTCTCCTGTTCGTGTGTCTGTATCTTCTGTTACTTCGTAGGTATATTTATTTACGTCCACATCAGTTTCAGTCGCCTTTGTTTCTGTCTTATTTGTATTAGACTTGATAACTTTCTTTACAACCTTTTCAACCTCATAAGGTGTTTTAACTTCCTGAATTTCACACCATGCAATAGCACCTTTATTTACCCACTTCATAAATCCATCGGTCATAGTACCAATAAACCAGTGATTAGCCTGATTTGCATTTCCTGTACATTCTTTTGTAAGTTTTCCATTAAGTTTATATGCATGATAAGAAGTTTTTCCATCCTCATACACAGTTGCTTTAATTCTGTAAACATATCCCTTATTTCTGCCATAATTGAATGATGTTTTTAAGATAAAGCACTGACCATCTTTGACACATCCGTTTTCTGTTTCAACAGCTTTGTTTTCCTTTTTATATTCAGTAACTTTTACCTTCTCATATACAACTCCATCTCCTTCTCCAAGCATTCCACCACAAGTAGTATCAATTTTATTGATAAATGCCTCGAACTGATCCATAAGTGCCTTATCTTTTTCCATTGATTCAATATGACTGTCTGCCTGTCGTGCTGCACTTTCTTCATCATCATTCCATCTACCCATATAGGTTGTTATCAAAGATTTTTTATATTCTTCTCGCTTCATAGTTCTGAAATTCTGCATATCTTTCATGTAGCCTTCATATCTATAATAGTTATCAATATGAGCGAACTTTAAAATTCCATTTCCTTTCGCTACATAGACACCATCTTTTTCAATATGCCAATTCATTCTAGGTGGGTTTGCCATATGTCCAGGAATAATACCAGTTACAATATATTTTTCAGAAGTTTCGTTTGCCTTACTCCGTAACTTCTCAATCATTTTCTTTGCTGATTCTTCTTCCTGTTCACTTGCTCCTCTTTCCATTGTCATCTGTTCAAGCTTTGCAATCTTTTCTGAAATACTTCTATCCTGAAGTATTCCATCATAATTATATTTGCGTATTTCTTCTGGCTTTGCATCTCTGCTCCAATTTACAACTAATATATATCCATTCTTTGTAGCAATTCCACCCCAATAAGCAGGATCATAATAATCTGTCATCATGTCGCTATGGTCTGCATGATATCCGAACACTTCCCATCCGTCCATTGCCATAAGCTTATGTGCCATCATTACGCCTACATCCTGATATTCATAATAGGTACTCATAAAATCAACCTCGCTTTCTTGTAATAAAATAGGCAGCTAGTAGATTATTCTCCTAACTGCCTTGCGGTTACTATAAATTTATTGCTTTTCCGTTCTCATCATATTCAATCGGTGCAATGTGAACTGCATAACCGATTTCTTTTTCTTTGTCGTAAATCTCCATTGTGCCACCTGCACAAAATTCAAATGAGAACCGCTTGTCATCCGATTCAAGCAGCTTAATCAGATGATCCGTGAGTTCATTTAAGTTCCGTGCATCCTCTTTTGACTTTTCAATAGTTGTCATTTCGCTTCACTCCTTTTCATAAATTTCTAACTTATGTAACAAATCAAACATTGCTACATATCTACCCTGATTCCGTTCTTTGAGTTTATCATTGTCGTTCTGCATTGCATCATCATAATCCTTATTTACTTTTCTAAATTCCTCTGCAATAATTTCAAGAATTTCATCCTTTGTCTTGCTACATGTATATTTTGCCATTTCCCTTCACTCCTTCCTAAAAAATCTTAGTTTCATCAGTTATCTTCTCTTGCACATAATGTATAAATCTCTGCATCAAGTACAACTTCTCCACAATCCTCACATTCTAAGCATACATCTTCTGGATTATCCCAATCTCCATATGATACAATACTCACCTTATGTCCTCTGTGTTTCTTTAGTTCGTTCCATAAAATCATATTCATATCATCTGATTTCTCTTTATCACATGCATATTTTTCTTCCAAAAATGCTTTATAATATTCAACTTCATCAAATTCATTCTTTTCCATATCCTGCAATGTTGAATAAATCATTTCTGTAAGTTGTTCTTTGGTATATGACTCATACACTTCATCAGGTGTTAAATCTTCATCTTCGCTTCCAATAAAGTAAAACCAAAATTCTCCAATCTGACAAGCAATACAATCATCATTTGGATTACTGATAATCTTTACTGTTCCATCACATAAGCCTTTAAAAACCATCTCTTTAAATGTCATAATCTTTCCTCCAATCTTCTAAAGAAATGCGAATTTCTTTTACTCTTTTACTTCTTCAAAATAATCTGGTGTACATGAATATTCAACACCTACAATTCCTTTTGTACCCATATTTGTTTCAACTGTATATGTTCCGTCATGATGCTTAATTGCTCCATATACTTTACCAGCCGTCCAAACCGTAGCAAAATCATCATCGCCTGTTAAATCTTCTTCATAATCCTTTATACATCTTAACTGTCTTTTATATTTCATTTCTCTTACCTCCAATCAATAAGAAACACATATTTAGTGCCAACTTTCGCAAGTAGAATTTCTGTCAACTAATCCTTCTACTTCTGCACAATATCCTTCATAAGTTGTACAAGGATTGTACGCACTGCATCCGTCACAACGCTTGCACTTTCGCTTTGAACTGCTTACAATATGATACATATTCGGTTCTACATATTTCTCTTTAATGTCTTCCCATTGTTTTTGAGTTACTTTTAAATAAGCATTTACAATCATTTCTCTTACCTCCATTCTAAGAGAACACGAATTTTTTACAGTTGAATTAATTTATCTCCAATCAATAACTGGTCTAATCTTAAATTACTTTGTTCAACCTCAAGCATATCTTCAAAACCGTTTTCTTCAAGAATTTGCATTGCCTTTTCTGCCTTTTCTTTGGTAGAACACTGTGCAAAACAAGTGCCTTCTAAATCATCAATTCCATTTACTTCCCATATCTGCATTCCGTTCATCTTTTTTACCTACCTTTCTAATCCAAGAAAACACGCATTTACTATTCTATAGGTATTATTTCTAATACCTCACCTTCATCTCCGTTATATTTTAAATCAAACCACAAGGCTACATCTTCGCAAGTTGCTTCGTCATTAGATGTCCAGAAATGATCCTTTTGTTCTCCATTTTTAAATGTAACTATATTCCATTCTTTCATATCACTCGTCATCTCCTATTCACTATGAAATATCCATTTACTCTTCTATGCTGTTTGCTCCATCTGCAAATCCGTCATCGTAACCCTTGTTATACATAGGATTCTCAAATTTTGTATTTGCAATAGGTGAATCTTCTTCAATACCAAAGAAAGATTTCTCTTCCTCTGACATCTCGCAATATTCATCAAAATATTCCATTGCACTTTCTCTGTCGTCAGAGATAAGTCTATCCGCAAAGAATGTTGCAAGTTCTTCAAGCCTGCAACGTGGGATAAAATTCTCTTCTACCTTTTGCCTAAAACAGTCTAAGGCGTTTGCAAGGTATAGTGTTTTTAATTCTACATTTTTACCAAACAATCCATAAGAGAAATAATTTCCATTCGCCCATTGCTGATTTTCAGGTTGTGTTGGATCATATCCACTAACAACCGCATACTGTGTATCGCTTTCGCTTTGTAACAAAGCATATTTGTCATTCCGTAAAATTGTTATCCATTTCATATTGATTCAATCCTTTCCTTATTATAATGTGACCGTATAGCCGTTATCACAGCTTTATATATGATTATTCTCGTTAAGCGGTTCTCTTTTTAATGAATATAACTTTAGTGCCTTCAATCTGTCTTGACTGTTCAAGTCCAAGTCCTTCAACAATTATATCTTCCACATAAAGAAATACAGCAGTTCTAAAGTCGAGAACAGGATACTTTGTTAAAGCATTTGCCTTAAGATTTTCAGGTGTAATCTGTCTGAAATTATTTGACAAAAATTCCTTAGTTTCATTTCTATCCTGTGCATATAGTTTATACATATCTCGCAATGCTCTTGTAACATAACTTACATATCCACTGTGTTTTCTATTGAAGCCACTATCACGGATAATATCATATACATATTCTGCACAAGCTCCATTGTCGATTGCACAAAGACTTAATGCTTCTGTATATGAGCCAAGAACGCCCATTCCTCTGTTACCTGCCTTTTCTCTGTAAGCAAAACCATATATATTCTTCATTTTCTCAAGAGTTTCCGTTGCTGGATCATGTAATACAAGCATTGCTCCATGTCTCTGTATTGGAGTTACCTTGCGAACTGATATTCCCTGAAAAGCATATAACTCTGCTTCAAATGCAACTCTTTCAGAATCTTCCGTTGGTGCATTTAAGATTAACTGCACCTTTAAATCCTTGTATTTGTCTTTATCAACAATCTGACTTGCAATCCATCTTCCATAACCATCAACTATATATACTTTACCTTCTTCCCAATGTGGTACACCAAGTAAAGGCATAAGTTTCCTTTCATCCCAATTATTAGTGAGATATTTTAAATCTCTCTCCGTTCTTTCGTCTGTCTGATACCGTGAATCAACTTCCATTAACTCAACAGGTATTCTGATAATTGCAATGTCTTCATGCATATCAGTGTATGCCTTTGTAAGACCTTCTAACTTGTCAACACTTCCCTTTGATTTTCTTCCTGTTACTACTTCAAACATTTTGCACATAATTAACTACCTCTTTCCTTTTAATATTTTTAATATGTATTTTGTGTATAAAAAAACGGCTTGCCTTTCGGTTCGCCGTTTAGTTACTAAACTTTTCAAACACCCCTGACTTAAGCATATCTGATTTCCAACACTCAAAGTCTGGATATTCTGCTTTGTTTGCTAAGTCTCTGTAGACTTCATACATCTGCTTTTCTGTGAATGTTTTACCTTTTAGCGGTTCTTCATATGTTATATATTTCATTATATTTCACCTCTTTCTATTAAATAATTTCTGTATGCAGTTTCGCTTTCAAACTGCTGATATTTGCCTATACTTGGCACAAATCCCATATAAGCAAACCCGTTATAATATCCCTTCATGTATTATCCTCCTTGCAAAATGTACTATTCTTACTGTTATCTTTTTGTTCTCTTTAAGCTTTCTCATTTTCTCTTTTATTGCTCTTTCGTGAAGATAATCCTCATCGTCTTTAATAATTTCTGCCTCTGGACGTGTATCTACTACACAAACTCCGTTACTTGCTATATAGGTTACTGTTGGTAACATTTTCATACCTCCTTTAATCTTGCATCACGCATAATCCGTGAGATTTCATTTTCCGTTTTGGCGTTGGCTATTGCCTGTAATGTACCTTCTGAATACTGTAATTGCTTTGCGATGCGTATAGCATCATATTTTGTTTTACTCATAGTTATATTCTCCCTTCTCATTTTGCTATTATGAAATCATAGCAATCTGTATCTGTGTAGATGGTTATATTATTCCCATTTTGCGTTACTGACGTTACTTTGTTTAAATTTAAGTAACCGTATTTGCTAGGCATATTTTTGCCTATTAAAAAAGCACTCAATATGAGTGCTAAAGTAATGAGTATATATGCTATTTTGCGTTTCATTTTGTGTTTACCTCCTTAATTTTGGGTATAAAAATAGCACCTAACAGATTTTCATTTCCATTAGATGCTATATAAATATGACACTTTATGAGATTATTTTTTTACAAGTTCCATTTTATAACCAAGTGCATCAATAATTTTCACAAATAAAACTAATGATGGACTATGTGTTTTCTTTTCAAACCGTGAGATACTTTGCTGTTTGCTTTCCGTTAAATCGGCTAATTCCTTTTGAGAAATATTAGACTCTTTCCGTAATTTAACAACATTATCAATTAAGTTGTTCTCTATATCCTCTGCACGAAAAGTAGTGGCTGGTAAACCACTTACTTCTCGAACTGCAATTTGCTTTTGGTCGATTGCAACAGCTTCTAATAACCCTTGCATTGTATCATCAAAAAATTTGCTCATGATTATTCCTCCTTTAAAATTTTTACTACTGCCTTTAGAGCTTTCTTTTCATCAGGTGTTAAGTCTGCCTTTTCATCTTTTGAGTAGACATTGACAAGATATACAGTTTCTTTTATATCAACATCTACATAAATTACTCTTGCACCACTTCGTTTCCCTTTTCCTTTATTCTCCATTGGGATACGGATTTTTCTTAATCCACCTGTATGAGAAATAGTATCTCCTAATTTCGGATTTTCTAATAAAATTTCTTGTAAGTCTTTTAAATTTTTATCAGTTAATCCTAAATCTTGCCATTTAGCGGTAAAAATTGGTGTTTCAATAAAGGTTCGTGTCATATTTTTATTTTCTCCTTTGTTTATACACCTATAATACATCAAATTTGTTGTATTTGTCAAGTCAAAAATAGCACCCTTTGCGTTTGGGTACTTAGTGGATGTTGCTATTATATTTGACGCAGTTAGTCTTCAAAACTATAATTTGCGTCTATGTCTGCAATTTGCTCATTATAATATTAACGAAGTTCATAGTTACTTCCGTGCGATGGATAGCCTTCAGCTTCGCATTGTTCGGCTATCTCCTGGCATTCTTCTTGATATGCCTTTTCAAGTTCGCAGATCTTATCTATATCCGCTTTTGTGTAAACATTTGCTTTGAGCATAGAGTTACGCATATCTTCGATTGATGGCATAATAATTCCTCCTTTTTACATCTGATTTAATTTTGCCTGAAGCTCGGCTATTTGAGCTTCAATAGCTTGTTTCTCAATTTCTTTTGCATTCCATTCCGCATCTGGAATCCATTCCATGATTTCAAATGGTTGGACACAAAGATATTCACATACTTTATTTATTGTATCAGAACTTATATTTTCGTTTTTTGAAAATCTTGTTGGCATATTTTGAGACAAACCTGCATTACATAAGTCTTTCCATGTCATATTGCGTATTTTTAAAAGTTGCCCTAATTTATTAAAAACTATCATATATTATACCTCCATCAATTATTAGCACCTCCTATTCTATCACATTATTTTGTAATTTTCAATATGTGTAAAATCCACACTATAAAAGCGGTAAAGTTTCTCTTACCGCCTCTAACTATAGATTTTTATTACTTTTCTGCAAAGTAGTGCTTAATTACAATATTGCTAATAGTGCTTGCAAGTCCAGAATAATCATATTCCATCTTGCCTGTCTTACGATTCTTTTTTGCCTTTACTAATGTATTAATCTGACGCTCTTTGAAGGATATAGTGTCCTTCTTATCATCAATATCAAATTTGTTAGAGAACCCCTTTACATAGCAATCATTAAGAAGTTTCTTGTCCTCTGCTGTTAATTTAACTCTTGTCTTTGCTGTGTATGGAGTTTCAAAAGGCAGACTGAAGGTTGTCTTAATGATTGTTTCAAGTTCTGTACTTGCTTTCTTGTATGCTTCTTTTACTTCATTTGACATTGTTATATTGCCATTTTCTCCTGCCTTAGAATTAATATGAATTGCCTCTAAAGCATTATATAATTCTGGTGACTGAAAAGCAGGAATGATTGCATATTTTACCAATTTAGAGTTATCCCATGAAGCAAGCACCCTAAGAACTGTACGGACTACGTCCTTATTATTGCCAAAATGGTCTTTGTTCTTATTGGTCAATGAAGCAAATACCTTATTGTAAACCTCAAGAGTTTCTTCTTTAGATGTTTCAAGGTCAGACTTTTCCTGCTTAACATCCTCAAGTTTCTGGTTAAGGTCATCAAGCTTAACCTTCTTTTTATCCTCAGACATATCCTCATTTTTCTCAAGGTTTGCTATCTGAGTGTTTAACCGTGAAATATCAGCTTCAGCCATCTGAATGAGCATTGCACACTTTTCATGTTCAACTGCTGTCATTAATTCCTGCTTCTTCTCATCCGTGATTTTTTCTGCGTAAAAATTGATTGACAAAGTTCTCATAATATACCTCTTTCCCCGACTTAACGCAATCGGTGCAATATAATATTTTTATTGTATTTATAATTGTAGTGTTATGCACACTATAAAAGGGTAGACTAATTGTGTATAGTCCACCCTTCTAACTATGTATAAAACTTTGTAGGGAACGCCTCACCTACTAGCGTAATGAGCATATTAACATTAAATCCAGTTAAGAGGATAGATACTCCATAAGTATACTTATTGTAGGCATTACCCTGCTAATAAATAAATGCTTGTAGGTTTTACCCTGCAAACTATGTTATATCTATCATTAACCTTTTATATTTTAGTTGCTATCAGCTTGGTTATCGACTTCACAACTTTAACCGTGATTTAATCGGTTAAGATTTTTTATTGACCGTCAACTACTACCTTGTAAACACTCACACCCTGGAATATAAGCTGAAGGGTTCGCACTTGAGCCTTATGTCTTTTCTGACATCTTCCTCCCATTATTGGCAGGGTAAAGGCACACCACTTTAATATGATGCGAAGATTGTTAATCTTCGGGCTTATGCACCTATTTCAAAGTACAATTTGAGCCGTCCTCATAGGATTTTAGAGTAAACCCATAAAACCTATTATTCAATTTGTATAAGGTTAAACTCATTGAGATACAACCTTAGAATCTTATATCCTACTATAGTCTTTTGTATCTATTCCAGGGAATAAATACAGTGCCTATATAAGAAATATAAAATTGTTTTTTCCTATGGGGATTTACTAATACACTGAATCGTGATAAAATAGACTTGTTCAGGGACTATTTACACAATTACTTGTAATTAGTCGGCTATATATTCAAGATATTCTTGTTCAGTCGCAAAAAGCATATAACTTTTTGTGGCTGAAATATAGCCATAATACCCATTGGGTACACTGTACCCTTTTGGAATATTATTCACTTTTCAAATATGGCACCTCCTATTCTGGTTTTAATGACTTATTCCTTGTCAAGCTGTTGTTTTATTGTGATTGTAGTATATCACAATGTATTGTGTTTGTCAATATGTTGTGTTAAGTTTTCCCGACCTTACGAGGAAGGTTCGTTTTACAGTACTTTCTTAACTTGGCTATATCTTATCACAATTAATTGTGATTGTCAACAGATTATTTGAATTTTTTTAAATCAAATTGTTTATCTGTTGTTGTATCGTATGTTATCACTATTTATTGTCATTGTCAATAGATTATTTATAATATTTTAAATCTTTTTTAAACGATATCAAAATGATATCATATAGCAAATCAAACCATATGACATAGTTTTAAAAACTACATCGAATCTGCTCAAAAGTATCAGTAAAAATAATGGTTAATATATATCTATTAGCCATTGTTTTTATATGTTGGGGGTATTTAAAACCAAAATGATAGTCGCATTTTGGCAGCATCCACTTAGCTGGTTATTCTACACACCAACTCAAAAATCTAACCCTTCCCCAATATTCAAAATCTCCACTAAAATCAAGCAAAATCCCAATTCTTCCCATCCCAACCCCATATCGTACCCCATATCGCTCAAACCCACTAATCAAGCCACTTTCATTCACTTTACAACCCAAAAATTAAACTTCCATCTTATCAAAAATTCATTCACAAATCCAAAATCTTCCTTATTTATAAGTACTTTTACCGATAATCATTTTTAATCCAAAATCTATCATTAATAATTAATCACACAAATCACAACTCTCTCATCTACAATACAAGGGGGTGCATAAAAACCACACCAGAAAACCCAAAAAATCGCCTATATGCATCACAAAAACAACCAAAAATATAATACAAACCATCAAAAAATCCCACTATAACAATACTAAAGAATCTCATTTCTCATCTAAACCCTCCATCTCGCCAATACACAGCGTTTTCATTTTACCCTACCAATAACACCTAAAATCATTTTTTCCCACCCAAATGCTCAAAATACAAGGTCAATTTTTTACATCACCCAAAATTACATTAACTATCTATATACATTCACATACATTTACTATAAATAATATTGTCAATTCTCACGCCTATACAAAAATCCACTCTCACAGCTCAAATTTCAATTTTTATCCTCTACCCTAACAACTAACCACCTGACATATAAAAATCCAAAATAGACTCTAAATCATTAATTTTTCGCCTTATATCCAATGTAAAGAATTTTACATTAACTCTCTTTGTTAATTAACATATTCATACAATACTAAAAATTCATAATTTTAAATTCATATAAGAGAATAATCTATTGTGAATAATCATCACACCACTCTCATCAAACAAAAATTAATAAATTTATTAGCGGATAAAATTGCATCTTAATCTATTTAGGGAGAAAATCACACCTCACAGAAAAATTAGCCACTTTTATCTCATACCCTTATAAGTTATCACTTAAGACATAAAAATTGAAAATTACTCTCAAAAACTCATTTTAAACCCACAGATAGGGGTATGAGAAAACTATATACAAGCTCAAAAAAGATATAGTATGTGCGTAAGCACAAGATGTAGCCCTTTGATAAGGGCGGTCTTTTCGCAGCGTTAGCAGGAAAAGAACATCTCTAGGTAGACAATTGAAGAGAGAATAATATATCAAAGGAGTAATCTATGATACAAGAACATGAAATACCCAAATATAAAAAATCTAAGAAAAGCAATATCTCAAAAAGCAATCATAAGTCCAAACACAAACATCAATATGAAGAATGCTTGATTCAATATAATTCGACATTTGTTGGAAAAACAAATAGACATACAAGATTAACTGGATATTGTACTATTTGTGGAAAAATAGGTTCAGTCAAAAATGGAAAATATGAAACTGAACTAGAACAACTAAGAAAAGAAAGACAAGGTGATAGTAAATTTTGTGTATTTATATCAGATGAAGAAATATATGAAAAATATCATAATAAGTTACCTGTGTTTTATATTGATGATCCATTTGCTAATTATGTTGTTTTAGAAAGAGAAAAATAATTCAGAAGGAAAAAATGATATTATGAAAAAGCCAATTTTATTTAAAAGAACAAGAAAATCTGTTATAAGAAAGTTATCAAATTCTTATATAAGAGAAAATCTTGAATATTTTGGATATATGTTTTCAACATTAGAAATATGTTATATGCTATTTCACTTAAAAGAAATAAATAATATGTTTCAAGGTCAGAAATAATATAGGTACGTCATATATGTACCCAAATGAAAATATCAATTAAAAAACACCATGTACCTAAAATAACCAATAACAATTAACCAAAAAATTATGGAGTTTGTATGAAGTGAAACGAAATACAAACGGAATATTCTTCTCTTGATAATATGAGTCTATATAGATATAGACTGCACAAAATTGATAGCTGAGATGTACCCAAATGAAGTAAATTTTCACTTTTGGGTACATGCTGTATGTACCCAAATAAATTTTTAACAATTTCATACAAGTGCAATTTTTAATGTTTTGTGAATTCAAATGGAGAATATACTATTGAACCACTTACCACACTCTCATCTCACAAATTGTAACTGTAAATTATGTTTTAGAAGAAAGGAAAGAAAATGGAACAAAAAGAACTAAAGATTGATCCTGAATTAAGGGATTTATTACCACCACTTACTGATGATGAGTACAAACGACTTGAAAAAAATATTGTAGAAAATGGATTTGACAAGAATTTTCCTATTATGGAATGGCATGGTTATATTGTAGATGGTCATAATCGTTACTCTGTGTGTCAGAAACATAATATTGAATACGTAGTTGGAACGCTTGCTTATGAAACAAAAGAAGAAGTTATGCAATGGATGCTAGATATTCAGCTAGGAAGACGTAATCTGTCTCCCATACAAAGAATTGCTGTAACTGAGAAGTATAGACCTATTTATGAAAAACAGGCGAAAGAAAATCTTGCAAAGGCTGGGAATAATTATGGCGTTGGTAAAAATAAAAAGCCTTTTCAGAAATCTGAAAACCCTATTATTCCAATTAATACAACAAAAAAATTAGCCAACACAGCAGGCGTTTCTACTGATACATATTCGAAAGGTAAGAAAATTCTTGAATCTGATAACGAGGAATTAAAAAAAGAAGTTTTATCAGGCGAAAAAAGCATAAATGCTGGATATAGAGCATTACAAAATGAAAAGAAAAAAACACAATCATCTGATAATCAAACTAGAGAATATAATATTGATCAACTAACTACATCATCTCCTACTATTCAAAATTCTCAAAAAAATCAAGTCAGTGATGAAGTCAAACAAATATGCGAAGACCTTAAAACTGAAAAGTCAAAAGAATATCTTGATTCTATTTGGGACTATAGAATTTCTATTATTGAATGTATGAATGCTGATTTCCAAATGTATTATGATGGATTTGTTAGTATTCTTAAAGATATGGAAAATAGAGTCAACAAATCAGAATTAGATGAATGTATTGCAAATGCAGAGAATAATATAACGAAACTATTAACAGCTATTGAATTAGCAAAAAATACAAAATTAAAAATGGAGGATTAAAGTATGTTAATTAAAAAAGAGTATAAAAACATTCCACTTGATGAATTAGAGTCAATGACAGATTACCAAAGACCACTAAATCATGCATTTATTGAAGAAAACAGTAAACCAGGAGTATTTGATAAAGATGCCGTTGAGTGTCCAAAAATTAGTGTGAGAAATGATGGTACTAGAAAAATGGGTGATGGTCAGCATACAGTAGGTATCGTAAGACGTGTTGGATGGAAATCTATTAGATGTGAATTGCGTTATGGCTTAACTGAACAGGAAGAAAATGATTGGTTTGCTCAAGAAAATACAAAAAGACAACCACAGAGTAGTAAAAGAATTTTAACGGCTCAAATCAGAGGTACATATAAAAAGAATAAAGATGAGCAAGATTTTTATAATTGTTTAAAATCTCTTGGATTTAAATTAAATATTTTTGGAGAAGAATCAGGAAGCGATTATAAGATTAATTGTACTGCTTCACTATTAAACTTGTATAAAGAATATGTATCTACAAATAAAAAAGAGAAATTTATTGAGTGTATGGATATTCATAAAACTGCTTTTAGTGGAAATCCAATATCTTTACAGTGGAGTTTTATTAGAGGAATGTTTGATTTTTATGAAACATATAATAAGGAATTTGATAAAAAACGTTTATTAAATGTGTTATCTATCTCAGATCCACTTTCAATTAAGAAAGAAGCAGATAGTGATACATATACGGATAAAACATCTACAAAATACGCAAAGATTTTTGTATCTAAATATAACTATAAAGTTCCAAAAACAAAACGATTAAAAATGAGTAAACTTGAAGATTAGCATAGTGAGGTGATACGTCTTGCCAAACTATGTAAAAATTCCACGAGAAATCATTTATGATAAAGATCTCTCGTCTAAACGTGTGATAATCTTCTCATATCTTTGTGCAAGGCGGTCACTTGATGACACAGTGGCATTTTCCACAACAGAACTTTGCCACTGGTCTAAATTGAAACCTAACTACAGAGATGGAAAGATAAATCAGAAATATTATGAAGTTCTATCACTTCTCTCTCATTATGGATACTTTGAATCATGTCCAGATTTTGAGAAAAGTCTAAAAGAAAAGACCAATTCGGTCAAATATCAGCAAGTAAAACTTAATATAGAAAAATTTGATGTACCTGATAAATTTGGAATTATTTATTTTGATGAGTTGGATGTAATATTAAATTTCAAAGAAGAATTGAAGGATAAAGAGATTGATACTGCAAGAATATCATCAGCTTATATTTTACTTGTACTCTCTTATATTCGTGTTAATTTGAATCGAATGGATGGTAAGCCATTATGCTGTTATAGATATTTTAAGACTATTTCAGAAGACATTGGACTTTCTGAAAGATATATTGGTCGTATAGTTGACATTTTGGAAGAACTTAAAATTGTAAAATGTCAACCTATGAAGAGAGAAAAACATATTAAGGATGGCAAAGAAAAATATACTACTACTCCAAAGGTGTTTGCTGATTACAGACATTTTATAACTGATGAACATGGTCAAAGAATTGATAATAAATATGATCCATGTGAGGAAATTAAAAAACAGATAGAACTTTTAGAGAATATTAATATGTAAGAACATAAAGAGATACTATCTCCTATGACAATATCTCTTTACCATAAATTTGCGCAATGAGTGTTACACTAAACGCTCCAATTTGCAGTGAGGCTTCTAATTCACTGGTGAATATATTAAATAAGGTTGCAGCATGAGAATGAATAAAATAGTAAATCACGTACCTATTTTATTCTACTTCTCATACGAAATACCGTTTTTCGTAACGGTAACACGTTTCTTGCCTGAAGTTACAAGCAGTTTTAATTCTTTGTATTCTGTGAACTTTCTAACACAATACTTAACAAGATTTATAACAGCTATGGTAATCCCAGGTGTCAAAATTAAATTAATTATCCTAACCAGACCTCCCTTCTGTGAAAACATGTGCAGTCACACAAGAAAACTCTGATAGGACATATCAATTTTATGTGCATAATCACGCCTTTCGTACCTGATATAAAATCAGTTGTGACCTTGGTTTACGAGTTACAATTAAAAATCGTGTATACACATCAAATTGATTATATCACATATCAGTGAATTAGAAAATCCCCACTTTAATTAACATTAAATCAATTCTCATTTAGAGAATATAAATATGTAACAAAAACACGTATCACACTAAAAGGAGCGATGATATGGCTAAAAAAATTTATTAACAAGGAGACTAAAAATTAATGACAAAGGAAACAGAAAATCATGTAATGACAAGAACTATGGAACTTAAGGCTCGCAACAAGTTAATTTGCTCACCATTGTTATTAAAATCAGGAGCAGATTTTGGTGGAACTGATTTAGATATTGTTGCAAGAATTTTTACTGATTTGAAATTTGATAATGATAGAAAAAGAGAATGTATTATCAGAGACAATAAAGAAAGCGAGGAAATTGCATAATGAGATACGAGATAATTGCTGACACAGCTATAACAGTTGATATGAATAATGGATATTCAATACTTGCTATGAGCAGATGGAATAAGGAAAAGAGTTTATATGATACTACTCTATTTATTAAGAATAATAGTGTTGATGGGTTTAATTTAATAGATGAGCCTTGTGTTATTGAATTTAATGTGCCAGATAAAAAGGTGCTTTGTATGGAAGTGACAAGATATATTGAAAATACTGATTTTACACGTTATATCAATCGCACTAAGTATGAACTTGATTGTTTTGAGCGTGGAAATGCATTATATGAGAAAGAAAAGTTAAATGTTAAGTAAAAGTGATTATAAATATTACGAGAAAGCAAAAACGGCTGCCGATTTATCAGATTATAGAAAAACACATATAGGTTGTATAGCCGTTTATCAAGGAAATGTAATAGGAATTGGTTGTAATACAATTAAAACGCATCCTATACAGAAATATTATAACAGATATAGAAAGTCTTGGAATAAGAACGGTATTAAACCAACATTACATGCTGAAATTAATTGTCTTAATTCTATTCGTCATTTGAATATAAATTTTTCCAAAGTAAAATTGTATATTTTCAGAACAAGATTTGATAAAGAGTTTGGCATGTGTCGTCCTTGCTCTAGTTGTATGGCAGCTATTAAAGATTTAGGAATTAAGCATATCTATTACACTACAGATTATGGATTTTGCTATGAGAAAATAAAATGTGAGGTATGAAAATGGCTTGTGAATATTGCGGAAGAGATTCTGGACATGCCGAAAGATGTCCATTACACGAAGATAGGAAAAGTAATTACATATGTTGTTATTGTAAAGAGGGAATATTTAATGGAGATGAATTTATAGTTAATTCTGAAGGTGAGTATCTTCATCGAGATTGTATATTTAGCTATGATTTTTTAGTTAATTGGTTAGGTTATGATTTTAACGAAATGGGAAAGGAAGGATATTATGATAGTTAATAAATTAAGAATATTTTTTGATATTGATTATAAAACAAGTATTGAATATTGGATTCCTATTAGTGAAATAAAGATTAAGAATATATTTCTTGCTACTCCACCTAGTTATTTTAAGTATAGAAGAAAACTTAATAATTTTATTAAGTACGGTGAGCTTAGTCCTATTATCATTGACAGGAATTTTGAATTAGTTGATGGGTATATAAGTTATCTAATTATGAAAAGATTTAGCGTTGGAAAAGTACCTGTTTATTTTCAATAATGTGTAAGTAAATAGAAATTTCATTTGGAGAATATAATGGTGGGAAATAATAAAGATAAAAGGAGGATTTTTATATGGTCAATTATGAACCAGAGTTAATGTACGCATTGGATTCTAAAAGTGAATATGCTGATTGGAAGAATGTTTACAATGTAAGTGGCAATGATGTACTTTATTGTCCTATTTGTTTAGGAAGAGTCAAACTTTGGAATGGACAAAATCCAGATAAAACATACAAAAAACAAAGATGTTTTCATCATATTGATGGAATGTGTTCACAAGAAAGTAGGATTCATTTTGCTTATAAAACTTGGCTGCTTGATAAAAATAGTAAATTTAAAGTTGGACAAACTATATACGAGGTTGCTAACTCATGTATTGAAAAGACTTTTCACACCAAATTTGGAGATTATCGTCCTGATATTTTTATAGAAACTACAGAAGGGAAAAGCTTTTATATTGAAATAGCAGATACAAACAAAAAAACTGATGACTATATTGAAAAATGGGATGAGCTTGGATGCGATGTTTTAGAGTTAGATGTAAATGGGGAGCTTCTTAAAGTAACGACAGATGATATTCCTAAATTTAAACTTATCTACTCATCTTCTACTGGTGAATGTTTTATAAAACATTATGTTAGACAAGATTATGATGATTTGATTACTTTAAGAAAAACTTATTGGAAAAGAACGGACTTAATTGAGTATAAAATTCAGTGGGAACGATTAGATTGGTTCTGGACAAAGCTTCAAGAATATTATACTAATAAATCAGTACAAGCAGATTTAATTGATGCCTTTCAATTATTAGAACCTGAAGATCAAAGATTTATTTGTAAAAAAATGAATGGAAAACACTCATCGTTAAGATATATTCTTGAGAAGAATTATATAGATTTAGATGATTATGATAATGCACGATTAAAACATATTGGACTAACCATCAAAAATCTTAACAAAGAATTTGGTTATAGTAGTAGCAATAAAAAAGAAGATACATACTTATTCAGAAAATATAACCATATAATTTTTAAAGATGCTGTTTATTGGGAAAATCGTTCTCACTTACTTGTAGATGAGTTTATTACAGACACAGACGTATTTAATTTTTTTCATCCAATAATGGAAAAATATTATAATGAACATACAATACCGCTCAGAGAGGAAATCAAGAAGAAAAAAGAAAAAGAACACAAAAACGAAAAGTATATAAGTGAATATTTATCTCCATGTATAGACAATATGATAAAACAGATACATAGTAGTAAAAAATCGTCATGGAAAATTATTTATGATGTTTACTCTAATGAGGGAAATACATATTTAAATATTAAAATATCTCTTCTTAATCATTGGTTTGAACACCTTACATTTAATATTAATTTATTGAATAGCATTTCTGAAATTGAAATAACTAATAGCATTGTAAAGGCAATGAATAAGTTATTAGTTCAAGGAAAGATTGGTGATAATCATTTAAGGATAATGGAATTAAAGGAGAAAAATGCTGATGACAAACAATAATATATATATTCCCTCTATTGATGCAAAAGATATTTATTTATCAGCACATTACATTGAGGAAAATCCAGAAGGATATAATTTAAAGCTCAAAGATGGACAGTATAATTTACGAAAATTTATCAATACACTTGATTATAGCTTAGACCTTATAGAGTTAAAGGATATTTATTATAGAAAATTCAGAAAACATGATTTTTCATTTAGAATTAAAAAACATGATTATTCTGTAAATGTAATTAATCTCACGTTTAAGTATTCTGTAAAAGAATGGAATCAGATGAACAAAAATACTTTTGTCAGGCTTGGATATGATTATAGAAATCTGTCTTTTAAAGATGGTATTGCTAAAAATAGCGAAGGTGAAATTGTTGGAATTAAGACGAATGAAAAAATTGAAAACCCAACTGATATACCAAAGCCATTTGTTAAAAAGCAGGTAAATATCTATGATAAAAAGGATAAAACTGTTATTAAAGAGATTCAAACTCAATACCATAAAAAAGGTGAACCGAAGACTATAAAGACAAATGCAGAACTTAGAACTGAGTTGTATAAAGATGGATTTATATGTAATGGTATTAAATATTGTCGTATGAAACGTTCTACTGGCTCTGCAAGAGTTGGTAAATGTCTTTTTATCAGAGAAGATTTATATGAACCGATTATAAAATTCAGTTCAGGTGGTCTTAAATATAACCAAGGAGATCCGATTGATTTAGCTGCATATGAGGGATATATTGCTCTCCCATCTAGTAGCATTATTGATACCATTCCAATTAAACCAGAAAATATTCTTTTAATTGATGATTATGACAGCGTGTTTAATGAGGACGTAATCGAGACTCATGATGAAGACGGATGGCTTAAAACTACTGAAAAGAATTGTGAAATTACAAATACAATTTGGGATGGTCAGTCTCTTATGGATATATCTCTATTTGGTGATTATTCAGAATATGGTATGCTTCTACTTAGAAATCTAATGTTCAAATCTTGTTGTTTCAACTGTAATATCCAACAATGGTTCAAAGATAATAATATAACGGATGTGTCTCAGCTTAATGGTAAAACAAGAGCTACACGAATTGAAGATGTAAAGTTAATTACCACACCTAACAGTATTAAATATTTGAAATTTAGTACATGGGATGAATGGCTTAACCACTTATATCCTGATTTTGGTGTTGTAAAGCATGATAAGAAAACTCATTTCTTTGGAGGTCGCTTAGTACAGACTCATTATCAGTTGCTCAATACCCTTCAGATGTCCAAAGATGAAGTAAGAGAATTTTTGCAGGAATCGCTTGACTTTGCACAAATGCTTAGAGATAGACCAGAAGTTGTACGTTATTACATTAAATATCCTGATATTGATGAAATGTCACCTATGGATAAACCTATGAGTAGCAAGAATGATGTGGTTTATAATTTAATGTGTGTAAATGATAATTTTACTAAAACTAAATATTATCAAGACTTTTTACATGATTTATTGGCATCATATTACAAAAATCTCAAAAATGGGCATATCTATGTAAATGGTAACTACTCTACTCTTCTTGGTAATCCAATAGAGATGTTACAGCAATCAATTGGTAAGTTTGAAGGAAAAAGTCAAATTGGAATTGGTAATATACATAGTACACGCTTTGAATATAATAAAACTCTTCTTGCCAGTCGTTCACCTCATGTTACAATCGGAAACATTTGGCTTCCATATAATACGGAGAATAAATTGATAGATTGTTATCTTAATCTTACAAATGAGATTGTGTGTATTAATTCTATTGGAGAAAATGTATTGCAGAGGTTATCGGGTGCTGACTTCGATAGTGATACAGTAATGTTGACAGATAATGAAAAGCTCATTCGTGCAGCTAAAAGAAATTATCAGTTGTTTAAAACACCAACTGCGAATGTTGATTCTACAAAGAAAAAAAGATATTATACACCAGAACAGCAAGCAGATCTTGACATTAAAACATCTGTAAATAAAATCGGTGAGATTGTTAATCTATCTCAGGAATTAAATTCTTTACTTTGGGATAAGATGTATCATGGTGCTACTTATAATGATATTAAGGAGTTATATTATGATATATGTCAATTAGATGTAATGTCTGGAATTGAAATTGATAAGGCAAAGAAAGAATTTATTATCAACAACGGTAAAGAGTTAGATAAACTACGTGAAAAGTATGATGAACTTTTGCGTGAGTATGAAGAGAATGAAGAAGGCGAATTAGTAAGAGGTAAGAAACGTATGCCACACTTCTTCTCTCATATCTCTAAACAAAAAGGATATTACAATCCTGATAAGAAACATTATTGTAAATGTCACACTTCAATGGACTATTTACAGACCATTATTAATGGATTCAAAATTAAGAATCCATATAAAAAGGATTGGCTACCATTTGTATCTATATTAGATAACTCTTTATTTAGAACAAATCGTGTAAATCAAAAACAAATAAATAAAATTTATAGTATTTTAAAAAGATATATAAATGAAAGAAAAAATATTTACGCTTCTGACTCAGATACAAAAGAAGATAAAAATGAAAAAGCGAATAAATTAAGAGAAGACCTTATTTCCGACATTGAAGATGAAACAATTGGATTTTCTACATTATATCGTCTGCTCTCTTCTCTTGAAGATAAAGAGAATTCTCAAATCAAAAATCTTTTATTAGAAATTATGTATCTCTGTGGCAATGATAGTTTCAATAAAGCTATTATCCAGTCGAAACATGAAATTTCCCAATTAGAAGAAAATGGTGCTGATGTTAAATTGTTTGATATTGGCTTCAAAATTACAAAAAAACAGGCAAAATGCGAAATCGACAGCTAATTACGGCTCTAGCTGTACTGCATATTTTTATTTTACATAGGAGAGGGTAGTTTTCTATCTATTATTTTTTAATTACTGCCCTACTCTATTGTAAAATTCTATGTCTGCTATTATAGCAAAGGAGGAATTGCAATACAAGAAGAAAAAAAATATTATAATCAAAAAGATATAATAAATAACATTTGTGAAGAAACTGGTTGCTCTATACGTGACGTTACGCTTATTTTGAATTCGTTGGGTAGTGTGGTAAAGGATAAGTTTGGTGATAGGAATAATTATGTAGAAATAAAATTATTTCCAGGACTAAAGGTAACTTCAAGATTTATACCATTTGAGCAAGCTCAGTCTAATTTAAAAGGTTATATAAATAATCACGATATGTTATTTTTATCTGCTGACTTTAGCAGAAATTTTAAGGATTCTGTAAAAGAATTACATAATAATTTAGAATGAAATCAGCTTTTCTTAATATCCTGCCCTATGTGGCATTACATAATATTAAAAGTTTATTTTATAAATTAACCTCTCTTTCTTATATCGGTGGTTGCATTATTTAAAAAATCGTGTAATCACTGATACTCTTCCCATATAGTTCAATGGTAGAGCAACGAACTGTTAATTCGTAAGTTACAGGTTCGAATCCTGTTGTGGGAGTTATCCTATTTTTATAGGACTGGTCGGTTTCGGATCGGAGGATGTTGAATCTTAAAATAAGCGTGGCGACACGTATAAAGTGGTTCTTATCGTATTATAAGGCTGCGACTGTATAATACAGTTTAACGGAAAACACATAAAATCTACGCCATATCTAAGGTCAGAGGTCAACTGATAATGACTATTTATGAGTTTATGTAATCAATTGCATTGCATGAGATTCTTAAACAAATTGATTTGGTGGGTGTCTCGAAATAGGCACTGTATTAACACAGAAATGTGGGGATGATTTGTGTACTATTGACGGGAATACCGCAAGTATAACTGTTGATAGGATTTTGATAATATCTCTTAAGTTGAAAAACAGGGATGGAATCAAAAAGCAAGGAGATCGCAATCCGAGCAGGATGGTGATGATTGGGTGGTACTCAAAAGGTACTGATGGTCAAATATACACCTCATCGTCCATTTGTAAGTACATACTTTTGGTGAATGAACAGAATTCCTTAATAATAAAAATATTATTTGATTTACTGATAGAAAAGAACAAGCAAAAGTGTGTATAACCGCAAAGAGACAAACAACTTATTCATCTGTAATATGGTGACATATAGCACTCGCAAGGTACTATATGAGAAAGTACAAGTACGTACAACTCTAATAGGCTGCAACCTATGAATCTCGCAAGGAAGAATGTGCAGAAAGAAAATCTATAATACTTTGTGGTAAGAGTTTGCCGATTATGTCAAAATCGGTGTTGTTGCTAACTACAAGTTAATCGCTTGTGTGATAAACTGTGTCCAACCACAGTAGATGTTAGTGTATTGAGTCAAATATCTCAGCTCATATTAAGTAAGGATCTCATACTTCGGTATGGGATTTTTTATTTTGGGAATTAGTTCAGCTTGGCTAGAACGCTTGATTTGGGATCAAGAGGTCGCAGGTTCAAATCCTACATTTCCAACTACTATCCTACTTTGTAGGAAATAAATCAAAGGATGTGAAAATTATTAAACAGATTTCTAAAAGTGAAATTGAAAAATTATTATCTGAAGGTGTAATCAGAAACACAAGACGAGGATATGTAGATCGTAGAGGCGAACACATAGGTTATTACAAGACTTGTAGTGGAAAGCGTTACATCGAAGATAAATTCGTCAAGTAGGTGCTGGCTATGAAAAATCGAATAGAATATAAAGATTTTTATATTGACAAGACTGAAAACGGCTATCGTATATGCAGAAAAGATGACACAGAAAAACATACTCATCTTTCAAATCTTAATCCATCGTATAAGCTTATAGACAATGTATTATCAAATAAAATTCCTACTCGTTGTGGGTGTTATTATTTAGAATCACATGCTAGATTAAGCTATGATGAAAATTATATTAGGAAGATTCGTGAGTATATTAAAGTAAAGCAGAATAAAAGTAAACAAATGTATTACAATCCTGGCAGAAAGCGTTCTGGTGGGAATTTTTAATTTTATGGAGGAAAATATTTTGTTTGTATGCAAAAGCAAACGATTAGCAAATTACCTTATTGACAATGGCTCACAACTTAAAAGAATAGATACAGACCAGAAGTCAAAAGGATTTTTGGTATTTTTATTTGAGAAAAATGAGTTGCTTAATAAAAATTTAGGAAATTGGAGGATAGATAAAGAGACATATCTAATTTTTTAAATTATGTTACGAAGGAGATGTTACAAAATGCCTAAAAAGAAAACACATGAAGAATTTATTGAAGAATATTCAAAATTAAATATGCCAGTGGAAATATTAGGGTCTTATACTGGTTCAAAAAATAAAATACTATGTATGTGTAAAATATGTGGACAAACTTTTGAAACCACTCCATCATATTTACTAATGGGACGCATTCATAAACCTTGTGCAATAAGACAAGCAAGAGGAAAAACTGATGCTCAATTTAAAAGAGAATTTGATAACGAAGATATAATAGTAGATGGCACATATACAGGTGCGTTAAATCCAATAGATGTTCATTGTAGAATATGTGGATATAAATGGAGTCCAATCGCTTCAAGTATATTACATGGGCATGGTTGTCCTGTATGTAAAAAAACATATCATTATACAACTGAAGAATTTATTGAAAAAGTAAATACTTGTCCGTATGGAGAAGATTACAAAGTTTTGTCGGAATATACAAAATCTTCTAATAAAATTCTATTTCTACATAAAAAATGTAATAATTCTTTTAAAATGATTGCAAATAATTTTTTGCGTGGTCAAAGATGCCCATTTTGTAATGAATCAAAAGGCGAACAAAAAATTAGACAATTGCTTTATAATAACAATATAGATTATATACCACAACAGAATTATGACAATTTGTTAGGTGTTAATAACGGCTTATTATCATATGATTTTTATTTGCCTCAATACAATCTTTTAATTGAATATCAAGGTGAATTCCATGACGGCAAAGCAAGAATACAAAGTAAAAAGAAATATCAAATCCAACAAGAACATGATATGCGAAAACGTAAGTATGCCAAAAAACATAATATTCAATTGTTGGAAATTTGGTATTGGGATTATGAAAATATAGAAGAAATATTAAAAAAGGAGCTAAATTTATGAATTTTGTTTATAAACGTACCGAGACAACCGCAATGAAGATTGCAGGTATCATTGACACAGATAATATGACTGTTGAAGTAGATGGTGGAGAAAAGAAACTTGCTACTCTTCTATCAGTATTTAATGGTGGTAGTGTTGAAATAAATGTGAAGGTAAAAGAGGAAAGTGAACTCGATGAACCTGTTGAATCTAATGAAGAATAGAGAGTAGGTGAACTATATTTATAATTTCGAAGAAGAATTAAAAAAATATGGGCTAACCCCATCAACTTATGAACAGGTTTTACAAGAAATTTCGAATAAAATGTCTGGTATTTCAGATATAGATTGGAAAGAAATTGTAGATAAATATGATATAAAATGTCATTATGATAGCGTTAGAAAGGCTAGTCAGACCATATTTGGCAATTATTTTGTTAGAGAATATTTAAAAGCTAAAAACATAACAGAAAAAAGTAGTACTCTTGATGATGCTAAAGAAGTACTAGGTGAACAATATATTGTTAAACAGCAAATACATAATGATAGATTGAAACTTAATAAACTTAAACGAGATTTAGTTCCTTGCATTACTGTTGCTGATGAATTAAAACAATATATGAAAGATAATAATTTCTCAATGGAAATTCCTACATATATGTACTCTTCTGTTGAAGAAGAATCTGATTACACTATGATATGTCATATTACTGATTGGCATATTGGCTATATAATTAACAATTGTAATGGTAATAATTTTAATTGGGAAATTGCTAATGAAAGAATAGATAAATATATTTCTGAATGTAAGAAGTATATTGAATTATATAATATCCGTCAGGTTCTGGTTATATCAACAGGTGATATGATCGAGAATTCATATATGAGAGAAACACAAGCACATAATTGTGAATTTTTACAATCTATGCAGATACATAAGGCTACTAAACTAATATATAGATTATTAGTCGCTTTAGCTGAAGATTGCAATGTTGTATTTGGTGGTATTGCTGGAAATCATGATCGTATGTCAGGTGACAAGAAAAAGAATTATGAGGGCGACAACGCAAATGTGCTTATTACTGAACATATTAAAGATTTGGTTGATGTAAGTGGCTGTGAACGCATTTCTATATTAGATACAAATTATAATGATTCTGAGATAAATATTACTGTTTGTGGTTTATCTTGTAAATTTATTCATGGTGATAAATATAAAAATGATAGATATAATCTTGCAAAAATTATTTCTAGTGATAATCAGTTCTATGATTTAATCTTTAGTGGACATCTCCACAATTTTTCCATTCAGTCAGAAAATCATGGTAGATATGCTATATCTACAGGCTGCTTAAGCGGATTCAATGATTTTTCCAAAAATTTTTATTGCAGTAGTGTAGCATCTCAAACAATAGCAATTTTAAAAGATAACGAAGTTGAAATGATAAAAGATATTCAGCTTAGTTAATTATATTTTGTTCTTATGAGGATAGTTTTATACTACCCTCTTTTATTTTTATTTATTTTGTATAGGAGGAATATAAAATGGCTACATATAATGTACATGCAGGTCACTGTCCACAGGATCAGGGTGCTTATGGTGCAGTTGGTATTTTACAGGAGTCTGTTGAAGACAGAATCGTCAAGAATGCTGTAATTGCAAAGTTAGAAGCACTTGGACATACAGTTTATGATTGTACGTGTGATGAAAACACGTCACAGAATGGTTGTTTAGCAGCGATTGTTGCTAAATGTAATTCACATAATGTTGATTTAGATATATCTATACATCTTAACTCTGGTAGAGATGATTACGAAGGCGATGATTCTACTGGTGGTACAGAAGTTTACGGATATGACACTGGAACAGAAGAAATTGGTTCGAAGATTTGTGAGGCAATTTCAGAAAAACTTAATATTAGGAACAGAGGATTTAAAACCAATTCAGGACTTTATGTTCTTAGAAACACAAAAGCCCCTGCTATCTTAATTGAATGTTGCTTCGTGGATGATAGAGACGATGCTAACAGATGGGATGCTGAAGCCTGTGCGAATGCTATAGTCGAAGCCTTAACAGGCGAAGTAGTATCAGAAGATTCAAGTGAAGATTGTTCTGACAATGATAGTTCGGATAATAATGAAACTACAGGTGGTAGAACTAATGATTTAGGTCATGTTGATGTTTATTATAGGGCTAAGTCAAATAATCGTTGGTGGGATGAAGTTCATGATAGAGATGATTGGGCTGGTGCTAGTGATGATCAGGCAATTACAGGTATTGCCATTGGTGTTAGTGAAGGTTATGTAAGATATCAGGTTCACTTACTTAACGGCGATTGGCTTCCAGAAGTTGATGGCTATGACATTAATGATGACGAAAATGGTTACGCAGGTAACGGTAGAACACCTATTGACGCATTAAAAGCAGTATTCTATACACCTGATGGTTATGAATACAAGTGTCTATATATACAGGTATCGCCACAGGGTATGGACGAATATTACCCTGTTCAGATAGATGATCAAACTGTAAATGGACAGGACGGATATGCTGGTTGTTTTGGTAGATATATTGATAAGGTTCAGCTTTGGGTTGAATAAGATTTTTTTGAGGGAGTAGATCGTATTGACTACTACCCTCTTTTATTAAATCAGCATTTATTATATTAAAAGTGCAAAAACATTATAGATTAAAAGGAGATTTTTTTTATGAATAAGACAGAATTAGTTGCAAAGACACAGGAAAATATTGATATAAATGTATCAAAGAAGGATTTAACTACTATTGTTGATGGTGTAATAAAATCAATAACTGATGAACTTATAGCAGGTGGCAAGGTTCAGTTAGTTGGTTTTGGTACATTTGAAGTAGTTGAAAGAGCTGCTAGAGAAGGTAGAAACCCACTTACAGGTGAGTCACTTCACATAGAAGCTTCAAAAGCACCTAAGTTTAAAGCAGGTAAGGCACTTAAAGATGCCGTAAAGAACGCTTAATTTGAAAGGTTGTGATTATTATAAAAACATTACATTTTGAAGACTATGAAGATTTTGCTTGTGTTGTTTCAAATACATACGACAGAATAAAATCTGATGACAAATACAACTCAATAGACGTTGTTGCTAAATATGAAGATGCAAAAGAGATTATTCGTGAACTTATTGGAATTGGATACGGTATTGCATTTATTGATAAGTTTGGTAATCCAGAATGGGATGGGTATGACGATGCTTTCGTTATTAGCTTATTAGATGATGAAATCTGGTGCGAACCAGTTAAGAGAGATAATGGATACATCTTTATTGAAGCCGATGTTGTATACATCTTTGATGATTGTAATTCCAAGATTATTCCAAAGATTGAAGCTGATGAGGTATATGAAGTAGGAATTGGCAATGAATATGATGATTGCGATGGTGATTGTGAAAACTGTCCTGCGCATGATGAAACTTATTTACATACTTCTGAAGACGAAGATGGAAATACTCACGGATTTACTGCTAGTAGATCAGATGGCGACTCTTATATGAGTTATTCTTACTACTCTAGCAATGAGTTAAGTCATGAAGATATTCAGAAGATGTTAAAGGCTTTTGGATTTTAGATTATTTGGAGTGTGTGGCGTATGTTGCACGCTCTTTTTGTATGGGTAGGTCGTATAGCGGCAATTACACCTGACTGTAAATCAGGCGCTTCGGCTTCGTTGGTTCGAGTCCAACCCTACCCACTAATTTAATGTTTTCTGTGAATGGAAACAGAGAATAAATATATGTTCTCATGATTAGTGGCATAGCTGATTATGGGATTTATGATGAATATATAAAAATGCGACAAGAAGCGGTTAGTTAATGATACTACTGCTTCTTTTTGTTTGAAAGGAAGTGAGATTTTATGGGTAGAAAAATACAACACAATAATATTGTTACCGATGAGTTATTGACTCAGTGTAATAAAGAAAATATAGAATTAGGAAATGACTTTTTGGATTATCTTCGTTCAGTGGATAGATCTCCGAATACAATTAATGCGTATAGGCGTGACCTTTTTATTTTTTGGGTTTATCTACTTAAGCATTGTGACAACAAATTCTTTATTGATTTATCTAAGAGGGATATTGCTCGTTATCAGAGTTTTTGCCTTACTGAATATAAATGGTCGCCAGCTAGAATGCGTAGAGTAAAATCTACTCTCTCATCGCTTTCAAATTATGTAGAAGCTATATTGGATGATGAGTATGAAAATTTTAAACCAATTATACGCAAAATTGAAAATCCTGCAAATGAGAAAGTATTTACTAAAACTGTATTATCTGATGAGCAAGTACAGGGAATGCTTGATTATTGGGTTGAAAAAGGCAAGTATGACAAGGCTTGTATTTTAGCATTAGCTGCATTTAGCGGTAGACGTAAGAGTGAATTACCACGATTCAAAGTGTCTTATTTTGATGACGAAAATATTATATATGGTTCTTTATATAAGACACCTGAAAAAATCCAAACAAAAGGAAGAGGATCTCGTGGAAAAATGTTAGTGGTGTATACACTTGCAAAACCGTTTAAGCCATATTTTGATTTGTGGATGAATTATAGAAAAGAACACGGAATTGAATCAGAATGGTTATTTCCAAAGAAAGTAAATGGAGAATATATAGATGAACCTATGGATTCAAGCACTCTTGACAGTTGGGCTGATACATTCACCAAACATTTAGGAGAAGACTTTTATTTCCACAGTCTTCGTCACTTCTTTACAACTTCTTGTTCTCGAAGTGGTCTTCCTGATGATGTAATTCAAATGCTAGTAGGTTGGAGTTCCCTTGATATGGTTTCAGTGTACAAGGACATTGATGCAGATGAGCAATTCGCAAAATATTTTGCAGATGGAGAAATTAAACAAGTAGAACAAAAATCACTCTCTGATTTGTAGACAATCCCGATGAAGCTTTCATCTAACCCTTGACAAATTCAAAAATATGCATTCTTAAAACAAAAGAATAAATAAATACAACAACTTATCTATAGGTAGAAAATGGTTCTCTACACACTCTTCGGAGTATCTGAGATGATGGATACACCGCCCATCATAGATAAGTTAAATAAGCTGCTCACATCCAAAAGAAGTGAGGGCGGTCTATCAATCCGTTGATAGATTTTTACAAGTGAGCTGTCACTGACCGATATGTGACATAAATATAAAGGTCGGTTTGCGAAATTATTGACCTTTGGAATGGTCTAAAACTTCCCACTGCTACTGCTTATTGGCGGTGTTATGGAGAGGTCTTGCCTTAGTAGACGATTAACATATTTTGGCATTTACTATTCATATAGCATTGTAAGTCCTAAAACGGTCAATATCAACCATAGAAGTGATCGTGCTTCTCTGCGTTAATGAGAACCATTAAATTCAAGTTTGTACTACAGTGTCTTTCGAGCTTGTGGTCTAAATATTAAAAACCAATGTCTATTAGGCTTTTATATGAAATGAAATTATCGCTAGTTTCTTTTCTGAATTTTTGAGATAGACAATAGCGAATGACTACTGGGCGGTCTGACATCTGGAAAGACAGATAAATATGGAGTGTCACTATATAAGTGCAATATATTTTGGGTGACACAGGTAGTAATCTCCTTCTCGTGCGTTAGTTAGCGAGTAAATCTGATTAAAGTGATTTTGAAAAGCATGGATACCTAGTGTGTCTAATTTATAAACTGGATGTGTACAGTCCAATATCAGCTAGTTAGTGCTTTATGCTGATTATCATAGCGGAATGACGAGCAATGGAAGCTCACTTGGCTCATAACCAAGAGTATGCAGGTTCGAGTCCTGCTTCCGCAATTCAATGATTAAAAGGAAAACGAAAAATAAAAGAAAGGAGTATGTATTATGGCAAGTAGATTGATTATTGAGCAAGAGCCATTAAAAGTTGGACAGGTTCGTAAAGTTACATCCAACAATGGTGAAAAAATAGATTCTATTACTTTACTCTTGAACAATAACGTGGAAATTTTGTTCGTGCCACGGAATGACGGAACATTAGATTTTTCAGTAAGTGATCCACAGTTTGATACGTCAAATTTAGATTGCTCTATTGATAAAGAAGTATTGCGTGATTTATTTATGGCTATTAGAGACGGATATAAACAAGTAATTGCAAACGAAAGCGAGGGTACAAATTCATGAAATTAAATATTAGTAAAACTATTGATGAAAACGTTATTAGTGTAGATATTTCTGTCGCAGAATTAGGTACATCAGATACCGATGCTGCTACTGAAAAAGATATGTTGCATAATTTTGTTAGAACAATCGAATATTCTAAGATATCCTTTAAATCTAATATGAAAGCTGATTCTAATGGAGATCCAGTTACAACTGATAGTGAAGTTGATGATTCAACTATTATTTCTGTTGAGTTAAAAGATATTATTAACCAGTCATTTGTTGTAGATGAAAATCTTCATATTACATTCTCTGTAGATGTTACAAAGATTCCAGAATCAGAAGTTAAAGCGCCTTTTGATAGTGTCGAAAAGATTGGTAAGGCAAAGGTTGAACTTTTCGCTACTAAGATTCAGGAAGAAATTGGTAAAAAACTTGCTGAGATTCGTGCTTTAAATACTAAGTTTGAAGGTGAAACAGAAGTTATTCTGTAAAAATAATGGGTGGTACTCTTCCACCCTACAAGGTCTGTTCGTCTAGCGGTCTAGGACATCGCCCTTTCACGGCGGCAACAGGAGTCCGAATCTCCTACAGATCATTAAATAGCTGATACTTAAATGGACATCGAGGCTATACATTTTTTGTATAGTAACAGAGAGTCGCTTCATGAGGTGACTCTTTTATTATGTAGTATTGGCAGAGTTGGTATTACACCTGATTGCTAATCAGAGGTCATCGTTTATTCGGTGCATAGGTTCAAGTCCTATATACTACGCTCATGCCGTGTGTCCGATTGGTCGAGGGTGCTGTCTTGAAAACAGTCTGGATGTAAAAGTCTTTGGGGTTCGAATCCCTAACACGGCGTATGCACCTATCTTTTGGCAAGAATGAAGTCTCCAAAACTTCTAACCTGTGTTCGATGCGCAGTGGGTGTGCTAAGTGAAGTGAATTGCACTTTCATAGTGTTTTATAAGTTGAATTTTTATGAGAAGTGGTATTGCTACTGCTTCTCTTTTTTATTGGAATAAAAAGAAAGAAGGTGAAACAATGGCTAATTTAAGACAAGCCAAAACTGATGATGAGGTCAAAAAGTTAACAGTAAATAATGTAAAAGGTGCGTATCATGATTTAGCCATTGACTACAACCATTTACTAGATTTGGATTATATCTATTGTCCTCATTGTGGAAAATGGAAATCAACTAAAGGTAATGGAAACTTTTATAAATCTAACAAAAGTAAAAGCGGATTTGAGCATTTTGCATGTAAGGCTTGTATTTTAGATTTGTGTACTGACGTAGATCCTAAAACTGGCATTAGAACAGACAATAGAGAAAAAACAATTAACACTTTTAGACAGCTTGATTGGAAATTTAGCGAAAGTGATTATAACGCACAGTTACAAGCTATTAATGAAGGTGTTGGTGAAAAAGTTCGTGGAACGGCTGTTCAAAATCTTATTGTAATGGTAGCTTCTCTTCCACAGTACAATAACACTTCTTATAAAGATTCTGAATTTTCTATTGATGATATAGATAATAATCCAGAAACAAATACGAAAATTGTTCAAAAAACTCTCAAGTCTGCTAAGAAACGTTTTGGAAATAACTATAATAATGAAGAACTTATGTATCTTGAGACGGAATACCAAGACTGGACGACACGTTATCCTTGTGAAAATAAATCTCAGGAACTTTTATTTAAACGAGTATGTTGTAAAGAACTTGAAATAGATAATGCTCAGAAAAATGGCAAGGATACAAAAGATTTAGATGCTACTTTACAGAATCTGCTAGGAAGTTTAAATATCAAACCTAATCAGAAAACTGCATCTGAATTAACTGATAATCTTACATTTGGGCAGCTTATTGATAAATGGGAACAAGAAAAACCAATTCCAGAACCAGAAGGTGAATTTAAAGATCCTGATAAAATTGGACTCTTAATTGATGTATTCTTTAAGGGGCATCTCTCTAAAATGATGGGATTGAAAAATGCATTTTCTTCTACTTATGAGAAGTTCATTTCTAAATATACTGTCAAAAAGCCTGAGTATGATGAAGATACTGATTCAGAAGCATTATTTGATAAAATCTTTGGTCAGAAAGCTGAAGAGGAGGTATAATTTATGCCTCAATTAAAAACTCAGACTGAGATAGAAAAAGATAAACAACAAAAGATAATGGAAACTGTTGCTTGGAGAGCAGGATATTATCGCAGCAATCCACATAGATATGTTATTGACGTGTTGGGACTATCTTTAAAATGGTTTCAACAAATTTTGTTATGGTGCATGATGCACTATAATTTCGTTATGTATTTGGCAGCGAGGGGACAAGGTAAGACATACCTAACTGCCCTCTTCTGTTGTGTAAGATGTATCTTATTTCCTGGAACAAAAATCGTTGTAAGTTCTGGAACTTTAAAACAGGCAAACGAAGTCTTACTAAAAATACAAGATGATTTTATGAAACAATCTTCTATATTACGTTCTGAAATTGAGAAATGTAATATAGGTCAAAATGATGCTTCTATTTATTTCAAAAATGGTTCATGGATAAAAACAAGAACCAGTTCAGAAAATTCAAGATCAGCCAGGGCAAATTGCATAGTCGTGGATGAATTTCGTATGGTCGATGAAACAGTTATCAATACTGTATTGCGTAAATTCTTAACAAGTCCAAGACAGCCAAAATATTTACAAAAACCTGAATATGCTCATATGCAGGAAAGAAACAAAGAAATATATATGTCCAGTGCATATTTTAAAAGCTCATGGGCTTATAGAAAAGCACAAAGTTACACTCTTAATTTCTTTGATGACACAAAAAAATATTTTATATGTGGATTACCTTATCAGGTATCAGTGCGTGAAGGGCTACTCTCTCGTTCTCAGCTTGAAGATGAAATGAGTGAAGCTGATTACAATGAACTTGTTCAGCAGATGGAAATGGAATGTTTGTGGTTTGGTGATACAGATGGTAGTTTGTTTAAATTTGATGAATTAACCGCTCGTAGAAGATTACGCAAAGCATTTCCACCATTGAGTTTCTGCAATGACAAAATATCAATTCCGAAATTAACAGCTACTGGTAAAAGAATACTATCTATTGACGTTGCTCTTATGCAATCTACGAAAAAGAAAAAGAATGATGCCTCTGCTATTTTTATCAACGACTTAATTCAAGTAAATGATACTGCATATCAATCAAATTTCGTATATGGTGAAACTTTTGAAGGTTTGAAAACAGATGAATTAGGAATGATTGTTATGAAATATTTTTATGAGTATCAATGTACAGATTTAGTTTTAGATACAAACGGAATCGGCTTGGGAGTATATGATTTTATCACCAAGGAACAAATTTGCCAAGAAAACGGTAAAAGATACCAAGCAATGACTTGTATAAATGATAAAGATATGGCTGAACGATGCAAAGTTCGTGATGCTAATAAGGTTGTTTGGTCTGTAAAAGCTAATGCTAATTTTAATAATGAGATATGCGTATTACTTAGAAATGGTATACAGAATGGAAAAATTAATTTTCTTATTCCTGAACAGGATGCAGATAGTTCATTAAAAGAAACATATAAGGGATATTTCAAAATGTCTCCAACAGAGCAAGCAAAATTGAAAATGTCTTATATACAAACAACGTTTGCCGTTTACGAATTGATTAAATTGGATCATGAAGTTAAAAACGGAAATATCAAGGTTAAAGAAGTTGAAGGTATGAGGAAAGATAGGTATTCTTCTATTGCCTATTCTTATTGGTGTGCTTGTCAATTGGAATTAAAATTAAAACCTAAGACACAAGATACACAATCATTAGTCAACAAGCTTCCAATCCGTCAATCAAAACGATTTAGCCTATACAATTAAAAAGGAGGTGTGCTATCAAATATGGCGCAAACAAAAAGTAAGGTGTCAAGCACACCTACTCGTACTGCCGCAGAAATTAAAGAGTGGTATGAGAAAAATGAAAAAAATATATCAAATTTTGCAAAGGCACAAAATGCCTTGAAGCAGTTGGTAGATCCAACAAAATCTACAACAAGAACTTATTCAACCTTTGATAAAACAAAACTTCGTACATATATGAAGAATCCACCAGCTCAGTATAAAAACTTACGAAATCTGAGTAGATATCTTTATTATCGAAGTAGTGTTTATAGGAGGTTGGTTTGGTTTAACGCAACAATGATTGATACAAATGCTCGTGCAGTAATTCCAATCATTGATATTAATAAGGGTGGAGATAAAGCAAAGGTACTAAAAAGTTATTATGATACACTGTCTGTATTAAATAATATGAATTTAGCACTTGAATTTCTCAAAGCATATATAATTGCTTGGCGAGAAGATGTATTTTTCGGAATGGCTTTTTATGATGATACAGGATATTTTATTCTTCCTGTTGATCCAGATTATGCAAAAGTAAATGGTGCTTATATGACAGGTGATTTATCTTATGTAATGGATATGTCGTATTATTCAAGACATGAGGATATGGTTGAATGGATTGGAGAACCACTCACTTCTATGTATCGTCAGTATCAGAACAATTCAACGGAAAATCGTTGGCAACAAATGCCAGATGAATACTGTGTATGTTTCAAAGTGAATATAGATGATTATGAAATTCCACTTCCACCTTATATGAATCTATTCAATTCTCTTATAAATCTTGCTGACCTCGAAGATATTCAAGCTGTAGCTGACGAAGCTAATATTTATAAATTGGTTACTGCTACTATTCCATTATCAAATGACCAAGATGGTGTAGACCAATTTTTAGTAGATCCAGATACTGCTATAGAATATTATAATAAATTTGTTGATTCATTGCCTGATTATATAGCTGCTGCTATTACGCCTATTCCATTAGATGTACTTACATTTGGTGATGATCAAGCAACAGATGTTAATAAAATTGAAAACGCCACAAAAACAGTATTCAATACTTCTGGTGGTGCACAGTTACTAAATTCAAGCTCTATCTCAGGAACTACTGCCTGGCAGGGAGCAATTAAATTCGATGAGAAATATGCAACATCTTCTCTTCTACCTCAAACACAGGCATATCTAAATAGATTTTTATCTTATCAAGTTTCTAATCCAGCAAAAGTTAAAATGCTAGAAACGTCCCCATATACAAAAAGTACATTAAAAAAAGAAATGCTTGAGGATGCTACTTATGGTCTTCCTACTGCATTAGTTGTAAATAATTTAAATGGATTTAATGAATTGGAGACACTAAGTATGAATTTCTTATTGCATGATACATTGGACATCACATCTTCTTTTGTTCCACTTCAGTCGAGCCACACCCAATCTTCTTCGGATAATCAAGGTGGCGGTCAAACCAAGGATATTGGTGGAGCTGATTCTATTACAGACGATGGGGAAGCTTCGCAGGATAAGAGAGATCAGAGTAATGGATAAGGAGAAAAGGATGAATGACAAAAAACTAATTTGTACGGCAGATGAAGATACTGCTTCTGCTTTACGCAAATCTGGTTTCAGAGAAATGAAAACAGGTAATAAAAACATCTACACGTTTCTGAATAATACAACATTAAAATTTTCAGAAGGTGTTGATATAAACAAAATCAAGTATAGCAATATGCTTACATTCTAGTTGTCCTCTTTGGGCAACTTTTATTTTGTAAAAATTTAGAAAAGGAGGAGACATGGATAAAAAGCATACTTCGCTAAAATTTAAGGCAAAAGTCACGCCTATTGAAAAAATAAATGATGAATTCACATTATGCAAGTGTTATGTACAGGGTGTTGGAAAGAATAGAAATTTTTCTTATATGAGCAAAGAAAATATTCAGAGATGTTTACCAACTCTATCATACGCACCTGTTGTTGGTCATTTAATTGACAAATTAGATGAAGATGGAAATCCAACTGGTGAAAAGTACATGGGTGGTCATGATTACTATATTGATGATGACTGGAATTTAAAAAGTGCTTGTGTTCCTTATGGTGTTGTAAAAGCAGATTCATTTGACTTTGAAACCGTAAAAGAATATGAAGACGAAATCGAAACAGAATATCTTACTGCCGAAATTGTTCTTTGGACTGGTAGATATCCTGAGTTAATGGAAGCTATTTATTCCGATGACTTTTATTTTAATGAATCAATGGAAATTTCTGTATCAGAATACAGACCTTATGAGGAAGATAGTAACTATACAGAATTAACAGACTTTACATATTCTGCTCTTTGTCTTTTAGGCAAGGCAGATGACAAAACAAGTCCAGAACATACAGAACCATGTTTTGTAGAATCAAAAGTAATTCCTGTTCAGTATTCACTTGAAAGAGAAGAATTTTCAAAAGTAATGGGCGAACTCAAAAATGAATTAGCCTTTTATTTTAATAAAGACAACACTGACGGAAAGGAGGATGAAGTTGTGGAAAACGAAAACGAAAACGAAGAAGTAATTGAAACTGTTGAGGAAGTAAATGAAGAGTCCACAGAGGAAGTTGTTGAAAATACAACTGAGGAAACTCCTGACGCAGAAGTAAATGAAGACACAAATACTGAATCTGAAAATGAAGAAGTACAGGAGGATGAAACTGTTATTGAGGCTTCTGTAGAAGAAACTGTTGAAGAGACTGTAGAAATGTCAGAACTTGATTCTTTAAAAGCTAAGTACGAAGAGTATAAGAATTCTCACTCTCACACAAACGAGGAATTTGATGAGTTACAGAGATATTATGATAAAGCTGAATTTGAAAAGATTCATGCAGAACGTGATGCTATGTTATCTGATGAAAAATACTCTGTATTAGCTGAGAACGAAGCTTTTACTGAGTTAAAGAAAAATATGGACAACTACTCTCTTGCTGATCTTGAAAAAGAAGCAAAGGTTATTTTTGCTGACTATGTATCTTCTGTTGGAACATTTTCTATGAATGATTCTAATAAGAAATCTACTTCAAAGATTAGATTTAGTATGAAGAAAGATACTGGCAAGACAAAGGCTTATTCAACATTATTTAAGTAAAAAAGAATATAAACACATTTTTTGAGAGCGTCATAAGACGTTCTTTTTTATTGCACAAAAATATTAAGGAGGAAATTAAAATGGCAACAAGTTTTATTGATTTTAGTACAAAACATGCCGTAGCTGAGTCTACAAAGCTCAAGGCTACTCAGATTGGAAATATCTGGAACATCGAAGCAAAAGCAGATATTGATAACGGAACTATTGTTAAAAAAGGGGCGTATCTCAGACCAGAGGTTTATGAGGAAGATACTGCTGTTACTTTCGCAGGAAAGATTATTGAAAAAGCAGCCAATGGTGGATTCAGAGTAGAAGTTACTGCTATTGGTGACGGTGAAGGATTAGTTCTTTCCGTACCTCTTATTTATGAGGAGTACACAACAAAAATGCAGGAAGAGTCAAATTTCTTCAATGCAAAAGGAGACATTCTCAGAGTGTACGAGCTTTATGTCGGTGACGTGTTTACTGTTTCTGCCGAAGCATTCACTACTGATAAAGCACCCGCTGTAACTGACACTGTTGCTGTTTCTGCTAAGAAATTAAAGGCTACTGCGGTTTAATCGAAAGGAGGATAAAGAATAATGAAGAAATTAACATTTAGCAATGCTGATACTAGAGAAGTATTTGCTGATAAGGATTATACTGAATTTTCTCAGTTAATGATTGATACTGCTTGCGGAAAGCAGAAAGATGTATCTAAGGAAGATGCAGATGCTAAAATTCGTGAAGTTATGTTTGAGATTCTTGGTGTAGATGAGGAATGTTCTCGCAAGGATTTACATAAGGCAATTCGTAGACATAAGGTTGATGTCTTCGAAGTTATTGAAGAGACAGTTGAGAATTTACTTGTTTCTGGTTGGGGAGATAACCCATTCTTCAACGAATTCGTAGAAGTTAAGTCTATGAATACAGGTGATACAAATGAGTTCTATGTTCCTGATGAGACTGTATTAACTGTATCTGAATTAAGTGGAAACCACCACAACCTCTTCCGTCAGAGACTTGGTGCTGGTAGTACATTCTCTGTAAAGACATCTTGGTACGGGGTTAAGATTTATGCCGAGTACGAGCTGTTTATGGCTGGTAAGGTTGACTGGGCAGGATTTATCAATAAGATTTATGAAGCTTTCGACAAGAAAGTAAACGATATGGTTTATGCTGCTGTTATGGCTGCTGGCGACAAGGTTCTTCCTACAAGCCAGTTTACAAAGACAGGTACATTAAATAAGGATACTCTTATTACTCTTGTTGAGGACGTACAGACAGCAAACGGTGTCGAAGCTGTAATTATGGGTACTAAGACAGCACTTTCTAAGCTTAATGCTCTTGCTGATACACAGTGGATTTCAGACTCTATGAAAGAGGAAAGACATACTACTGGTCGTCTTGGTATCTGGGAAGGAATTCGTCTTGTAGAGATTCCTCAGAGTTTTGCTCCAAATGATACTTCTAAGAAGTTAGTAGCAAATGACGTTCTCCTTGTTATGCCTGTTGCAGACAACAAATTCATCAAGATTTATGATGAGGGTGAGGCACAGGTTAAGGAAGTATCTGATGGCAACACAAATATGGATAAGACAATTGAATACGAATACCAGCAGAAAATGGGTGTAGCAACTGTACTTCAGAGAAAGTTTGGTTTCTACAAGAACATTGCCTAGTATTCTGTGTATATTTTATGGAGAGTGTATTATGCACTCTCCTATTTTAATGCAAGGAGATAAAAGGAAATGGCATATACAAAAAAGACCAATACAGAAGAAAAGACCGTAAAGACTACTACTGAAAAAACAACATCAAAAACTGTTGAACCAGTAAAGGTAAAGGAATACAAGTCTGATGACCTGATCCCATGTCGTTCTATGACAAAGGGAGAACTTATTTATGTAGGAAAGAAAAGTGGCGAAGTTTACACTTGGGAAGATTATGGTGATATTACAGAGATTGAATATCAGGATTTACTTGGATTAAGAGCTAAAAAGTCACCATTTATTTTTGAGACATTGTTTGTAATTGAAGATGAAGAACTGTTGGAAGATCCTAAGTGGAAAGATGTAAAAGCACTTTACGAAAAGATTTATTCAGAAGATGTAGAAACACTTATAGATATGAATCTTAATGACTTTAAGCGTATATTCCCTACCCTTCCAAACGGATTACAGAGAGCTGTATGTGCAGAAGTTGCTACTGAAATGGAAGCAGGAACTTTTGATTCATTACAGAAAATCAAAGTAATTGATGAGGTTTGCGGTACAGACTTATCTTCTATTTTATAATAAAGGAGGCTCACAATGACGCTTCCATATGAAACAATTTTTTCACGAACAAGAGGACGAATTTCAGATCCGAAAGAACTCTCTCTTGACGAAAACGATTTGCTTGAAATATATACAGAGCGATTAAGCAATGTAATTTCTAATCCAAGGGTGCGTAGACTATTCTCTTCTCTCACACTCGATGATGAAATTCAACAGTTGGATTTCACACTGAATAATTCAGTAGATGAAACGGCTGATATGAATTTTGTCGTAGGAATTCTTGTACTTGGAATGACGATTGAGTGGTTACAGCCACAGGTTGATTCTATTATGCACACATCAGTAATGATAGGTGGAAAGGAAGAAAAGAAGCTACTTGACAATCATAAAAATATGATTGACCGTCTGGATTCCATGAAAACTGAATTGAATAAACGTATTCGTGATTACGGATATATGTATAATTCCTATATTAACACGGAGTCCTAATATGCAATACATATATGGTGACTTTACAGACAAGCAAATCAATGAAGCAGTTCGTGCGATGCACGGTGATATTCACAAACTACTGCTCTATAAAGACAAGACAATTGAAGAGAAAATATTTGAAGATGATGAAGCGTTTCTCGTCTTCTTTGAAAACGTTATGTTTAAATTAGGTGGAACAAAAACATTATTTAACGATAACGGGCTTATGGTAACTCTTATGGCGACTTTACAAGGTGCTATGGATAATTTCAAGAGCGACCATTTCAGTTACAAAAAATTCCGTAGGGCAATCTTAGATTCTCATGGATATATAAAAGCAATGTTTGAGGGAGGTGTAAGCGATGCCGAGTCTACAAACAGCTAGGCGTGTCGCAAACGCCAAGAACAACGAAGCTAAAACGATTGGTCAGATATATAAGGAACAGTCTGATTGGGCGATGGAACAGACATTTGAAAACGACATAGCTACAAGGACTTGTTATATCTATGACTATTTTCATGATGACTTCTTCACAGACGAGTATGGAATTACACGTTCTCTCGCTGAAGGTATGACATATGAAAATACCAATAAGACAAAGATAGATGCAAAGTTCATTATCAAATCTTATCAGTCAATGGACAAAGATCAAGTAGAATACTATCTTATGTTTCGTCCAAGTCAGCCTGTAAGATTCAACGAAGGTGATGACCTTTATTATTATGAGGTTGATTTTAGGAAACGCTATGGGGCAACATTTCCGATAGGGCTTTTCGTGGACGTTCCAGATGATAGAGGAATTTATCATAAGTGGATTGTCTGTCGTGATGAACCTGCAAATCAGTTTCCAAAGTATCTAATTTTACCAGTAAATTACGAACTTACATGGATTGAAAAATCTAATGATAAGCGTATCAAGAGACGTATGTGGTGTTGTTTAAGACAACAGAATTCCTACACGATCGGAACTTACACAGACCGATATTTTACACATACAGATAATCAGGATAAGATATGGTTGCCAATGAACTCTATTACAGAGAAGTTTTGGTACACTTCTGAAGATTCTAAAAATATGCGTGTTGTAGTAAGTGCTTTAACAGAACATCCTACAGTATGGACAGTGACCAAGGTTGAAAATTCAATGCCATTTGGTATTCAAAAACTTACTATATATACGGCATTTTGGAACGAGCATACGGATTATGTCAATCTTGAAACGGGCGAAATGTATGCGAACTATTTCGATTCAGAAATTGCCCCAACTGATCCATCTACTCCAACCACTCCCCCATCTTCTATTACAGCAAGAATTTCAGCATCCACTTCAACTATTAAAGTTGGTGGCAGCTATAAAAATCTCACAGTAAATCTATTTAATGATTCCAATGAAGATATTACAACTGAATATGTTGATGCAACCTTTACATGGACTTGCTCTATTGATAATGAAAATTGGACTGATAAAGTTACATGGCGAGCTGGCACAGAGTACAACCAAAAGAAAGTAAAGTTTCCTAATGACGCTTCTACTATCGGCAAAATACTGTCTATTAAGTGCGAAATTGTTAAGGATAATTTACCGATTGAATCCGAAATTTTGTCGTTAGAATTAACTGAATAGGAGGTGTTTTATGGCAGAAAAATTAGTTACAAAAAATGATTTGTTAAATAAGCTTCGTGCATATAAGACTACTCCTGATGATGAAAATATTCAGTATAAGAAAAAGATTGAAAAAGCACTTATGCTTAATCCATGTCTTTTATATGCACTTAATGAAAAATCATTAGAATCTGAACTTTTTGACGATGATGGTAATATCAACTGGGAATGGAACGAAGATACAAAAGAGTATGAACCTCTTGGGGAATGGGATAGATATTTTGGTGGAACATCTAATATTCGTCCTTATTTATTTATTCCTGATACTCAGACTGAAGTAAAACATTATATCTGTTACCAAGTATCTTTTGATGAAATGCCTCGCTATCAGGATACATTAAAGTATACAAATGTTACATTTACTATTTTTGTTCATGGTAATGACAGAAATGATAAATTAACTGGTGTTCCAAGACACGATCTTATTGCTTCTATTATAAGAGAGCGATTTAATTGGTCAAATATCTTTGGTATGCAGACTCATCTCATATCTTCTAAGGAATCTACAACAGATAATAATTATCTTGTTCGCACTCTCGTATTCCAAGTTGTTGATACTAATGGAATTCATAAAACAACAGATAAAAAGTCTTCTATTATGAATTACGGTATAAGGCGGTGATTATTTGGATGTATTAGAGACATTAAATAATCTTCAATCTGCTGCTGAAGAAGATATAAAAAAGAAACAAGAAAAAAGTAATAATCCAGAATACCATTTTGACAAACTTAAAATGTATTTTGGTGAAGATTATACAATAAATGGTATAACTATTTCAATTCCAACCATAGGAGATATTTTAAATATTGGCGAATCAAAATTTTACCATGCAATCTCTCCTTTTCTTAGTAATTCTACTTCCATTCGAGTTCTTCTTTATGATGTATTTAAAAAGGATTGGAACAAAACAAAAGATATTGAAGTGTTTTATATCTTATATCAATTGCTCGAAGATAAAGAGCCGTTAAAGCTACTATTCAAAGATTTTAGTTTTGATGGATTTGAACTAATTCAAGCAAGAAAAAATGTTGACGATCCAGAATACAATCATCTTGCGCTTTTAAATCAAGATAAAAATATGATTATTTATGATGATGAATATATGGAAATTGCTGAATTTATTCGAGCGATGATGAATGTTCATCCAAAGGTTGAAAAGGCAAAAGGTAAAACAACAAAACAATGGATTTTACAAGAAGATAGAATGAAAGCAGAACAGGATGATAAAAAGAAAGGCGCATCGACTCTTTTACCACTTGTTTCGAGTTGTATAAATCATCCTGGGTTTAAATATAAGTTGGAAGAATTAAAACAAGTGAATATATGTCAGTTTATGGATTCTGTAAACAGAATTCAAAAATACGAACAGGGAACGGCTGCTTTACACGGAATTTACGGTGGTATGGTGTCAGCCAAAGACATTCCTGAAGATTTAATCAATTTTATGGGCGATATTTAATCGCTCATTTTTATTGCATAAAAATAACAATTTTAAAGGAGGAAAATAATTATGGCATTTAAATTAGGTGACGTAATCGTAGATAGACTTCAGTTTGGTTACGGTGCAAAGTCTAATGGTACACCTCTGTATGCTTTAACACAGCTTACACAGGCAAATATTGATATTACGGCTGACTCAACAGATATCAATGATAAGGATGGAAACCTTGTATATCGTAAGTATACAGGTAAGAAAGGTGAGGTTACTGCAACTAACGCATTCCTTAACCTTGCTGTTGTAGAGACTATTTCTGCTACTGATGCTGAGATTGCAACCGCAGATAAGGGTATTGTTATGCCGATGATTCAGATCGTAAAAGCTGGCGAAACATTAGATGTTACGGGATTTGTTGAAGGTTCTATCCATGTAAATGCTCTTTCTACAAAGGGTTCTATGGGTAAGGACGAATTTAAGAAAGGATCTGCCGCTTCTGCTACTGAATATGCAATTAAGCACACCGAAGCTTCGGGTGAACCAGACAATACACCTGCGAGTGATGTATTAACACCGCCTATCGCAGATGGTGAAACTCAGTATATTGTCAAGTATAAGAAGACAATTAAGAGCGGAGCAAAGATTACTAATTCTGGTAAAAAGTTCCCAAAATCTCATGAGTTGTTCTTCAAGGCACTTGTAGTAGATAAGTGTGAGACTGATGTATTAAAAGCAGCTATCATTCACATCCCTTCATTTATGCCAAGTCCTGAGTTTTCACTTGCATTACAGGGTGGTGATTCTCAGACGATGGATTATAAGGGTTCTATGATGCTAAATGCTTGCTCTACAGATGGAGAACTTTTCTCTATTTATTACATTGACGAGGAAGAGGACGATATCGAATTATAAGAACACGCAGGGCAGTTAAACTACTGCCCTATTCTTACAAGGAGGAATAATGTCAAAGAAAGAATTGAGAACTTGTGTGCTTTGCGGTAAGACTTATTCATTTTGTCCAGTTTGTAATCCAGAAGATCGTTTGAAACCAACATGGTATTTTTGTTGGTGTTCAGATAATTGCCATGAAATTGATGAAGTGACTTCTGCATTTGAAGATGGACGCACGACAGATATTGAAGCAAAACCAAAATTAGAAAAATTAGATTTGAGCAGAAAAGAATACTTTGGCGAAAGTTATAAGAATTCTATTACCTCTATCATGAAGGCAAAAGCACAAGTTATTAAGAAAGAAAATAAAAAGACAGAGGCTAAATCTGTCAAAAAGGATATTGTTACAAAAGTCGAAAATGAGGCTGAAAGTAATGTTGAATAGTGATTTTTAAATAAGGGATTATAACATATTACTATTCAATGTTGTAATCCCTATTTTTTACGCTATTACGGATTGAAAGGAAAATATATGATAGAAACTAATCTACATAACGCACGAAACTATTCAGAGCATGAAGTGAATAGAATCTGCAATGTAAAACAGCAAATCTTTTATATGAGTTCTGGTGCATATCCTATCGACATTTATCCTAGCTATGATAATAAGAATGACAGGAAAATTATTGTGATGATATTTGATCGAAAAGACACTAAAGAATTATATCAAAGATGGAAAAATTATGATACGGAGGATTAAAATTATGACAGATTTATCATTTTTAACAAATTTTGCAGTACCGATTATCGTTGGTATTTGCTTATGTATTGGCTATGTATTAAAAAATATTGTAACAACAGATGCAGTTAATAAGTATATTCCTGCAATTATGGGTGCATTGGGTGTAATCCTTAATATATGGATGAATATGACCTTTACACCTGAAATACTGCTCGGTGGTCTTGTCTCTGGTCTTGCTTCTACAGGTTTATATGAAGCTTTTAAGAATTTTTTGAAGAAGTAAGAAGGGATGGTACATATGAGTGGTTTCTATAGAAAAACTTGCACAAATTGATTATTTATTAGTCATTCTTGGTTTTTTTGCCATCTTATTTGCTGCTAAGGAAATTCTTGAAATATTCGGTTATTTTAAAAAGAAATTCCGATTAAAGACAGGCATTGACGAAGATAGAGAAACTGTTGAAACTCGAATTAAAACGCTTGAAAAACATGATAATTGGCAGTACCAAGAAATTCAAAAAATATCCAGAGGCATTGATGATATTAAAGATAATCTCATAAAGAAAGAAATTAAAGATAAAGAAAAAACAGTTGCTACTCTCAGAGGACAACTATATGGGTTACATGAAAAATTTGTAACCAAAGGGTATATTGATAAATCAGGGTTAAAAACATTTATTGAACTTGGAAAGATCTATGAAGCTGCAGGAGGCGATGATATTTATCACGACAAATTATATCCTGAAATTATGGCTTTGCCAATTAAAGAAGATTAATTTTTATAATATCACATATTTGGTAAACTTTGCTTAACATATATTTATGTATAATACTCATATAAAATAAATTATTGGAAATACTTTATGTATATGAAGAACAAAGTTGATGAATATCGTTGTAAACAAAATATGACATTACAGCAATTATCAGAAAGAACAGGTATTTCAAGAACCACTCTTTCAAAAATTGTAAATAATCAAACAAATGATATTTTATTAAGTCATGCAATCACCTTATCTCGTGTACTTAAAGTAAATCTATATGAATTATTCTGTATACAGAAATAATGGAGGAATGTTTATGACATATTTTAATTTAATTTGCGAAGAATTATGTATAACGGGAGGAAAGGTTATATATATTGATACAAATGTTAGAACTCTTGAAGAAGTACATAAGATAGTAACTGATAATGCTGAAAAATATCCAAATGGCAAATGGGAATTATATCCTATGCAATTAGCGATGTAAATAACAATTAAATATTATTAAAAGAGTGATTTCTTCGGAAGTCACTCTTTTTATTTATAACACATTTAAAGTGTCTTTACTACTATCTAGCCATGTAGTAAGGGCATTTTTTATTTTACGGAGAGTGTGTGGCTAGACCACTCTTCTACCCTTAATCAAGAAAGGAATGAATAGTTATAGCAAAAAATATAGGCAAAATTTTTGAACAGAACTTCAAAAATTCATGCCCAGAAGATGTATTAATTTATAGACCGCCTGATGCTGCTCAATCATTTGATATGAGTTTAAAGTTAAGATTTAGTCAACATAGTCCATGTGACTTTATGATTTTTAGTGGCAATAGAAATACATTTTGGACATTGGAATTAAAAACTTTTGAAGGATCTTGTTCATTTGAACGAACCAAGGAAGATAAAGGAATTATACACTACTATCAAGTAGAATCGTTAAAGAAGTTTTCTACTTATAAAAATGTATGTAGTGGTTTTATTTTGGATTTCAGAAAAACAAGTAATACCTATTTTCTTATGATAGATGAATGGGATAATTTAATAAATTCTATATCTAAGAAAAGTTTCAATGAAGATGATTTATTGAAATATTGTAACCCAATATTGATTAATAAGAAAAAATTAAAAGTGAATTATCGTTATGATATAAATAAGTTTCTTAACGATACAAGATTATAAAGGAGAATATTTGAATATGAAGAAAATAATGAAGCTTTACGAAGCAACAAACATATATGAGATAACAAAAGGCATTATAGAGAACAACGACTCTAACATTACATCTCTTTCTAAGTTTAAGCTACTTGGCATAATAAGAAGTTTTTCTGGTATCTATACAGATTACGATCAGACAAGACAGGATCTTATTAGGAAATATGGTGAGCCAGTTCTTGATGATGAAGGCAATAAGACAGGAAATATAGAAATCAAGAAAGACTCCGAAAATATGGATAAGTTTGTTGAAGAGATGAATATACTCAGAAACCAGAATATTGATGTGGAATTTACTTCAATGACCGTTGATGAATTGTTTAGTTTAGGACTTAGCGCAGAATTATATACTATATTTATGCCTATTGTAGAAGAATGATTTATAAAGGAGAAAAAGGATTATGAATAAAATAACAGTTAAAGAATTTGTTGAAGGATATATAAATTGTACAGATTCATTAAAGAAAAGATATATACAAGAAAAGTTAAAGGTTATATCTTATATTCCTATAAATGTTAAAGATGCTATTGCAATAGTTATTACAGATAGAACTATGTTTGAACAGGAAAAATATACAGATAAAGATGGCGAAACGAAGTTCCGAAAAACTGACAATATACATGTTAATTCATTTGTTCAGTATATGTTATTTGTTAGAGAAGTTATTGAGAAGTATACAAATCTTATTTGTAGTGATGATGCTAATTTTATGACAGATTATGACTTATTAAAGTCTTCTGGGTTACTTGATAAATTAATGATTGGTGAAGTTATAGATAGAAAAGATATTCCATCACTTATTCCTGCAAGTGAAATATCTGAAATAAAAACTCTTATTGATATGCACAAGTCTGATATTATGCAGAATATGTATGAACCACACGCATATGTTAGTCGTCAGGTCGAAAGATTTGGAGCTTTAATTAATACCCTCGTTGAACCTTTTATGGAAGCTGTGCAGAAGAAAATTGCAGATATTCCACAAGAAGATGTACAGAAGGTCGTTGAATTTGCTAAAGCTGGTGGATTTAAGGAAGTGGAATAATGATAGGTGGAATATTATACGGACTTCTATGCGGATGGATTCTTACCTTATTCAATGTAGATGAAATTTGTATTGAAGTGTTGCAACCAATTATTCCATTTGTATTAACTATTGCACATTACTATTTTGTGTTTGGATTAGTTGGTATGATATATGGAATAATACATAATTAATAAAAGAAAAATAGCACCGTATTTCTACGATGCTATTTCCCTTCCATAAACATAACCCTTCTTTGGTAAATAGATAAATGTTATTTATTTAAGAAGTTACAATTAGCCAAATTGCAATGTCTTTTTAGATAGGATAAAATGTAATGGATTTTGTTTGCTTGTTCTGAATCCAATTATATACACTATATGTAGTGTTGTCAAGAAAGAAAATACTTTCTCTACTTGTTTTATTATACCTCAAGAACCTATGTAAATATAGGGTTTATAATTATAGTTTTGTGTAGAAGAAGGTGGCTAATCTTCTTCACGTTCTATCAAATTCACAATTCAAGTAGGTACTTGTATTTTTGTAATATATTTAAACCATATTACTTTTTCTTATTGTCTCTGTAGACTGTATATGCAAATCCTAAGACTACAACACAGGCAGAAACTAATGAACACGCAAACTCCATTTCAGTTTCTCCTTATCTACCTATACTTACCACAGATGTTAGTATGATTATATCATAAATACAATAAAATAAAAAGTAATAATTTAATTTTAGGCTCTATACGTGTCATAGCGTATAGAGCTTTTCTTATGGAGAGTGGTTATACTGCTCTCCTATTTTAGTGTAAAAATAGTGAAATTATAGTGAAATTTTTGGAGGTGATTAGATTGGGACTAAATAAAGACACTATTAAATATTTGGAGAAACAGGCTCAGAAAAAAGCTTCCGAATTGGCACACGAAGCTCAACAGAGATTAACAGATGGTTATGTGTCGTTTATTGATTTATATTATAGCGATTACACACCACAACAGTATGTAAGAACACATAACTTATACAGGTCTTATAACAAATTTTATAAAAATAGCCACGGTACTATTTTTTATGGTGGCGTTGAAGTAACACCTGAAAGAATGTTTGATAACTATGACCAAATTACACCTTCAGATCTTATATCGGAATTTATTTACAATCCGAAAGGTACTTATCATGGTTGGTATAACATTCCTGCTAGTTTCAGTGTGTATAGAGAAATACATAAATATCATGAACGGTTAAAGGATGAATATAGAAAGCGTTGTACAGTTTAGAAAGGATGTGAATAAATGGCTAATTCAGATATTATTAAGATTGGTTTTGATTATAGAGCTAGTCTTGCACAATTTGAAAAGGAAACAAATGGTGTATTCGATGGTATTAGTAATAAAGCTGGTAAACAAAAAATCACAATTCAATTAGATGCAAAAGATGATAAAGTAATTGATAAAATTAAGGAATTGCAGAAACTCAAATTAGACAAGTTCACATTCGAGTTTGGTAATTCTGGATTAAAAGAACAGCTACAGACATTTGATAAATTAGAGAATAAGATTAATGAGATTATTAGTTTATCAAAAGGAATTGACTTATCATTTAATACCAAAAATAAGACAGATGCTTATAACCAGTTAAAAAAATATGCAGATGCTTTTAAAGACTATTATGGTAATGAAGAAGCAATGGCTACCAATGCAGGTGCAAAGGCTGGTTATGCGTACTACAAAGCCTATGAAGAAGCATTGCGAAAAGGTGTCGCACAAAGTAAATTAGAAAAAGTAACTATTGATTTTGATGTAAACGATTCATTTTTCAGTAAAGAGAGAATCGTAGGAAATAGAATTAAAGACTTTGAAAATTTTCAAAAGTATGGTAATGCAGATGAAAGTAATTTAATTGCAGAAATCACATCACTAGAGAATCGGCTTTTGAAATTTAATTCTGCTTATTCTAAAGTGAAGGCTAATTTAGGCGATGCGCCAATTACACCTGAAATCACAAAAAACATTGAAGAATATGTTAGGATGTTAGAAGTTGCAGAAAGCAGAGCAAAAGATGCAGAATTATTTGGATATTCAAGCGAAGATATCAATTCGGATAAAGACCTTGCAAATATGTATCTTGACTTTGCAAAAGAAGATGCTATTGCCGAAAATAAAAAATATATTGAATCATTAAAACAAGAAGAGACACAGGCTATTGCTACTGCTGAAGCAGAACAGAAATTAGCAGAAGCTCAAAAGGAAACAGTTTCTAATACTTCTAATTCAAATAATTCTCAAATTGAAGAGTTAAAATCTGATATTCAAGAGGTAAAAACTGAACTTGGTGATGTAAAAGATAGAATTTCTTCTATTGAATCGAATGGTTTTGAAAATGTACGAGATGATGTTGAAAAGACAAAGGAATCTGTAAAAGAACTTAACAGTGAATTTGCAGAAATGAAATCCAACCTCTCCTCTACTCCACAAGAATCGAATATTTCATCTGGAAATACAAACCCACCTAATCCACCTAAAAAGGATAGATACGCAAAACGAAGGAAAATATCTGAAGAAGATTTCTTAAATTACTCTCCTAATAGAATTAATGAAAAATTATCAAATTCTGGATATACAATTCTTGGTGAAACTGTAAACACAGAGCTTGTTGATGGTCTTGTAAAGGTAAGTGCAAAAATAAAAGATGCTGATGGCGCATGGAAATCGTTTTCCGCAAAAGTCGATGCTGATGGTAATATTTTTGAACAGCGTTTTAAGACTGTAACAAATGGTGTAGATAAATTAGAAACGGCATTACAGAATTTTGGTCGTGAAACTGCTCCTGCTCTTACATATCAAGAAACCTTAGATAAGGCTCAGAAAATCAAGAATAGTTTAAATCTTGGTGATGAGTATTCTATCAAGGTTGATAGTAGTGAATTTGTAACCATTACTAAAAAGTTGACAGATGTTGAGAACGCAGGTTCTTCTGTTACTCAGACCTTTAAATCTGCACAAGATGCCATTGATAACTTTGGTAAAGCTACATCTAATTCTGCCGAAAAAACAAGCGTTGCGTTAAAGAGTGTCAAAAGTAATGTCAAAGAAGTAGTTGATGAAACCGAAAAACTTGCAAACGCTCAAAAAGAACAGAATGCCAATGTAAACCTTAATAAATATGATAAACAGTTAGATTCTTACAATGGTAAGGTTGATAAATATCAAGCCACTATTGCAAGGTTTAATGATGGTGGTTGGACAAGTGATACATATTTAAAAAATGTGCAAGCTGTACATGATGCGGTTAAACAGTACGCAACTCTTCTGGACAATATAAAGACTAATCAAAATGGTATCGCTAGTGATGAGGATATTCAGAACTTAGATAAGTATGAAAAGAAAATAAAAGATACTATCGCTACTGTTACTAATATGTCGGCTTCTGAGAAGGGATATAACTTTGTATCGGCTCAGAAAGAATTAGACAAGATTCACAAGCTTCTCAATGAAAATAGTAAAATGTCTTCTGAAGCAAAAGCTAAGATTAAATCTTACTATGCAGAAATTGAAAGTGGTAATCCTAGCATGAGTTTGGATAGAATTCATGGCGAAATCATGAAGATTTATAATGCTGAAGTCGAAGCTGGTCGTGCTGGTAAAAGTTTCTTTGACACTTTAAAGAATAGCGGATTCCATCAGATTGCTGCTCAGATGGCAGGAATGTTTGGTGTTTATGATGTTATTAATGGATTGAAACAGGTTGCTTCTACTGTTAGAGAATTAGATACTGCATATACCGAAATGCGTAAAGTGTCAAATGAATCTGCACAGTCATTAAAGAATTTTCAGAAAGAAAGTTTTTCTACCGCTGACTCGGTTGGTACTACTGCTCTCGCATTACAGGATGCCACAGCAACATGGATGCGTCTTGGTGAGTCATTAGATGAAGCCAAGGAATCGGCAAAAGATGCAACAGTTTTATTAAATGTATCAGAATTTGAAAATATTGATGAAGCAACGGATTCATTAGTTGCAATGTCACAAGCTTATAAAGAGCTTGACAAAATGGAAATTATTGATGTCCTGGATAAAATCGGCAACGAGTATAGTATCAGTACCAATGAACTTTCAACAGCATTGAAAGATTCGGCTGCTGTATTAAAAACTCAAGGCAACGATCTTGCTGAAAGTGTAGCTCTTATTACTGCTGGTAATGCCATAACACAGGACGTTTCTAAAACCGCAGGTGAAACATTGCCTGAAAGATATAGAAATATATTTTATAGAACATATTTAACTGCAAGGGCAGCCTAAAGCTCTATGCCACAATATAGAGGAAACTACTATATGATGGATTCAAAAATTAGAGATATTACAATGGCTTGTTTGCAACGAAGTACCCTAACGTATCCCGTAGACCATACGGTACTTGAGTCGAGGGTAAACGCTCAACGATCATTCTCCGATGAGGAGATTCAGACTTGTGAATAAAGGTGGAAATCCTGAATATCTGAATCATAAGAAGTACGGCTTAATCGCAAATGAAGTCGGTGAGAACCCGTCAAATGGAAAAGGTATGTTCCCTAATGCATAGCAAGGGAATAAGACATGATCTGTTACTCTTCCGAAAGGTAGAGAGATACTATTATACATGAGGAATAAAAGGAATGAAGAAATTCGATAAGGAGTATTCAACTCAATTTTCTCCTGAAAAGGAGTATTTATTACAACATGGTATTAAACCATCTTTTGTAAAAGAAATAAATGAAGTAACTACATATAAGTATACGAAAACGTCAGAGTTATTTAAACTACTGGCGATTTTTTATGCGTAAAATTAGAAAGGAACAGATAATATATGGGTGATAGTAAATTGAAATATACAACAGAATATTTAAAAGAATTATGTAATGAAAAAGATTTAATTTTAGTTGGAATAGATAATAAAGAAGTAAACGGTAAAAATAGACGTTGTGCTTGTATTTTATGTAATAAACATAAAGAAAAAGGAGTACAATGGATTCCTGTTGAAAAAATAGGTAAGAATAAAAAGCCATGTCAATATTGTAATCATTCAAAATTAAAAGAGACATTTAAAGAGGAAATGACTATTATAAATCCAGATATTGAAATATTATCTGAGTATAAGAATTGGAACACAAAGGTAAAATGTAAATGTAAGGTATGTGGTCACATATGGGATGGCACTGTTTCATGTTTATTATATGGTAATGGATGTAAGATATGCGGACATGTAAAACGATGGGATTCGAGAGGTAGAAAAACAACCCAAGATATCATAAATGAAGTTTTAGAAGTATCCCCTGAAATTGAAGTGTTAGGTGAATATACAGGAAGTAATAATAAAATTTTATGCCGTTGTAAAAAACATGATACAAAATGGAAAATTCAAATACATACATTATTAAAAGGTGCTACCAATTGTGAAGAATGCCAATTAGAGAAAGCCAGAGAAAAGTTTGGGTTAAACAAGGAAGATGTGTATGCAAAAATCAATGAGATAAATCCTAATATTAATATATTGTCTGAATATATAAATATTAAAGAAAAAATGAAGTTTTATTGTAAAAAACATAATTATGAATTTGAAGCAGCTCCTTCTTCTTTTCTATATAAAGAATCGTTATGTTGTCCAATGTGTATGTATGAAAATGATAGATGCACAAAATTAATTGATGATGATTTATATAAATATTATGTAGAAGATGTTCATGGGTATATTTATAAAGATAGAGAAGTTGTCAATGGGCATACAGTAATATCTTTCTTGTGTAAAAATCATATTGATAAAGGTATCCAAAAAGTACCATTTCATAATATAAAATCTTCAAAATGTTGTTGTAGATATTGTAACGGATATTTTAGAACTACAGATGAATTTAAAGAAATTATAAAAGAGAAATTACCAAATATTGAAATTACAGGCGAATACACATTAGCTGGTGAACGAATTGAATGCAGATGTAGAACTTGTGGACATGAATGGACACCGCTTGCATATAACTTGATGACTGGATTTGGTTGTCCAAATTGCAATGCTTCCAATTCTGAAAACAATGTAGGAAAAATATTGGATAAATTTCAGCTTAAATATGAACGTCAAAAAAGATTTGATGATTGCAAGGATATAAATACTCTTCCATTTGATTTTTATCTTAATGACTATAATGTTGCCATAGAATACGATGGTGAACAACACTATATGCCTGTTAATTGGAATGGTAAAATGTCAGACGAAGAACTAAATAGAGCATTTGAATTAGTTCAATCCCACGACAAAATAAAAACTGAATATTGTAAAGAACAAAACATTCAATTAATTCGTATTCCATATTGGGAAAAGAATAATATTGAATGTTTTTTATTTGATAACTTATTAGACTTAAATATATTACAAGAAGTATCATAAAAAAGAGAATAATATAATAGTATCTGATACAAGAGTTGCGACTTGTATCAAACATAAAGGGTGTTCGTACAATTAGTCTGCGACTCGCAGGAACTGAAGAAGCGAAAGATGAATTAGCTTCTTTAGGCGAAGATGTAGATGATTTTGTTGTACAAACCAGTTCAAAAACACAGCAAATAATCAAAGATTATACTGCTGTTGCGTCTAATGCATATCAAGGTGTAGATGTTTTAGATGCTAACGGAAATCTCCGTAATACATATGATATCCTTTTAGACATCGCCAAGGTCTATAAAGAGATTCAAGAAGAAGATAAAAAGGCTGGAACAAACCGAGCAAATGCTTTAGTAGAGGCTATTGCAGGTAAGAACAGATCCAACATTGCTTCTAGTATCCTGCTCAACCCAGAAATGTTAGAGTCTGTGTACAATTCTGCACTTGACGCAGACGGAGCGGCAATGAAGGAACTTGACTCTTACATGGAATCTCTTGATGCCAAGGTAGCACAATTCCAGAATAGACTTCAAGAACTTGAGTCTGACTTGGTAAGCTCTGATTTTCTGAAGGGTATAGTTGATTTTGGTACAGGAGCAATCCATGTACTAGATCAACTTATTGACAAATTTGGTGTATTACCAACTGTTATCGGTATCGGTGGTGCTGGTACAGGTATCTTTAAATTTATTAAGAATTTTGATTGGGTTTTCAAACCTTATATAAAAACTCTCTCCAACAGTTTTTAGTTGGTCAATCATAGATAAGAGAATAACATAATGGCGTTACAATCAAATCTATGGATACATGGGATTCTTAATAAAAACTCTGCAAACACTTTAGCGGAGTATAAACTATTACATGGAGGAGTAAATGCTTGAATGCTTGGTAGCTTAACAAACTACCCACGGATCACATAACAAACCGTAATCCATATGGTTATATTGGATGAGGTTGCGAAAGCAGAAAAAATTGTATATGTGGATATATGAAAATATCGAGGAGACTTGATAGGTGTCTAAGTATCATTAATAACGGGCAACGAGCAGGACGGTACTCTACATTTTTAATGTTGACCATATATAGAAATGAAAGGTCATATATAGAGAATAACTATATAAGAGAGCAATCCCCAACGACATACCCATCCTCTAAGTGAGTCATCGCCTTAAGTATGACATTCGCTTATAATGCATAGTGTACATTGCGATTTCGGAATTCAGTAATGTATTTGAGTGTGTGTTTAACTCAACTAGAAAATTCCAAAAAATAACTTAAAATTTTTAGTTCAGAGTATTGACAACTAACTTGCGACATTATATAATTAGACTTGTAATAAAGGAGGTATATAGATGTCAGATGTTAGAGAAGTCTATGTTACTGCCGAGGTTGCAAAAATATTAGACATTACACCTGCTTATCTTATTAGATTGGCTAAAAATCTTAATCTTAATGAAAGTCAATTTAGAGAAGCTGGAAAACGTAATTATCTTTTTAGCAAAGAATCGGTAGAATTAATTAAAGGAAATTTAAAAAGATAAAAGACATCCATCGCTCCGACCAAAGAACAAATGGATGTCTTACATATGAGATTTCTCTCAATTTCTATTCTACTATACTTTCAAAATTTTATCAAATAAATTTTGGAGGAATGCTTATGAATGAATTAAATTTCATTAAACGATTTGAAACTATTGATGTGGAATGTTTTAATTTTAATGGTAAAGCATTATTTAATCCATATCACGTTGGAAAATGTTTGGAAATTAGCGACAGTAATGTAAGAAATTATCTCGCTAAAATGAACGAAAATCAGGCGGTTATATTAAAAAATTCAGAAGTCCGTAATATGGACTTCCGAAAATTAAATAATCGTGGTGAAAAATTCATTACAAAAAGCGGAGTATATAAACTTATTTTTAAGTCACAAACGGATAAGGCAGAAAAATTTCAAGATTGGGTTACTGACGAAGTGTTGCCTTCTATTGAAATGACTGGTGGTTATATTCCTATTAAAGAAGATGAACCAGATGAATTAATAATGGCAAGAGCTGTCCAGATTGCTAATGAAACAATCAAACACAAAGATGAAATTATTGCTAATCAGAAAAAGAGAATTGCATCATTAGAAGAAACTGAAAAAGATTGGAAACTTCTAATGGATACCAAAGGCACTTTTTCGATAAACGAGATTGCACATTTTATAGGAATTGGCGAATATAGACTCTTCTCTTATATGAGAAATATTGGATTACTTTTCAAGAATGAAAACGGAGACAATGTTCCATATGAAAATGTAGTAAATAAAACTAAATTTATATCTGTTCCTGCTATTGCACCTGATGGAACTGCTCATATACAAACACGAGTTAAACCTGAAGGCATCTCTTACATAACAAAGCTACTTCGTAAATATGGATATTTGGAGGTGGCATAATGAAATACATAAAGCTTATAGCATTAAAAGTTAATGACTTCTCTTCTACTATTTTCTTTGAAAATAATTATAAATTAAGTGATAAGGAAATATTAGAAGTTGATAAGAAATGTTGTGAAAATGACGGATGCACTTGTGTTATATTACATATAAATAGTAACATTCAAGCATAATTCGCAACAGAGAATAACAAAATAGGACTGTCGTGAGACAGCCCTACTGATGAAATAAAGGAGAATAAATATATAAATGAAGAACATTAATGATGAAGATTGATATTGATATCCTTAGAAGTCATTTCTGCTAAACTTCCAGTTTTGGAATCACTGTAGTCTTTGCAGATTTTTGCAATGTAACATTTGCCAACGATTGAAGCTATGTGGCATATTACATAACATATTCCAAGAATTATTGAACCGATTATCTCGGCATATAATATATTCAATATGTATTTTCACCTCCCTTCTTAGTAAGAATATAAATAAGTAGGGAATATTCTTTTAGCCCAGAATGGGCAGATATTTATTCCGAATGCCACAAAAATAGACATTGGGACAACCTTCGGTTATAGAGTGTTATGGCACACATCTATGTTGTTTCTCCAATGTCTATATTTTACCATTGTACAAAACTAAATACAATCCAGAACAGCAGTTTGTATTTTATAAAACAATGTGTTTCGATATATATTCTTTTCTTTCAACTTCATTCATTGAGAAGAATTCTTCAAAATCAATATCGAGTTTTATGCAATTACAATTGCATACTCGGCATACATTTGTAAGATAATGTGTATATGTAACTCTGTGACAATTTGGACAATAATGAATTTTTAGCATAATTGACTACTCTTTTATTATATCTATTTATTTGGACGGAATAACCTAAATTATTATGATGTGAGGTATAAAATAATGACAAATTTAAATATTAAAATTAAAATCAACGAATTAGAGGAATTAAAACCAGCTATTGAATATATAAAGGCTCTTGATCTTAATAAAATACCCGAACTCAATACAGAAGTGATAATTGAATTCGGGTATGGTAATTAATTTTCTTTTACCACTTCTATAACTGAAATTTCTGACCTAGCGATGGTAAATGCATTATTCTCAGAATATAAATGTAAATCATATCCCGTAGAGTATTGATGATTGAATATTTCATCACCTTCAAGAGTATGTTCGGATATACCCTTATGTCCATAATATACTTTTTTGATATGTTCATACTCTTGAACTTTACCATCTTTGTTTTTAATTTTAAATGTGTACATTGTGATACTCCTCCGTAATTTGATAACACCATCATACTACTTTGAGGAATATTTTACCATTCGGAACATTAGTTCCCATTCTTAAAAATCACTCTTACAATTATTACAGTGCCATTGTTTTTTAACCTTTTGTGAGAATATACCGAACATTGCTACTGATGTCGCTTTTGATACTCCTGATATTTTCTTACAATTTGTTGAATTACAATATGGACAATGAACCTTGTTTAATAACTCCTGTGCTTGTGCGTTGGCTTGGGCGATTTGCTGTGGGGTAAGGTCGGGAATCGCAGGATTGTTTTCTTTAGTTCCATATTGTTTACTTAATTCACACCATAGTTGTTGAGCATCGTCATCTGAACAATTTGTTAATTCTTGAATAAACTTCATTCCTTTTAATGTTTGATTTTGAGCAATTATCATCAACATTTTTGTTGCTTCCGTGCTTTCAATTTGATTATCAAAATAATATTTTGCTTCTTCGTAATTCATAATAAACCCCTTTTTTGTTTTTATTATATCAGACAACACATAAATACGCAATTAAAGACTGTTGGAGAGTCTGTTAGCGTTATATCAAAACTTGAAGAAGCTTTAAAAGAAATAGACAATATTGGTACTGTTGGTATGCCTAGAATGGCACAGGTAAACAGATTGTTAAAAGAAACTTTTGCTGACTGTTCCATTGAAGCTGCAAAAATGGCAATTTCGCAAAGTACATTAAATAAAGAGCAAATAGAATTGATTTTATCCTCAAAAGGTCTTACAGGTAATATTCTTGAAACTACTACTGCTGAACTTGCTAATACTACTGCTACTAATGCTATGGCTGCGACTGAGGGTACTGCTACTACTGCCACTGTTGGATTTGGTACGGCTATCAAAGGTCTTGGTGCATCATTAAAAGCACTTGCAGTTGCACATCCGATATTACTTGCTATAACAGTAACTTTAGGTGCTATTGCAGGAGCAGTTAAGATAGTAGATGCGTTAACAACATCTATGAAAAAACAGCGTGAAGCATTTGAAAATGCACAACAGGACTATACGGATGCTTGTACAAAGCTTGATGAGTTAAAAAATAAGCTATCAGAGACTACAAGTAGAATAGCTGAATTAATCGAAAAGTCTAATAATGGTACTATTACATTAGTAGAACAGGCTGAACTTGATAAGTTGAAACTTACTAATGAAGAGTTAAGACTTATGATACAGAACCAGGAAGAGGTTAAAAAGCAGAAAGCAAAAGAAGCCTCTGACGAAGCATATAAAACATACACAAGAGAAAATCGCATGGAAACTGACGATACTGCTAGTAAACAGGAACAGTATTATCAAGCATCAAGTGATGCAGATGGTTTCCACGTTGGTTCATTCTTGGATAGAGCGAGTGAATTATCTGATTTTGATTATGCTATTAAAGCTAATGAACAGAAATTAGAGGAATTCCAGAAACAGAATGAAGAATTACAGGCACAATTAAATGCTACTTCTGATGAAAGTCTTAAAGCTCAATACCAACATAGTATTGACCTCAATAACAATCTTATATCTAATTATACAAATTCCAATGAAAAGTTAAAAGAATCTGCTGAAAAGATGGCAGAGGAAACCTTCTCAGATAAGATAGAGAAGTATGAAGCATTCAAGCAGACATTGATGAATTCTATGAATTCTGATGGTACATTTGACAATCCACAATATCAAGCTATGTGGGATGATATGCAGAAGAAGGAAATGGACTTATACCGATATACTGGTAGGTCTGCTGAATGGAATACAGTTAAACTAGATTCTATTATAGATGATAAAAGTTATCAGGCAATAGTTGATAAGCTTAAAACAGCACTTAATGAAGGTACTCTTACTGAGGATGATATTAAGGGGATTGATGTTCTTAATGATAAGCTGAATGATACTGATTTAATCTTAGAAGATGGACAATCAGCAGCAGATGTATTTATTAAGTATCTTAATAAGCTTAAAGAAACTGGAACTGATGCTGCACAATCTATATCTGGTGCATTTACTGACTTAACTTCTCTTCTCACAGAATCAGATGATAAGTCACAAACAGCCAATCTTGCAGACCTTCAATCAGAAGCAGACCTATTATCTACAATCCAAAAAGAATTAGATGATAATGGACGTATAGGTGTATCATCTATGCAAAGCATTATCAAGAAATATCCAGAAGCAAAGGCAGCACTTTCGGATTATATGCAAGGCATAATATCTGAACAAGAGTTATTTTCACAGCTTGAAACTGTCTATGAGAATGACAAAAATCAGTACATACAATCTGTAGTAGATAAGTCACAGACTGATGAAGAATTCTTCAATGCAGTTATGACTAATTACCCAGAGTTATATAATGAACTTTCTAGTTTGTATGGCAATGACGTTGATAACTGGTCAAATATGGAACAGGCTAAGCTGGAAATTACCAATAAAGCTATTAAGGAATTAGCAGGTGTCTGGTCTGACTATTTCAAAGTTGTTCAGGATGCAAATGGTAAATTGATGGTACAGACAACTGGCTGGTATGATGCAGGTATGTATTCGGCAGATCCAGATGAAGTAGAAGCTATGGATGAAGAATACAACAATATGTACAACCATTTCCAAAGTATTGTTGATGGTGCTAATGCTGCGGTAGATGCTTTAGATAATTATAGCTTTAAACAGGTTAGTTCAAGTATCAACCTTGATTGGAAAGGATTGGGTAAAGATTCCTCATCTTCATCTAGTGGAAGTGATTCATCTTCATCATCTGAGCCATCGCCACAGGACTTCAACTGGGTAGAACGTCTCTTATCCAAAATTTCCAAAGCATATGACCGTTTAAAGAATAAAGTATCTGATACAACACGTACATGGCTTAATCGTAATAATGCCCTCTCCGATTCAATGGAAACATTGTTATCAGAGATTAACGCACAATCAGATGCTTATGATTTTTATATGGATAGATTTAATTCATATGACTTAAGCGATTATTACAAAGATCAGATTGCAAATGGCTCATTTAATATAGAAATTATTTATGATGATGACCTTAAAGATGCAATTTCAGATTGCCAGGATTTATATGATAAGGCTCAAGATGCTGCTGATGCTGTACAATCATTAAACATAGAGATAAGACAGCTTGCTAAGAGTAGATTTGATAATATTCAATCACAGTTTGAAGAAGTTCTTGGGAAAGTAAATTCTATTAAGGATTTATATAGCAAGGATAATGACCTCTTAGAAGAACAGGGCTGGTTTGCTTCTACTCTGCTTAATAATTCTATGATTGAACAAGAACAGAAGAATCTTGAAAAGCTTGAACAGGAAAGAGATGCACTTACAAAGGCACTTAATTCTGCTATGGCATCTGGTAAAATTGAAGCTGAATCTGAGGATTGGTATTCTATGCAGTCTGCCATAGATGATTGTACTTCAAGTATATATGATGCTAAAAAGGCATTAGTTGAGTATGATAATGCTATCAGACAGATTAATTGGGATGCTTTCGATAGGACTAGAGATGATGTCAGTAACCTTATAGACGAAACTCAGTTCCTTGTTGACTTACTAAAGGATGAAGATATTACTGATGATAATGGTAATATGAATGACAATGGTAAGGCTGCACAAGCATTAATTGCACAGAAGTATCAATTATATCTTAATCAGGCTAAAGCTTATAAGGATGAGATACTTAAGATTAATGAAGAGTTAGCTAATGATCCTTATGATAAGGAGTTGCTTGATAGAAAACAGGAACTTATTAATGCTCAACAGGAGGCTATTAATTCAAGTATATCTGAAAAGGATGCCCTTAAGGACTTGGTTCAAGAGGGCTATGATACATTTCTTGATAAGCTTGATGAAGTTATACAAAAGTACAAAGATCTTATGAATCAGCAAAAGGATGCTTATGATTATGAGAAATCTATAGCTGAGAAAACAAAAGCTCTTAACGCTTTAGAAAAACAATACTCTGCCGTTCAAGGAGATAATTCTGAGGAAGGTAAGAAGAATATCCAGCAGCTTAAAGATCAGATTAATACTGCCAAAGATGATTTGAAAGATACTGAGTATGAAAAGCTTATAAGCGATACTCAAGCTATCCTTGATAATCTTGCCGATACTACAAAAACGTGGCTTGATGAGCGACTTGATTCATTTGATATAACTATGCAGGAAATTATTGACCAGTCTAATGAAAATGCTTCTAATATCTCACAGACTATCACTGATACTGCTGAGAACTATGGTTATAAGCTTAGTGAATCTATGTCAAATATATGGAGTACAAACGCTAGTAATATAACAAATGGTATTAATAGTGTATTAGGTGACTTCAGTAACAAGTTTGTTGAAGGCAACAACGCTATTAATAAGGTTTGTGGTGACATTAATGCTGCTGTACAAGGTTTATTGAAGAATAGTAATGATGAAGCACAAAGAGTTGCTGATGAGATTGCTAGACAGCAGGCAGAACAGAATGCTAATACCGATGGTGGTTATTCTGATGGCGGTAGTTCGTCTGGTGGTGATGATTGGTCTGATAATTGGGATAACTCTGATAGTGGCTCATCTGATGATGGTGGTGGCTCTTGGGGTGATTGGTTCTATCATTTGGAAGACGATTATCCGAAGGACTTACTTGAAATTGATACAAGTATTGTAGACCGTTTAAAATATAATGATATAGACAGTTCATTTGGTGCAAGAGCTGATTACTACTCTGCTATGGGTGGTGACGGAGAATATTATGGTAGTTCAGATCAGAATATTTGGATGTTAGACCAGCTCAAATCTCATGGCTATAAAAATGGTACTAAATCAGCAATAGCAGGTATACACCGCACAGATGAGCAAGGTCTTGGTTCAGAAGTTATCTTCTCTAAGAAATATGGTACTCTTCGTAAATTAGATGCTGGCGATATGGTATTTAATGCAGACCAAGTTGAAAAGCTTTGGAATCTTTCTAAGGGTATTACTGCTCCAAATATGTATATGGATAATTTGGGTGCTAAGTTACCAGATATTCCTAATATATCGAATAACTTGGCTAATAAGGTTGATGTAGAATTTGGAGATGTCACATTATCATTACCAAATGTTCACAATTATGAAGACTTTATGAAACAAGCACAACAAGATCCTAAATTTGAAAAGATGGTTCAGAATATGACTCTTGGACAGACTTTAGGTAGAAATTCACTTAGTAAACTGACCTTTAGATAAGGTTTATGGGCGTACTGACATTGTGTTGGTATGCCCGTGATATTGATTAATAAATCAGATTTACGAATGTATGTTTCTGTGGTATTCTGTCGATTATTGGTATATAATATTGTATTGTATATTGATAATTGGGGGATATATTATGAGTATAATACAAGCTGTAATAACAGATAATTTTTGTTTAATGTCAGGCGATAGTCGTGCAACATATAGTAACAATAATACGTGTAGAAGTGGCTTTAATAAGGTGATTAAATTAAATAATCAAATATTATTCGGGGTTACGGGAAATCCAATACATTGTTTTAAATTATTTGATGGCTATTGTTTTTATGATACAAAAAAGGGATTTGTAAATTCAGATAAAGAGTTTGATGATCTATCCTATATAGAATTTATAGGTATTATTACATCAAAATTTTATAAAATGCTTAAAGAACATATAGAAGGAATTAGCAAATATGAATTTGGAGTTATAATATGTGGATATAATGGTAAACGATTTGAAATAACAAGTTTTTCTATTGGTTCTAAATTTGGAGTTCCCAATGGAATAAATATAATACATAAAGCAGATGATTTTCCATATAAATGCGCAATGGTAGGATTACCAAAACATATTAATAAATTCGAGATTTTAACAAATGAATTACATGAAAAATATTTATCTGAAAATTTTTCAATTAGACAATTTAAAAATATAATGCAAGAAGTGGTGGATGATGGTTCGAAATTTGATTATACAATAGATAATAAATTAAATTTTGAAACCATTAGGAAATTAAATAAAAATGATGATATTATTTTCAAATGATTATTGGATGGGGTGTAAAACAAATACATATAATTTAGAACGTATGCGATATGATTTATTCATTAAAAAATATCCTGTTTTTAAAGATATATTA